TACTTGAAGCGCACAAGCCTCATTTATGTCGCTATGTGTGAAGCACTCTCCGTTTATGGTTATGTAGTATCCACGGCATGAGACGGCAGAGAAGTTGCCTGATTTAAAGTAGACAGTAGCAGACCAGCCTTGCTTGTCATCATGCACGTTAGTTTCAACGTGTGAGAAGGTAGGGAATTTACGGAAGTCAAAAGCAGTCATGCTATTGAGTGCGAGGTGATAGGCGTTGAGCGGTGGTGTAGTGTATGCTTTCATAGTGATAGTGTTTCTTTCGTTGGTGAGATTATACGATATTTTTAGTGACCTTGCAAGATGTTTCGACACTTATTTTCAGCGTCTCGTTTTGCTTTCATGACCATCTCACGCTCACGCTTGATCTCGAACTGGCGTGTGCGCTCGGCTTGTGCCTCTGCGTTGCGCGTTGCCTTGGCGAGCATATCGTTAAGCATTGCGTGAACGTCTGAAGGAACGGAGGGGAGTAGTGATGTAGTGTTTCTCTCTTGCATGGTTGTATTATACCACCAGAGCGAAAAAAAGAAAGCATAAACATCATTTATTTTCATTGTTCCACGGAAATGTTCCACAGGAAAGCTGTTAGGGAGGGGTTTTCTGAGAATTTTGGGTTTTCTGTTAGGTCGGAGAATCAGCGGGGGGTGGTCAACACTATGAACAAATTGTTTTTCGTAATATTCCCTTCGTTTACCAAAAAGTGTAAACTAAACTTGATAAAACTGTAGTAACTCAATAAAATATAACATGAACAAGATTTTCTGTGTAGCCTGTGGGCATAAAAACATATATGAGATACAAAAACCAAAATTTTGCGCTGGATGCGGCAGTGGGGTTTCGGGGGATATTTCCGTTTCTTCTAAAACTGAAAAAAGTAAGGAAAGAATGGATGTTGATTTGGGTGATGCTAGTAGTGATTCTACTTCTTTTGATTTAAACAAACTTAAAGGTCAGATTGTTGCAGAGAGTTCTTCTAAGAAAATCACATTGGGTGATATTATGGGAAGTAGTTCTGGTGGTGATTCTGATGAGTTTTCGCGTGAGGCTAGTAATTTGCCTGATGGTCAAGATTTGTTAAATATGAGTAAAGATGATTGTGGAAGCTCTAGATCTACTGATATAGATGGGTGATCAGAAAGCTTACGAGGATTTGATTCCAGAAATCGAGTCTCTTTTGTCTAGATATAGAGCTAAGTGGCAGTTGAGTGCTTTAGCTTGGTTGGATTATGATGATGTTTGTCAGATAATAAGGTTACATATTCATAATAAGTGGCATTTGTGGGATCAGAAGAGGAATTTTGGACCTTGGTGCGGTACATTGATATCTAATCAGATAAAGAATTTGGTTAGGAATCATTATGGTAGTTTTGCCAAGCCTTGTTTGAGGTGTCCTCATAATGGTGGTGGTGATGAATGTACATTTACCTCTAATGGGGTTCAGAATAATACTTGTTTAGATTTTGCTAAGTGGAGTAAGAAGAAGAAGAAGGCGTATAATTTGAAATTGCCGTTATCTTTGGATCTTAGTTTAGATTCTGGTCATAATCAGGCTGATAATTGTGTTGATTACAATCATAAGGTAGAGAAGGTTCATTGTTTAGTTATGGAGAAATTAAGTGGCAAGCATAGGCGTATATATTGGATGTTATATGTAGAGCATAAGAGTGACGAAGAGGTTGCTAATGAGTTTGGTTTCAAGAAGGATACTAGTAAAAGGAAAACTCCTCGTTACAAGCAGATTAACAATTTGAAGAAAAGGTTTTATAAGATTGCGGCTGAATTACTTAAGGATAATGATTTGATATGAATGATATTGTACTAGATGAAGATCAGCAGAGATTTGTGTTGGAGTTGTTTAAGACTACTCCTGACTTGAAGATTATAACTCAGAAGCTGTTTGATGATGATACTCTTGATGGTCGGTCTAAAGAGGGTCGTGCTGTCAGGTCATTTTTGGCTGAAGAGAGAAAGCAGTATAAGACTAGTGTTCAAGAGAAGGTTGGTCAGATAGATTTAACTAAGTCTCAGAAGGAATTTTTGATGAGTGATAGTATTGAGTTAGGTATGACTGCATTAGAAGCTGCTAGGCTTGTGTTTAAAGACGGTGGCATAAAGACATTAAGTTCTCAGCATAGAAGTGTGGTAGATTTTTTAAAGAATTTCAGACCAGAGGTTATAAATGAGAATGATATGATCACTACTGAGAAGTGGGTGCCACCTAGAACTGTTACAAAAGCTTTAAGGAAGGTTAATGATTGGTGTGGTCAGGATTTGGATGAATCTGAGTTACAAAGAAAGACGAGGACATTGATTGAGCAATTAATTAATCATTTAAAAAGCCCTAGGTTCAAACATTTTATAAACCAGTATAGTACTTTGGCGGACAGGGATTTATTTGAGAGTGAGTTTGTACGTGCTGTATGGGACAAGCCTGATTTGACTAATGATGAGTTAAATTTGTATGTTACGGTATGTACTAACTATGTCAGACAAAAGCACATACAACAAAGAATAGATAGGCTAAACCAGCTGCTTGCAGATTCTGCTTCTGAGAGGGATGTTACCATGAGATTGACGGAACTCGTTAAAGCCACTAGCGACGAGCTGAATCAATGCGAGAAGAGAATTGAGTCATTAACCAAAGATTTGAATGGAAGCCGTCAGCAGCGCTTAAAAGCCAAAGGAGAGGAGAATGGGAGTATCTTCGCATTGGTTGAAGCTTTTGTTGAAAAGGAAGAGCGTGACAGGATGATAATGATGGCTGAACTACAGAATAAGTTAATTGAAGAAGAAGCCGATAGACTAGAAAGCATGGATGAGTATAAAGCGCGTGTATTAGGAATATCTAAACGGGAGTTGTTATGAGTGATTTTAAATGTGAGGAGTGTGGTAAGGAGTTTAAGACAAGGAAGAGTTTCCATTGTCATTTAAAGGCTCATTCTTTGACTATTGGTGATTATTATGTTAAGCATTTCAATAAGAAAGATTTGTTTACTGGTGATTTGTTGTATTTTAAGTCTTATGACTTTTATTTTGATAATGATTTTAATAATTTTGATAATTATGTTAATTGGATGAGGGTTGAACCTAGGTCTAAAGTTAAAGACTACGTATTTAAAAAAGCGATACATAAATTTAAGCAAAAAAATATAACTCTTTCACCCCCGAACTTGTTTTATGATTTGTCTTTCATGGCTAATATATATACATACAGGCAGATATGGGGATCATATGACAATTTCACAAAAGAAGCTAAAATAGAAAACATTTACAAAAAAGATTTACCTGAAGACTTCTGGGATGCGGATGTTGATAGTATGACCATATTTGTAGACACTAGGGAGAAAAAACCTCTACAGTTCGACAAAGGAGAAACTAATAAGTTGGATTTTGGCGATTATACAGCAGCTGGAGAATATTATACAAAAACCTTTGTTGACCGCAAAGCTCAGGATGATTTCCGTCAGACGTTTGGTTCAGGTGTGGACAGATTCCGCAGGGAAATGGATCGTTGCGTCGAATTCGGTTCTTACATGTTCGTAGTCGTAGAATCTAGTGTCGATAGACTAGAAGAGGAGAATAAGTTTTCTAAATTTAAATCTAACTTAGGTTTTGTGTGGCATAACGTCAGACAAATTATGCTAGACTACCCCAAAAACATACAATTTATATTTGCAGAAAACAGAGCTGGTACAAAAAAAATAATACCACTTATACTTCGCCAAGGAGATAAGTTATGGGGTGTAGATCTACAATACCACATAGACAAGAAAATACACGGATTAGGTCAAAGAAAAACAGCAATATCAAATTAAAATGGCTTGGGAAAAAGGAGTACAAGATGTGAGGATGGGATACGCCTCAGAACCACTTAACGAATACCTAAAAAGTATAGATGGTTCCATGAAGGAAGAGGACGCGCGATATTATCTATATAAATTTTTAAGAAATAATATTGCATTTACATCAGAATTGTTTTTAGGAGTCAAGCTATTCCCCTTTCAAGCTATGGCTGTCAAGGGAATGATGGTGTCTGACTATTCTATGTTCGTTTTCTCTCGAGGAATGTCTAAAACATTCTCTACTGCGGTTTATGTTTTATTAGAGTGTCTATTGAACCCAAACTCAAACATAGGAGTAATTGCAGGAACCTTCAGGCAGTCAAAGATGATATTCCAAAAAATGGAAGACATACTAGGCAAACCAGAAGCTAGGTTAGCAAAAGAGTGTGGCGTTAAGATAACTAAAGGAACTGACCAGTGGACTATGAAAATAGGGGGTAGTAAAGCTGTAGCATTACCGTTGGCTAACGGAGAAAGATTAAGGGGTTTTCGATTTAATAGGATAGTTCTTGACGAGTTCCTTACTATACCAGAAAAGATTTTTAATGAGGTTATTATGCCGTTTTTGGGGGTTGTAGAAAATCCTATAGAGCGTGAGGAACTATATAATCTTGAGACACGCATAATCGAAAAAGGTGAGATGGAAGACAAGGATAGGTATGTCTGGCCTAATAACAAGTTGATAATTCTTTCATCTCCAAGCTTTAAATTCGAATATATGTATAAACTTTTCAAGAAATATGAATCACTGATTATGGAGAAAACTATCTCTCAAGATGGGGTCGAAGATGATGATGATGATGATGAATATGGAGCAGGTTCTGGGGCTTATAGGTTAATAATGCAGTTGAGTTATGATTGTGCTCCTAAGAGACTTTATGATCAAAACCTGCTTAAACAAGCAAAGGCTACTATGAGTGAAATGCAGTTCAAAAGAGAATTTGGTGCTCAGTTCGTAGATGAGAGTGATGGTTATTTCAGATTATCAAAAATGGCTGCTTGTACGATACCTGACGGGGAAAGTCCAGCTGTAGAGGTGGTTGGCAACCCTAGTGATGAATACATACTAGCTTTTGACCCTAACTGGGCTGGTAACACAAGTGCAGACCACTTTGCTATGCATGTTTTTAAGGTGCTACAAGAAGACCAGAAGATCTGTTTAGTTCACAGTTACGCTGTGGCTGGGGTATCTTTAAGGGAGCATATGACATATTTCTTATATTTGATAACTCACTTCAACATTATTGGTATATGCGGAGACTATAACGGAGGAGTGCAGTTTATCAACTCATGTAATGAAAGCCAGTTGTTTAAAGACAAGAACATAGACATAGGTGTCATAGAGATTGATATAGAGAAGTCCGAAAACTACCATTCTGATATCCTTGCATTTAAAAATGAATATAATGTTAAAACAAGAAAATACTGTGTTTTAAGAAAGCCTACAGTCAACTGGATACGTAATGCAAACGAACTACTACAGGCATCTATTGATCACAAAAGAATACTATTTGGTTCTAGGGCGGTTGACTCGCATTTCGACGATCAAAGAAAAAAGAACTTACCGATTGAATCTCTCAAATGGGACATGAAAATAAATGCATCTTCCAAGGGCGCTAAAATGATTGACTTTATAGATCACCAAAAAAGTATAATAGAATTGACTAAATCAGAATGTGCTAATATTGAGGTGCTATCAAATCCCCAAGGATCTCAACAATTTAATCTACCACAAAACCTAAGAAGACAGACTGGTCCTAATAGAGCCCGAAAAGACTCTTATTCTGCATTGTTACTTGGCAACTGGTTTGGAAAGATTTACTTTGATTCTAAGCATGCTAAAGCTGAAAACAAACCCCAAGGTGGGTTTATCCCATTCACCATTTAAAAAAAAATTTCTAATAAGTTTTTTATTAGTTTACAGTGTAATAGAAACTATGCCTCTACCTAAGCCAAACGACAAAGAGAAAAAAAGCGACTTTATTTCAAGATGTATGTCCTCTGACATAGTAAAAAAGGACTTTGACGATAGTAAGCAGATGTTGGCTGTTTGTTATAGCCAGTTTGAAGATGCAAAAAAAGAATCTAAAGCTAGTGCCGAGTTTGGTGGAGAAGAAATAATAGTCACAGAATCCAACTACAATTACAAAAAAGAAGAGAATAAAGCTGTAGACTATGATCATGAGATGACTATTCCAGAAGCAAAAATGAAAGAGCTTCATGATAAAGGAGAAACTTACATAACACAAACCGATGGTGATCAAAAAATGATCATAAAGGTTAAATACAGTAAACAGTAAAAGTCGACTTTTCAAAGTTAAAAGTTAACTTTTGAATTTTAGGTTTTCTTGTGTATAATAGTGTATGGCGAAAAGGAAATATACTAAAAAATCAGATTACTGGAATAAATTTGAAAATGAGGAATCTCAGGCTACAATGACCTCAGATTTCCAGCCGAAAATGATGGGGGAATCGATCTACGAAACTCAAGGCTCTTCGAGAAAAAGTTCAAGTTCTGATAGTAGATCTAAGTCGAGAACTAACAGCATAGCTACAAGTAAAGTGGCTAATAAGTATGCAAACATAGACTCTGGCTTACTACCGTTCGAATACTCCGAAGATAATGTGGGAGTCACAGACGCTATTACACTTTGCCAGAAAGCTTACTTTAATATACCTGTATTTAGGTCGACCATTGATTTAATGTCTCAATATTCGAATACTGAGGTATATTTGGAGGGTGGTTCTCAGAAGTCTAGAAAGTTCGTGGAAGCTTGGTTTAAAAGAATAAGACTTCACGATATTCAGGACCAGTTTTTCAGAGAATTCTATAGATCTGGCAATGTCTTTATGCTTAGATTAGATGGAACCTTAGATATCACAAGTGTTACTAAAATGATGGAGGTTTATGGTGCTAGTAAAAAAAATGCCAAAATACCCATAAAATATATAATGCTTAATCCTGCAGATATTGTTGCTAATGGGTCAATTACGTTTTCAGAATACCAATACTTTAAGGTTCTGACTCCGTTTGAGGTTGCTAGATTGAAAAAACCTACATCAGAGCATGAAAAAGAATTATATAACTCCATGCCAGAAGAAGCTAGGGTTTCTATAAAGAATAGCCCCGCTGTATCTAACTCAACTCCGATTATACCACTAGAAACTGAAAAACTTCATGTAGTATTTGCTGGCAAACAAGATTATGAGCCCATGGCTATACCTAGCGGCTTTTCTGTTCTAGATGATCTAAATAAGAAAATGGAACTTAAAAAAATAGATCAGGCAATTGCTCGCTCTATAGAAAATGTTGTATTACTTGTAACTATGGGCGCAGAGCCTGACAAGGGCGGTGTAAATCACAAAGCTTTGTCTGCTATGCAGAATATATTTCAAAACCAAAGTGTTGGTAGAGTTCTTGTGTCGGATTATACAACAAAAGCAGAATTTGTTATCCCCGATCTTAAGAAGGTAATGGGAGCAGAGAAGTATCAAGTTCTAGACCAAGATATAAAAGACGGACTCCAGAACATCTTAATTGGAGACTCCAAGTATTCTCAGGGAGAACTAAAAATGCAGGTTTTCTTAGAAAAGCTTCAGTTGGCTAGGGATTTATTTTTAAAGGAATTTCTACAGCCAGAAATCAAAAGGTTATGTAAGGATATTGGAATGAAGAACTTTCCTAAAGCAAAGATGATTGAGGTCGGTCAGAATAAAGATGACGAAACCAAAAAAATAGCGATAAGAATGATGGAGCTTGGGGTTATGACTCCAGAGCAAGGTATGGATCTAATAGATACTGGGGATTTTCCAAAATCGAAAGATCTTCAGGCAGCTCAAAAAACATTTAAGCAAAGTAGGGAAGATGGTCATTACCTGCCTTTAGTAAATTCAATAAACTTGTATCAACAGGATGGTGATATTAATGACAAATCAACAGATTCTAATACAGCAGACGAAGGCAGAGATAATGTAGTTAAAAATCCATCTCCAAGTGGAGGTAGACCTGTTGGGGTTTCTAATTCCACTCACTATTCAAAAGCTAATATCATCGAGGTTACTAAAATGGTAACAGAGTTTGAAAAAAGAGCAGTAAAAGAATTTTCTAAGAAGTTTGATATAAAGAGATTAAATAAAGACAAAAAAGATCTTGTTTCTAGAGTTTGTGATTCGATAGTCGTAGCTAAAGAATCAGAATCTTGGGATTCGGAGCTATCAAATGTATTGGGGGACCTTGAACAAATGAACAACTTAGAAATCAATAGTGAAGTGCTAGATTTCGGAGCAAAACATCAATTAGATGATTTAAGTGCAGCTATTTTATATCACTCTACTAAACTAATTGATTGAATGGAGCCAGAGAAACCATATTGCTTTGTCCATGTTCCTAAGACGGGAGGCACTAGTGTTAGAATGCACCTGCCAAATTCAACGGGTCATAAACGGCTTTCGAGAGTAGCAGAATCAAAACTTAAAGGTAGGTTTACTTTCGCTTTTGTCAGGAACCCATTCGAAAGATTGGTAAGCGCTTATGAATATTTAAAAGGAGGTGGGAGAACCCTTGGAGAGAAAAGGCTTGGAAATGAAATTCCTGATACGTTTCCTAAATTTGTGTTTAATCTTAAACAATATATAGACAGGTCCGTACATTTAAAACCCATGTGTTATTACTTGGATAAGGAAGTTGATTTTATTGGTCGTTATGAAAACATACAAAATGATTTTAATCATGTGTGCGAGGCTATAAACTATCCTATAACTACTATGGTTCATATAAATGAAACAGATTATGGAGATTGGAGGGAATATTATTCAATGACTCAATTAGTTAAGATTGTCGAAAGCTATTACAAGGATGACCTTGATCGTTTTGAATATAAATTTTAATAATTAGATTTTTAGTGTAAATTTATTTCATGAACAAAGATGATTTTGAAGTTTGCCGATTTAATGGTAAAATCAAAGCTTTAGATAAAGATGATTTTTCTAGTTTTGGTATATCTCAAGCTAGTTTAGATGAAAAGGCTAAAAGCCTTATGCCTAACGAGTTCAATCCAGAAGACAATATTGATGTTATCCCAGTTGTTTTCAATCTAGCTGTAGTTAACGAATTTAATAAAAATGGAGATGGCATTGATACTGAAACAGCTATGGCTGCAGTAAAAAGATTTGTAAACAAACCCATAAATGTCGAACACCAAAAACAAAAAATAGTTGGTCACATGATTAATGCGTCCTTCTCTGAGGAGGAGTTTGATTTTAAAGATAATGACATAAATTCTTACGCTGGGAAAACTGAACCATTTTACATTAATGCTGCTGGCTTTATTTATAGTCATGTGTACCCAGAGCTAGCTGAAGCAATTTTGGAATCAAGCGACAAGGGTGAAGACGCATACCAGAGCATTTCCACAAGTTGGGAGTTAGCTTTTTCTCAATATAAAATAGCAGAAGGCTCAAATAAACTTTCCGAGTGTCGAGTTCTGTCAGAATCTGACGCAGAAAAGCAAAAAGAATACGTTAAAGGGTTTGGTGGAGAAGGATTAAATTCAGAAGGAAACCCTGTAAATAGGTTGATTGTAGGGAAAACTTACCCATTGGGAGCTGCCCTAACAACAAACCCAGCCGCCAGAGTTAAGGGCATATATATGAACAAGAAAGAGATGGACGAAGAGATGGAAGACAAGCAAAATAAAGAGTCTCTCACAATTTATCAAAAAGAAAAAATTTCCCTAAACAACGTAAACCCTGTAAACAAAGAAAAATTCAATATTTTAAATCATATGACAAAAGAAGAATTCGAAAAGCTCATGGATGGCGTTGCAGAAAATGTAGCTTCCGTAGTAAAGAAAGACGATCAAGCCAACTCTATTGGTGAGATTATGCGTGATGCTCTCAATGCACACGGAGAAAACTGGAAATCTAAAATTCAACTCGAAACCGAGGCTAAAGAAAAAGCTCGCGCAGACCTTGAATCCCTTCAAGCCTCTTTTAAAGGCGTTAAGGAAGAATTGGACGGAATTAAAAGCGAAATGGAAGCTAAGGCTTCTGTAGAACTTTTCAATGACCGCATGAACTTCATCGATCAAACTTACTCTCTCCAAGAGAAAGAGCTTGAGCATGTAGTTGCAGAAATGAAGGGTATCGATAATACCAGTGAATCTTTCGAAGCTCTTAAAGATAAGCTAGCTGTTGTATTCTCGCACAGAAACAAAGAAGCTATTGCTAAAGCTGAACAAGAGGTTCAGGAAAGAGTTGAAGAACTTGTAGCCTCAACTCTTGAGTCTGCCAAAAAGGTTGAATCTGAGGTTTCCGAAGCTTCCGTAGAAGATGAAGATCTTCAAACTACCGATGAAGAAACATCAACTATTCCAAATAATACCGCAGAGGCTTCTACCGAAACCTCTCTTGTAGAAAAACTAAAAAACAATTTTCAGGTACAAATTACCAAATAATAAAAAAAATCTAACTTATAAATAAAATTATGGCTAACGATATAACTAAACTATTGCCATTCCGTCATTACAGTGAAACCGATGTTATCAACATGTTTTCATTCGACGGAGGCGAAGTAGGTGCAGGACTCATTGTTAAGATCACTAAAGCTGACCTTAACCAAGATCTTGTAGAATACGGCGAAGGGGGTTTCCTTAACGCTATTGGAAATGCTACATCTATGTATGCAAACGTTCCTCACAAAGTTCAGCTCGCTGACTCTGGGGATGTAGGATTGGGAATTCTTCTGCGTGATGTACGCGAAGAGGACGAAAACGGAGAAAAAATTCGTTTTTATCCAGAGAAAAAAGCTGAACTTCAGTGTGTAGTCTCTGGTGAGGCTGTGCCTGTAGCTTCTAAGGGTTCTTTCACATTTACTGAAGGAGCTTTTGAAGGCGGTACTATTCCTGCTCCAATGTCTCAACTTGCTGTCCGCGATGGTGGTAAGCTTGGTACAGCTGGCGCTAGTGAAGCTGTTGTAGGACTCGTTCTTGCAACTGGAAGCAGAGAAACCCAAGGAGAAGGTTCTGCCGATCCTTTCGCAGGTGACTACGCAATCGTAAAAATCGAACTCTAAAATAAATCACGAACATGAAGATTACAATTAAAAGAACAGAAGATCAATTAGCCCTAGTTCGCGCTATGGCTTCATCAAATCGTGAAGAGTCTTACGAAGCACAGGCAGCTGTAGCTTCTCTTATTGGACCTGTAGTTAACGAGGTTATTAACAACGCCACCACAATTGGCAACCTCTTTAGTACAATGACATATGAGTGGGACGACAATCCGTCACTCCCTCTAGACCTCTTCCACGACATTACAGACGAAGATTATATTCAAATTTACTCTCAACAAGTTGCGGGTGGACTTCCTTATAACCAAGTCTTTCCAGCTCACAATGAGCTTAAATTCAATACCTACACTATTGACAGTGCTCTTGCGTTTGACCGCAAGTATGCTAGAAAAGCTAGGGTTGATGTTGTCAGCAAAACATTCACAAGAATGGCTCAAGAAGTAATGCTTAAGCAAGAGCGCACAGCGTTCAACGTTTTGGCTTCCGCTCTCATTAAGGGCAACGGAACCACAAACAAGCGCATTATTTCCTCCAACAACCAAGGTCGCATCATTCTTGATGACCTTAACAGATTGATCACTAAATCCAAGCGCATTAATAGCTCTTGGGCTGGTGGTACTCCTGTTGGTGGAGCTAACGTTGGCGTAACTGACCTTATGGTTTCACCAGAGATGGTCGAGAAGCTTCGCTCAATGTCTTACAACCCAATCAATACTGAAGGTGGTGCAAGAACAGCGGGTAGCTCAAACACCTCTACAGAAAGTGCTGTTAGCGCTCCTGAGAGCCTTCGTGAGACCCTTTACAGCGGAGCTGGACTCCCTAACTTCTACGGCATCAATATCATTGAAGTCCTTGAAATGGGTATCGAGCAACGTTTCAATAAGATCGCCCTTGCAATCGACGCTGGCGATGCCTCTACAGTTACATCTGGTGGACAAGGATCAAGTCCTGACGCTGGCTTCAGTTCAACTGACGAGCTTCTTATTGGTATCGACCGTAGCAAAGAGTCACTAATCCGCCCAGTCGTTCTTGACGAAGGTGCATCTGACGCGTTCAACGTACAAGTTGACGATCAGTTCTCCGTACGCCAAGAGAAGATTGGTTGGTTTGGTAAGATTGAAGAGGGTCGCCTCTGCATCGACGATAAAGCCCTTGTGGGAATCGTCGCCTAATCGCTTAAAACAATTACAAGAACCGTTCCTTTAGAGGGGCGGTTCTTTTTTTTTGATTTTTTTGGTGTAATACATATCATATGTTATGAGCGATAATAAAAAACAAGGCAAAAAACTTAGCAAAAAAACTAACAAAGAAGCTAGGGAAAAGGAATTAAAAGAACTTTTAGATGTAGAGGGTTCTATTGGTCACGCTATACAAGAAGATGACACTGGAAAACAAAAGGAATCATTAGAAGCCTTTGAGATGGTTGACGGAAAGAGTAGAAGTGAAAAACAAAAGCAAATAGATCAAGCTAGAGATTTGGAAGATCTTCTGGGCATTCAAGAAATGAACCCATACAGAACATTAAATGAAGATATTTTTGCTAGTAAGTTAGAAGATATGTCTGTTTCTGAGATGACTTCATTAGCCATGCACGTTGGAGTTACTCCACAGCAGAGCACCAGAGAATTAAAAAGAAATTTGATTGAATCTTTCAATATGTACGCTAGGAAGCACAATGTGAATGTGCCGAGCCCAATACAACCAATCATAGACGAGAATTCCCCAAACTACAAAAAAACTGTAAGGTTGTTTAACGATATTTAAAATATGAATGACCTTGGAGAGCTTGCAGAACAAATAATAAATACTGAATTTCCTGAAGACACAGATAGATTCCCGATATCTTATGTGTCTGGTTGGTTAGATGCTAACATAGGCGAAGTCAACATTCTTCTCAATGAAGATTTTGAAATAGATGTGAGTGGTAATTTTTTACCCTCATTTTGCGCTGAAGAGGAGGCAATCTATACTGAGCTATATTCTGTACATTATTACGAGAAGCTCTCTAGGGACGTTCTGAGGGGCATTACGAGCAATTGTGCTGGCTCCTCTGATTGGGTGTTGTTAAAAGAAGGTGATACAACAATACAAAAACAAAACAAAAACTCTATAGCCAGAACCTTGAACTCTTTTAAAAATGATTCAATGGACAAGCTTAACGACTTAGTTTCTAAGTATAATGTTTATAAATCATCACCTATTCAGGTTTACGGTTCAGACAAAAACAATATAGCATAAGATGTCTTCTCTATTGTCAGATGATGAAAAGAAGCAAATTCAACTTGAGTTGGATAATGTAAGGGATACCTTTTTTAGGGACATATATGTGTATATAAAGAAATATACTGATTCTCCCAATGACTTACCTCAAGACTATAACCCCCTTTATAGTGCTCCAAAGCAAACGACTAGACACACTACCACAAGGAATACAATGGAAAAAGTTAAAATACAAGCCATTGTAAAATACGAAAACTTCCAAGATGATAGAATCGTTGATGCTAAAGCACAAATGAACTTATCCGCTTCAGAGGGTAGGATTAGACTAAAAGTCAAAAAAGAGGGTTACGAAAAATTGAAAATTTCATCTAGGGTTGAAGTAGACGGAGACCTGTTTACTTTAGAAGGAGATTCAAAACATATAGGTCCATTTGACTCTCAGTATTATCAGGTAAACTTGAAGAGAGAAAATTAATGGCTAGAAACGTCAAAGTAGTCATAAACAAAAGGGCTGTTTTAAGAGATGTAATGACATCTAGCAAGAGATCTTTAGCTTTGCAAATAAGAAGATCATTAGCTCCAGAAATTCTAAAAAAACAAAAGCAACTTCAAGGTGACTTCGAATCTCATCCAGTTACAAGAGAGATAGAACAAGGTCCTTATGCCAACAACATAAGTGGTCTTACAAATGGATATGGAAACTTGTTTTCTTTCATAGGTTTCGAAGCTAACTCTACGCCAACAATAGATATCAAAAGAATATTCGATAGGAAAATCACTTATAGCGTAAGAAGTTTAAAGCAAAACGGTTCGTTCAAAGTATCTATGTCTATACCGACTTTAGAAGAGGTTTTTTCTGCAACACCCATTCCTTGGGCTGGAGGTTTGAGTTGGGCTGAAGGAATAGAAAAAGGTATAAGCAATCTTGGATCTTATGTGTATAGTAGTAATACAAAGACATCTTCGAGATCAGGTTCTGGATTGCAGGTTTCAAAAAGCACAGGGTCTAGCTTTGATACAACACCTTATATATCTAAAATCATAGAAGATTTTAAAAACAATTTAAGAAAAATTTAAAAATGAAAGCCCAGTTCGATCAGAATCTATTATCTAGCTTTTACCTTTGGTTTGAAAATGCCCTACTAAAAGAGGATATAAAAGCATATGTCACAGGTCTTGAAAACAGTTTTAAGTATGTGGAATATTCGGATTTACCAAGTGATTTTATAGGTTACCAAGGTCAGTTCAGGCAGTTGGTTGCGGATCAGTCTGTAGAAAGCCCAAATTCTGGTGTTTATATAAATGGACAATTTATAAATGACGATCCAGACAGTAACGGAGGTGTTTTCTTGGATTATCAAGAAGGCAGAGTTGTATTACCTTTATCCTCTGGCAAAGACTTGGATATAACAGCAACTTCTACAGTAAAAGAGGTTAACACTTACATAGCTAACGATAGTGATGTAAGCACAATACTTCAATCTGATTTTCTAGAAAATGGTCAAACCACTCCTTACTTTTTTAACCAATCAGAAAAACTAGACGAAAAAACATTTTTTTTGCCAGCTTGTTTTATCTCTTTAGCTTCATCTAAAAATGACGAGCATTGTATTGGTGGAATGGAAGAAACTAAAAACAGAGTTCAAGTTATGGTTTTGACTAGAGATAATTTTGTAATAGACAGTATAATTTCTAAGTTTAGAGACTCTGCTAGAGACGAGTTTTCACACATACCTTACGAAAACTTTCCTTATGGGTTTTCTTATTCTATAAAGCAAGCTCCATATGATTACGAGGTTTTCCAAAAAACCTTTGAAGGAGGTGTCACTACTCATTTGGATAAGGTTAGTGTATCTAAAGTTTACTCTGAAAGAATGAGAGAACTTATTAATAGGGACTTTTCTGTAGCCATGATGGAGTTCGATTTATCAACATATAGATTCCCAAGATTACAATAAGGTGTAAAAAATAAAAAACATTCTAATCAATTATGTCAAGAACAAGAATCATTTCACAAAACAAAGCGGTCTTTGCTTCTGCAACTGGCTGGGGAGGCGGATTAACCACCGCTTCACAATTAAACAGGGTAGATACTTTCTCTTTTGAAGTCGATCAGGCAGGAGCCAGAGAAGACATTAGGGAGTTCGGTCAACTATCGCGTATTGGAGTAGAACTTACTTCAGAAGTAACGCCAACAGTTTCTCTAGGCTATTTCCTTGGAGGAGGAGAAAACGAGACGTATCTCGGGCTCACAACTTCTAACCTAAACGCACAGATTATTTCTGGAATTTTGTCAGAAGACCCAGACGCAAGAGAGCGCAACCTTTATGTTGCTACCGTTAAAGAAGGAGAAGACGCATTTAATAGCACTTCTTGGGCTAGCGACGAAGCTGAACACGATACAATTGGATTCGGAAACGTATTCTTAACATCTTACACAGCCAACTTTGCTGTAGGAGAAATTCCAAGAGTTGATGTCGAGGGAGAAGCTTCTAACGTTGTTTTCTTTACAGGAACTCATAGCGCCTTAGAAAACCCTTCTGTTGACTCCACCTACGCAAGACAAGCTGGAACTATCACTTTGCCAGCTCCTGATACTGGATCAATGTCATTTGCTGTACTTAGACCGCAAGATGTAAGCGTTACATTCGAGAACGATGAAATCTCAGTTGGAGACAACATTGGTGTAGATCTTTCTAATATATGTGTTCAGAACGCAAGCGTGGAAATTCCACTAGCAAGGGAAAACGTCGAGTGCCTCGGAAGAGAACGCGGAACAAAGTACCTTGAGTTTCCAATTGACGTTAATGTCAACATGAGCGCTCTTGTAAGTGACTTCAAACAAGGTTCACTTGAGTATGTTCTCACTGGAACTGCTGGAGACGACAGGGTTGACGTTGTTATCAAAGTCGAAGATAAACTCGGATCTCCCGTCCATGTATTTCAGCTTAAAAATGCTGTTCTGGATAGCCAATCATTCAGCACATCGTTGGACGACAACGAAAGTGTTGATTTAACTTTCTCAGCTCAAATTGCTGGAGCTTCAACCTCTACAGAAGGTGTCTTCTGGAGCGGAAGAGAAGCTTAAGTTTTGTATTGTTGTGTTAAACAAGCCCTTCCGAAAGGTTGGGCTTGTTTTTTTGTGTAAAAAAGAGTATGCAGCAAACAAAAAAAATAGATTCTGAATCTTTCTCCAAAGGCATATTTGAATTATCCTTTGCTATTCGGCAAAAAGAAAGTTCTTTTAAATTACATTTAGGAAGTGGGTTTTTCGACGGAGAAGATATCAATGACCTGCAATCTACTGGAATATCTTTTTCTGGTGAAAATGGTCAAATTTTTGATTCTTCTGGAAACTTTTTTGGAGGTTACTATCCGTCTAAGGTCTTTGGCTTAGATGTACATATAAAAAACGAATATAAATATTCTTATTTTTTTAATAGTTTGTTGATTTCAAATGATATGGACATTGAGAGCGATTATATAAATGCAATTAAGTTCGAATCAGAGGACGGGGATTCTCTTTCTTTAGGAATCAAAAAATAAATTTGATTTTTAACTATAAATAAACATAATTATATAAATAAACACATTTTATGAAAGAACTTTATTCATTTGAAATCGAAAGAGATATTGTAGTAGAAACACCTTATACCAAAAAAACGAAAAACGGAGAAAAGGAGTATACTAAGAAGACTAAGAAAAAAAAGAAAGAAAGGGTTATTGTTTACAAACCAACTGTTTCAGACATTGAGAGGGCTGAGTTTTTCTATGGTCAAAAATACAACGAGTATATTAATGCTGGTTTCTTAACTAGAGCTATGCTCGAAAGAAAGTTTGCGAGTAATGAGGATACCGTTGGGCTAGAGAAAGATCTAAAAGATGCTTTGTTGTTAAACATCGAATCTTCTAGAACTATAGAGTTTTACGGAGCTGCGAAAAAACTTGATGAGGAACAAAAAATCAAATTAGCAGAAGCTGAAGAGAAGATGGCGGAAGCTCAGTCTATCATTATGAAATACGAATCTTCCTTGAGAGATCAATATAGTCAGACTGCAGACGTTAAATCAGAAACAAAAATGATAGAATGGTTTATATTTAACTTTTCTTTTTATGAGGACGAGGTAGAAGGAAAGACTGACGTTTTCCCTGTATTTGAAGGTGCAAGCTTTGATGAGAAAAGGCAATCATTTCTTTATCTTTCTGAAGATAAGGAAGATATTGAAGATGAAAACATACTCTTAATTAAAGATATTTTTGATAGCAGTTTTGATAAACTAACTAAGGTTATTAACCTTTGGTATAATAAAATGGGCAACAACCAAAAAGAAATAGATAAGAGTATGAAAGAGGTCTTTTCTAGTTAGATGGATTATAGTTTAATATTGCTAGATATATTAAGGGGTTATAGTTATATAGACACTCCAGATGGAAAAATCTACCTTAAACATATATCTATAGAAGAGCAACTATCTTTAACTGAGTTTGAAAAAGAGGATTTCGATAATCTTGTTAAATCTGGCATAAAGCCAGAGTCAACACTTCTAAGCGACGCTATAAGTTATGGAGGTTGGTCAGAAGAAGAAGAAAAACAAATAAAAGACCTTACTTGGACTGTAGATAAGAGTGAGAAAGCTTCTAACAACATTGCTGATGCAAATCAAAAGCAAATGTTTAGAAATACATTCCAGAAAGAAAGAAGTGAATTAAAAATACTCAAAGAAAAGAAACAAAAAATAATTTCCTTTAGTGCCGAAGTCCTATCTTCTACATCAAGAACAAAAAGGTATGCTGAATTGTGTTTTTTTAGAGATCCTAATTTTACAAAAAAAATAAAAAAGGATATCAAGCAAAGATATAATGAACAGCTTTTTAAAAAGATTGGAGTCTTCTTCGATGAAAAATCATTAATAAATGCGGCTTATGAGCCGTCTTTTTTTGAGCCCTTCATATTGCAAAACAAAAGTCCTTTCTGTATTTTTGGAAAAAGCCTTGTGGAGTTGTCATATTTGCAATCAAGATTAATGGTTATTGCTAACACTTTGCTTAGTAAGTTTAAAAATTGTACCAATATACCAGAAGACGTATCCAGTGATGCTGTAGCTCTTTTTAAATATGAAGAATCGGATAATAAACACAACAAGGGGAAAACTACTGAGGGAGTATCTGATCTGAAGGCAAAAATGAATAAAAAAGGTAAGCTTACCTCAGAAGACCTTTTGTCTTAAAATGTGTAATAGCTATAAATGGCATCTTCATTACAATTAAGCGCAGATTTAAGGCTGAACCCTAACAGCATAAAGCAATCTGCTAATCAGGTAAAACAAGCGTTAGGAAGGATCACAGGTCAAGCCTCTGAGTTCCAAAAATCTCTCGATGCTTCTACAGCTAGGGTCTTTGCGTTTGGAGCTACCACAGTCGTTTTAAATACCGTCTCTCAAGCTTTTAGAAAACTTGCTGAGTCTACAATAGAGGTCCAAAAAAGATTGGTAGAAATTAATGCTATATTTCAACAGTCTGAGAGTGTATTGCAGAATTTTAGGGAGTCTATATTTGATGTAGCTCAAAACACTGGTCAAGCATTTTCGACAGTTGCTGATGCAGCAGCCGAATTAGCAAGACAGGGTCTTTCTGCAGAAGAAACTACGAAAAGACTGCAAGCTGCATTAATATTAACTAGAATATCTGGTTTGGGAGCAGAGGATTCTGTGAAAACTTTAACAGCAGCTATTAATGGTTTTACTTCAGCCGCATTAACTGCCAATGAAGTAACAGACAAAATTGTTGCGGTGGATACCGCTTTCGCTGTATCTGCGCAGGACCTAGCTCAAGGATTAGCTCGAGCTGGTTCGACGGCTGAAGATGCTGGTGTTTCATTTAACGAACTACTTGGTTTGATAACTGCTGTTGAGCAAAGAACAGCAAGGGGTGGAGCAGTTATAGGTAACGCATTTAAATCTATATTTACAAGGTTATCTAGAGGAACTACTATTGCTGATCTTCAGTCTTTAGGTGTGGAAATAGACGCTACCCAAACAGGAGTGCAAAAACTACAAGCTTTATCTAATGCAATAGAAGGAATAGGAGACCCTACTGTAGTAAGCAAAATCAAAGAACTCGCGGGTGGTGTCTTCCAGATCAACGTGGTTAGTGCTGCATTAAAGGATTTGACAAGCGAGACATCTGTATTTAGGAAAGCTGCTGACGAGGCTGCAACAGCTTCTGGTCAAGCCTTCAAAAGAAATGAAACTTTAAACAAATCTTTAGCCGCTCAAATAAATTCTTTAGTGGCGGGATTAACTGATCTAGCTGAAAAAATAGGTTCTCTTACGTTTGCTCCTCTTTTGACTAATTTAATATCAGTAGCAAGCAAGATAACAGAGACACTAAGTAGTGCTCTAGGTGGTGAAAACGGGAGTGTTGTAATAAAAGGATTGTTTCAAGGTATAGGTGCTTTCATTTCAGGCCCAGGTCTTGTTATAATTACAACCGCTTTTTTGAAAATCGTAAAGCTTATTGGGAAGTTCGCTATAGAGGGATTTAGGTCTATAACCTTGATAGGTTCAGAAACTGAAAAAATAAAAGGCATAGAAAAGGGTATAGTAAATTTGCTAAGTCAAGATGATGCTCTTAGAAAGTCCATAGCAAGTCAAACCTTATCTCAGGCACAAAAAGAACAAGCTGTAATAGATGCTATAAAGAGAGAAAATCAACTACTTACTCAACAAGAGGCTCTTTTAAGAAGGTTGGCTACTTTAGCTGCGTCTAGGGGTGTTACTGGTTTTGGATCTGGATCTGGGTTCACAGGTGGTAATAAAAAAAGATTTTCTCAAGGATATGTACCAAATTTTGCTCGGAATGATTTTAAGTTAGAAGAAGCGGAGGCTAAATCTTTAGGGGCTAGCTCGTCTGTAAAGGCTAGGATGGGCAAAGGTAAGATTGGAGGCAAAAGATTTGTCATGAATAACCAAGAAACCGAAATACCAAATTTTGGTAGAAACGGAGACTCAGCTGTTATACCACGTTATTCAAAAGGGTTTGTTCCTAATTTTGTCAACAAACAGCCACCACCACTACCAAAATCAAGGTATGGTACAAACAACCAGTGGGTTAGTGTTAATAAAGCAAAAAACGCTACAGATTCAGCTCTTTTTACATCAGACAATGACGCCCCCTTTTATCCATTTAAAGCTAAAGGAATTAAATCGACTCACGACGAGATTGTTGGGGAAGGCGGCTTGGTTATTAGAAATAGGTATAAGGAATGGGAAAAAGCCGAAAACTCAAAAAGAATAGAAACTATTGACCTAAACAAGATAGTTGGTGGATCTTTGCCTTCAATTTTGATACCAAGAAAACCAAGTTCGCCGACCGCTCTATTGAACTCTCAAAAAACAGATATTTTAAAACCTATAAATTATGAGTTTCCTGTTAAAGGTATAAGCGGTAAAAATACAGAAGCCTTGGAAGCTAAGTTCGAAAAAGATTTCGATCCGCAAAGAATTGAAAAACTAGCTAAAGGTAGAGTACTTAAATTTGCAAGGCAAATAACAGATTCTCTAGGGTTGCCAAAAGGTGAACCAAAAGATATAAAGAGAACAAAAGAGACGGATGGTTTTACTGGAGCTATTAGGTCTGCTGCGGGAGCTATCTTTGACGCTTCTGTTACAACCGCATTAAATGTAAAAAGCAAAGATACATCAAAGGACAAAGGGGGGAACTTTGACGTTAGGGGTAAGAACCCAAATCTAAAGGCTCTTTTCGGGCAAAGTCCAACTCCTTCAAAAGGACCTTTTACTGGGTTAGGTGATTTTAAGTTTACTCCAGATACGGATAGCTTAAGAAAAAAATCTCTGAACGAATTAAGAGGAAAATATAAAAGCTCTTATGAAGAACTAAAACTTGAGAGAAATCCAGATAAAAAAGGCAAGGCAACAGTAAGAGTACCAAAGAAAACAACAAAAGCAAGAAAGAAAGGTTTTGCTTCTGGTTATATCCCCAACTTTGTTGGTAATGGACCTTTAGGTGAAGCTATAAAAAGAGAAAAAGCCGCTGGTTTACCAGAATCAAAAATAAGGGTAGATCAAAGCCAAAAACTAGCTAATAGGAGAAACCCTACTGGTTTAGCGGTAACAAACACAAGAGACGAACCAAGAGGTTTAAAGGATGTTTTCGCAAGTGGCTATGTTCCTAACTTTGCCAAGTTGGGTGGAGGCTTTGCTGGATTTGATCAAAGGACAGTTTCTGCTCAAAAAATCCAGAAGTTAGAACAACAGATAGATAGAGCTGCAAAAAGTACAGGAAAATCTGCAAAAAGCGTAGATAAACTTTCAAAAGACACAGACAGAGCAGGTGGTTCTATGAGACTATTTGGCGCTGCAATTGCGTCACAAGCGGCTATTGGTATTGCAAATGCTAAAGCTACAGCTTCTGCTAACGCAGCGACCCAAGATAAGGTAGACGTTATAAATAGAGAATTAAAATCAAACTTAGAATCAATAGAGGCTTCAGACAATATAGCAAAAGAGAAAAAACTTCTTTCTGAGGCTATTGAGAGAAATGCAAAAGAGCAAATTGAACAACTAGAAGCTAGCAAAACTTTTACTCAATCGCTAACAAGTTTTAGTCAGAGTTTAATCTCAGGTGGTTTTGCTGTTGCCCAAATAAGTGAGTTAATTCCAAGAGACAAATTAAAAAGTCTTGCTGGGACTGCATCACAACGATCCTTTAAAGGCATTAAAGGAGGTCCCATAAAAGGAGTAGGTTTTAAAGCTGGAGGAGCAAATTTAAAAAAGACGTTCGCTAATGGATCTAAAGTTTTAGGAAGAACTATTGCCAGCAATCTAGCAAGCGGAGCTTTCTTGCTCAAAGCTGGACTTATCGCGGGTATAGTTTTAGGTGGAAAGGAGCTGATAGTAGCTTTTAATAGGTCTCGTCTTTTAAAGCAAGGAAAAGAGCAATCTGCTGGAGCTGCAACTCAAGCGAGAAAATCAGCGGGGAATATCGCTGATAGAACTTTTGAAAATATTGATACTAGTCTTTTAACCGCAGATCAGAGGGCGGATATAGATTCAGTAATAAGGGAGTTCAGAGAGGAGGGACTAAAGTCGGAAGATGTATTTGATTCAGAAGGATTTATTGTTGGTTCCGAATTAACTGATGCAGCTAAAGCTGCTGCGAAGGAGTTAGAAAGAATTAAGAAAGTATACAATAAGGCAAACCAAACTAAGATAGCTGAGATAAACAAGCAGATAGAGGGAACTCTACAAAAAATATCAGAGCAAAGACAAAAGGAATTAATAGATGGATTGAATATCTCAGGGGTTAGAGCTAGAATTCTTCAAAACGAAGAAAAACAACTAGTTCTACAAGATCAGATATCTAGATCCAGAGAAAATCTAAAAAGAAACCTAGATAATATCGTTTCCTTACTTCCAGAGGGAGAACGAAAAGTCGCTCAATTTATAGCAGACATAGCTAAAAGCCAGCAAGACATAAGTGGAGTAGGTGGAGCTCAAGATAACTTGAGACAAAGCGAAAATGATGTTTTCAGTAAAAGAAAAAGTAAAAGTTCTGCAGGTGGTAGACTGAGAGAATTAAAAGACAAGCAAGCAAAAACCCCAGGATTGGATCTATCAGAAGAAATAGGTAAAGCAGCTGACGAACTGGACCAAGCAAATCAAGATTTTGTAGAAGCAATAAAAAAACGAGGTGAAGCTGAAGACAGTTTAAATCAGACTATATTTGATGGAGGAAAAAAAATTCTTGATGGTTTTGATTCATTTGGACAAGACCTTGTGGAATTAACTGGTGATAAAACAAAAAGTGCTTTAGCTAGCTACAGACAAAGCTTATTGACGGCTGGAGTCGGTGCGGATATACTGCAAGCAAAAATTCTTAAACTTCAAGAATCCGTAAATACAGATAGGCTTGCAAATATACTAAAAGATGGTGCAGCAAAAAAAGCAAGAAAAGATGAAGTAAAACAGAATATTCGAGGTTTACCTGATGAAATAAAAAGAAATAAAATACTACAAGAACAATTTCAAAAGCTGAAAAGCAGGACAGAAAGTTCAGGCTTCAATAGTCAGGATAGTGGAACTAAAAATTCCGTTTTCGATGCATTAAATGTCGTAACAGATCAATTAAAAGCGAGTGCGCTAAAACTCAAGGAGTCTGGAATAGGTCTGGGTGATGTAAAGATAGATAGCAGAAAAGGGAATGTTACTGGTTCTGATCTAGTAAAAGTAGAGCGGGAATACGAAAAACAATTAGTAAAAAGAACTGAAGGACTAGCAATTCTGAATGGTGCAAAAGTTTCGGATCCTGATGCAATTGGAAATAAACTTAGTCCAGAAGGTGATCCTTTGAGTGGTAAGGTTCAGAAGGAAGTGGAGAAAATACTTGGTGCTGTCCAAGGGGCTGCTGCTAATTTGGTAGGCTTTCAGCAAAAATATCCAGAGACATTTGGGAAAATGCTTTCAAGCGCATCTGAGCTCGCAAAAGCTTTAGATCAAACTAAGGGGAGCATTGCTCCTTTCGTAGGGACTACCAAGGTTATAAATAAGTTTGTTACAGACGCAAATACAGCAGTGTCTGTGCAACAGCAAAATATAGTAAAATTAGCAACAGCTAACAGCAAATTAAGAGAAACTATACAAAAATACGATTCAAATATAGAAAGTCTTTCTGGTGTTTTGGATAGTCTTGTTGGTAGAGTTTCAAAATTAGAGGGTTAAAATATGAGTTTAATAATTAATAATATAGAGTCGTCTTCTTCTACAATAAATCATAAATATTTAACCGAAAGGGAATCCTTTGGTTTATCTTTTGTAGGAACTTACACTGTAAATATTTCCGATATTGAATTTGAAGACGATGATATCGGATTGATTGCAGGTGTAGAAGCATTAAAGAAAGTATTCAGCGAACCAAGCGTAGTAGGAAGAATAGGTGGGGATGATTTTACAAATGGAACACTTACATCTTTAACATTCGACCAATCTACTCTTGCTGGCTCTCTTAAAGCTACATTAGTCATAAAGGAAGATAAAAATTTATCTGAATACAAACCCTCTGATCCTTATGACCCCCAAGGAGCTGCAGTTGACATTCCGCAACCGCATTTATTAGAATCTTTTTCTGAAACTTACAGTTTCGACAGGTCTGGAGGAGAGTATAATTACGATAGGTCTCTTTCAATTAAATACATCAAAGGATCGGATTCGTTTCTAAGCAATATAAAATTATTTCTTTCTGATTATTTTTCTAACAATAGACCTGATTTAGGTTATCAAACCGACGGTATATCTGAAAATGCTAGATTCAATCAGGGATTCAAGGGCAATTTATCAGAGGAGATAGATCTTATAAACTTATCTGTCTCTCTAACAGAAAGTTTCAATTCAAACACAATACATACAGGTGGGGTTGGTAGGTCCAAAAAATATTCAATTGCGGTAAACGAAAAAGGATATATAGATAAAACATATGAAATAAATCTTAATTGTTTAAGTTCTAATAATAATTCCGTATTGCAATTGGCTGTAAAACAAGAATTGGATGACTTAATTACAGAACAGGCAGGTGACTCTCCAATATCCACGGAAAAAGGTTTTTCTGTAGATGGTAGAGCTGCTACATTAACTGCAACATTTAGTAACAATCCTGAAAGTAACAATGAATCAAAAGTATTTTCTTGTTCAAAAGAATTTTCAGAAAAGGAAACAACTTATTCTTTATCTGTAACATACAAAGCTGAAGCTGATGCTACATTTACAGAGTGGGAAAATACAAACCAGCTGTACGAAAATGACACTACAACGCCATTACAGTATGTACAGAGGCTGTTCCTTGAAGCGGAAGATGTTTACGAAAAATCAAAAACCGTTAATTCAACTAAAAACAAACCAGCATCAATAACTGAACAAACGGTTTTCTCTGATAGTGATGCATTTGACACTGAAGACTTAGATGGGGCATTAAAATATCAATTGAGCACCTCGTCAGACAACATCAAAAAAGTAGAATCTGAGGCTATAAGTCAGATAGGTTACGACTTAATAGGAAAAAAAGAATTTTATATCAGCAATGAAAACAAAAAAATAACCTCAGTAACCTCTTCTTTGGATGTTTCGTTAGTTCAAGGAACGGCTGGTGAGGCTATGACGTTCATGGAGGATTCAGGAAGAGCAACGGACCTTTTAAGTGGAGCTTCAGGCATTAGCGCGGGTGTAACTGACTTTTATTTGCAAAGCGATACAATTGTCATTAATTTAGATGCTAATACGGCTACAAGAACGCACGAATATAAAGCGATATAAATAAACAAAAAAATATAAAAAATGGCGATATCTATAAAATACGGATCATATTTTTTTCCAGATCCTCAACCACAGATTTCTATTAATGAAAATAGTTCTTTGGTGTCTGGTTATCTAGACCATTTTGAAACACAATTTAACATTAATGGCATCTTAACTGGTTCAGGAATTGCTGAATTAAATGGTTTGAAAAATGATATGCTCGTAGGTTTAGCGTCACAATTTGAAGAGTTTTCGTTAGGAGAGGGTGATTATCAATATTGTAAAGTTACGTCGATTGGTTTCGAAGAAAGTGACTTAACTACATTTTCACCATACTCTGTACAGATTACAGCTTTGAGTACTGGAGCTGACACTGGAGGGTTTTTTGGTATTTCAGATCCAGTAGATTCTTGGTCTTTTCAAGAGGAGGATCAAAAAATAATATCAGCCACACATACAGTTTCAGCTAAAGCTCAAAAAGTTTCTAGTTTAAACCCTTTGCAAAAAGCCGTAGATTTTGTTAATGACAGGACAGGAATACAAGGCATAAACAGCTCTGCATTTTTCTCATATAATAGTGGTTTTTTAGTATCAACTACAGAAAGCATAGACGAAAATAATTTCTCTTATGAGGTATCTCAGGAATTTTCCTTTAAGGATCAGGGTTCTTACGCTTATGAATCAGATGACATAGCTTTAATAAAGACTGATGTATCAATCAACAACAGCAAAGATAATGGCTTTAATGGCTCGGTAAATGGTACGATGTTTTCAAATCTTGGCGGTACAGGTTTAACAACTGGTGATTTCACAACTGGTCAGGCTAAATCTATATTAGATGAATTTGTTTTAGCTTCAAAGTCTACAAGTGAAATTTATTCATCATCTAACTTGAGAATTGAATCTTTAAATTACGATGTTGAGCAGGATTCTAATGCTATATCTTTTTCTTTTAATTTTTCTGAAGCAGATTCAGAATCAGAGGGCGATATTAAACACGAATATAATGTAACTGCGTCGATTAGCAAAGAAGGCTCGAGCATAATTGAAACTTCTATTGATGGTCAGGTTTCTTACCAAGGAACATCTCTCCAAGCGGGTACAGGATTATACGAAAATAATCCTGTTTATTTGGCGGTAGACTCCTTTTATGGTGGTATTGATCAATATGCTTTATCTTACCCCTTCTTTGATAATTTCTACAGTGGAATTACTGGTTACCTTCCAGCAGATAATACAAAATTCCTAAATTCAACACCAGCAAGTTTTAGTGAAGAAAAAGATCCAGTCGAAAATGTCATAAGCTACAATTATACTTTTAGCAGTGAAGTAGAAACTGCTGTTGATGGGTCTACAACAATTACAAAAAATATTCCAGTGTTAGTTGATTCTGTTTTCGAAACAATGAACGGGTTTTGCATTCAGACGGGTGTAAATACAACAGCTGGTAAAATTTCTGTTAGTACATCTTCGACAACTGGGAGTTTTGGTGATATTATTAGTTATGCAGAAGGCTTGTTAGACTCTCTGGAACCAGACGCAGTCTTTTGGAAGGATTCATCTATAAATAGCGGCGAAAATGACATTTCAATTTCATTAAGTAAATATTATGAGTAATCAATCACTTCAATACATTTTGTCAAAATCTCTTAATAAGGGAGATGTTTCTGGATTTTATTATGATTTTCAAGATTCTGGAATAGAAGATGCAATTGACGCTACAGGAGGTTATATCGATTGGACTGGTTACTTTTCTAATCAGCACCCATTGTTTGAAGATTACTCTTATCCTGCAATAGCTCCTTATCCTGCGATAGCTCTTTCCGCGACTGGATTCCCTTTTACTCCTCAATTAGCAAAAGAAAAAGCACTTTCTTTCATTGATAGCAATGGATTGCAACTATCGTCTACAAATTTAAAAATAGAAAAAAATACAACTAATTTTGATGGTTTTTCTATGATTTTGGGTTTTGAGTTCAGTGGGGAGGTTTCTAATGGAATTTTGTTTGGATCTTTTGAAAAAGAGGAAATACAACTTCCTAATAATTCATACGAAACAGGATCTAAGGGATTCAACTTAGGGGTGACAGATAGGGGTCATTTATTTGTTCAAGGTTATTCGAAAAAGGGTCAATTTGCAGAGATAATAAATAAAGAGCTAACAAAGAAAAACTACATTGGAATTGGCATATCGAGAGGAAATATTAACGTTTCTATTTTTGACTTTTTTGAAAATAAGCACTTTGTTAAATCAATAAATCTAGGTAAAGAATATATTTCTTGCCCAGAATACTTCTATTTTGGGGGATCAGAGCAGTATTATGCTAGCGAAAACACCCATCAAACAACATTTAATGGATACATAAATAGGATCTTAGGTTTAAATGAATATTTAACAACCCAAGATCTTTTCGAGGCAACAAAAGGTATGGTGGGTGATTATACTTTTGTTAGTGGTGGGTCTGGATCAAATACAGAGCAAAGGGTTACTGGCGAAACAATTACATACAAAACTGGCATAATTGGTTATGAAACTATTGTCACTGGGACAGGCGAAGTTCTTACAGGTGTTCCTTATATTACAGGTCAATACTCAGTGACTGGTTCAAAAAATGTCGTAGAGGGTCAAAAATACGAATCAAATTTATACACTGGAAATAAATATATTAGTGAGGTTGGTTACTTAGATCCATCTTTACGAGGATCTTATTCTCCAACTGGAGAAGATGCGAACTCAATATTAGGTTTGAACGATACTGGGTCTTCGGTATCTGAATACAATTTAAATACAGGCACTTTTTATCAGTATACGGGCGTAGAACTTTATGGTGAATCACCTATAACGGGAACATTGGGCGAAGTTAGCGGAGTAGAATATTCTTACGGTATTAACACAACATATTATAGCATACCAGATTCTTCTGGTGTAACTTTTAATATAAATGCCAATAACCTTAAGCATGATTACATCTATTACATGGGACAAAGATAATGAATTTTGATTACAGCATATCATCTGGGAGTGATTTTATTTCGGGTTCCGACGAGCTTTTCGAAAAGAAAAACTTTAAATCTTCTTTTTATGGGGGTTTTCATTCCTTGGAAAGGAGTATTCTTACTGGAAGTTACACTGTGTTACTTTCAAATAATTCTCAAACTCTTGTCGAAGAGGCTCCTCAGATTCAAAATGTCAACGGTAAAGATATATTTTCTATAGAAAGCGGTGATTTTTACACAACAATAAATACAAACAATTCAAATAATATTTATATTAATGAAATAAACCAATCAAAAAACGATATTATAATTTATGACCAAAAAGATTTTGGTTCTGGTTATATTTATCTTCAGGAGTTTTCTGGCACTGGTACATGGGAATCTAATACTATTCCCAACTTAATATCTGGCATAAACGAAGATCAACCATCCGATATAGATGATTTGTTTGAAAATTGGTTTGTTTTTATGAATGGTCAAAAAGTTAATAGGAACGACTCATCCTTTATTGATGAAGTAACTGGCAAAGCTTTTGCATACAAAAAGCCATACAAAGAATACCAGATCCATGGGAGTTCGGCGGATGTTTATGGAAGTAGTTTCATTAAAGACCAAATTAACCTTTATGTTAATGGAATGGAGCAACAAAAAGAAATTTTGCTTCAGTTGTACACTGGAGTATCAATGATAAAAACTGGAGAAGATAATGTTGCTAGAGACCTTTATGGTACTTATAATAATGTAATATTTTAAAATTATGGAACCAGAAACAATAGTCAGTTTTGATATAAATTTAACTAATGGACCAAGCGGATCAACAGCTTCGGTCAAATCTGCTGTAGGCGGTAAAGATTTTAAAGGTAATGAAATAGGGGGTCAATTAACATTTACTGATTTAGGAGAATCTTTAGCTCTAACTGAACCTACATTAAATTCATTGATAAGTAATTTCCTTGTAACAGAAAAAAAAGTTATAAAAGACAAGGGTTCAAAATTTTTTGAATATTCTCTTCAAGATAAGACATCACTAATCTTGGATAGTCATTTGATTTTAATAAGAGGAAAAGATGTAGCCCCAAATGGAGCGGCAGAGTATGAAGCTTGGATAGCTAATTGGACAGAATTGCCAGAAAACAGAAAAAGAAAAGGTCAAGCGGCGGCTAATCCTTCTTTTGGTACGCAACCTGCCGTTAAAGTTAACAATTGTCTTATATTAGGTCAAATATATAATGAAATATCATCAACTGACGACAATGGAGATCCTTTCACAAAAGTTTTTCAAAATGGTGCTTACAAAACAGAATTTTCTCAAAATCCCCAAGGACCGATTACAGACGAAGTGGACGATGAGGGAGCTGTAATTCCTCTTGGTGATGTAAAGTGGGAAGATTCAAAGCAAAAATTTGGTTATACAAGTGAGGAGTTGCAGGAGGCTTTGGATTTAATAAATATTGAGATATCAGGCATAGAACCAAATTCAGACTTTTTAAATGAAGAATCTGGTTCTGCCTCTTCCGCTATTTCATCTTTAGCAGCTAAACTAGGTCTTTATGTAAGAATAAATGGTTTTGATAATAAGGTGATAGCATTTAGCCCTGCTGAAGCATCTGATTATGTAGTTGAAGATTTGACGCTGTCTACTGATGATTGCATTTTATCAGCAACCTATCAAGAAAATAAACTTATACCAACAAAAGCCGTTAGCTATAACTCGCTTATAAAAAGTGAGAGCATAACAGTAATACAGACTAGTTATGGAGGTGGAGCTGGAAGAACCCTTAAAAAACCTTTTTACCTAGTTAAAGAGGCTTATGGTAAGGGCGATTCTGCTATAGGTAGAATGGCTGGGATGCTTTTTGTCCTGCACGATAGAAAAGCTTTAAATGATGAGACCATGTTTAATTGGCTAACTTGGCTTTGGCTAAAAAAACCTGCTGGTGATACAGGAATGAATCTTTTTAAAAATGGTAATCTTATTCCAGCAGGATCAGGGCTTGAACTAGATCCAAAGGACAAAACCGACCAACGAGCTGGTCTTCCAAATAGTATTAAAAACACCTTGGACAAAGTTAAGGGGGTAGCGCCTAAGGTTTACAGTATGCTCCAGTCGGACGGAAAGGTAAGAGAAGGAGGTTATGGTAACGCTGTTTTTAGTGGATTGATTAATTTTATACTCGAAAGAGCCATGAACGGCATCTATGTTACAGACGGTATGACTGAATATAGAGCATTCAGGACCCAGATAAGCGGAGAGGGCATGGATATTGTAAAAAGTCCAGTGGGGACAGATCCGATTATAGGCTCAACTGATTTGAAAGATATTGAAATGTTAGCACCTTTGGCTTCATTTTTTAACGCTTTAACTTCTGGCGAATATGGGCAAGCTATTCCAAAAACTGTACACGATCTTTACCAATTGACAGGAAGAAATAAAGGTAGGAAAAGTGAATATTATTTTGTAGGACTTAAACCATACAAGGGTAGTCTTTGGCAGACCCCACAGAAAGTGGTTTTAGATGTTGTAGGTATAGGTAATATAGATTTTGCGAACCTGAACGGTGAATCTATGGTGGTCAAAAATGAAGATCAGCTTGAAAGTTTTTATACCTTTACTATAAACAAATTCAAAGAAGCTGGAGGTATTGATAAACAACCGTTTATCTCCATGAATTACGTCAAGAGTAAAAAACCTATTGGCGTGGACGAAGATGAAGACACAGATGTTTTTGGTGCTGGCGGCGGCGGCGGCGGTGGTACTACTATTGAAGATATTTCAACCAACAGAGACTACAAATCTTATAGTTTAGATTCTGCAGTTTCTAATGATTTCCACCCTCATTCATTTGTATTAAACGAGGGCTCCATTGACGAAATGAATGCCTTGAAATCAAATGCTACAATAAATTCGCTTGTAGCAAAAAGTACATATTCTTCTTCTGCTACATATTTAAGCTTATTCTTACCAGATTTTACTGACCCAACGCTAAATTCAGTAAGTTATGACTTTGGATCAGATGGGGTCAAGACTACTGTTTCTTATTCCACCAAACAATTATTGCCGATGGATGAGAAGATAATAAAAGATAGGTTTAATGTTGTATCCTTAAGTAGACCAGTTTTTTCTAGAGATTCTGCTTCTAGAAAAAACGCACTTAGAATTTAACTACAACAGATCGTCTGATTTTTTTATTAAGCTCAAAAGTTTTCTACATTCTTTCGCGGGAATGTCGGAAAACTCCTCCCAAGACTTAATATCTTCATTCCTGTAGGACTCGGAAGCCCATAACTTCCTCATAAGCCCTTTGAATGAATCAAAGGTATCAGAACCTGTTTTCTCTCCAAGAGCCTTCTGGAGAGTCGTTTGGGGCGTTAGAGCTATATTTTCAGAACCTTGAGCGTCGTATTGAACAGATGGTCCAGTCTGAGTTTTGTCTGATTTATCAATTTCGTCAGCGCCGACGATATTAATATTAAGAAAGTTTCTGACGCAACGTACAAAAGCCCTATTGCAAGCGATAGTTTCTAAAAACTTAGCACAAAAGTTATCTGTGTTCTGTAGAGTGGCGTTAGCCACATCCTCGTAATGCACCACATTGTTATCTCCTTCATAGTTTGGAAGCCAAGCAATACGACACTTAGCGGTGACATAACCAGATTCAGTGTTAGTATCAAAAGAGACGGTTTCAAAACCTCTCAGCCGAGCTAGATCTTTAATACCGCCAAGCATTATCAACAGCTGGTTATCTTTGAGTCCGTCTACGTCTTTTGGTACATCCTTTTTTCTAGCATCAAACCAACCTTTATTTGGATAAAGAAACTCATCCTTAACCATAGATCTCCAATCAATAGAACCGTCTTCGTTAAAAGTGTAATCAATGTTTTCAAGTAAACCATGCTTGTTTCTCTTATAAATGTCTGGACCGTAAATCTTATCGTTGCTCATGTTCGTGATAATAACACATTAACCAATCCAAGTCAAGGAACAAATCGTCTTTATTTTTACTTTCCTCATAATATGAATTATATATTTTGTTTTTAGAGAAAATCTTTCTTGAGGAAAAAGTCTTCAATTTACTCCAATTTACATCTTCTATATCTTTTTTGTTTTCCTCTATGATTTCTTCTTTCGAAAAGTCATGTATTTTATAATCAAAAAACTTAAATCTTTGTTTTTGTAGTTTGTCTTTAGCCGAGCACAATAGTACCAGTTTTATTCCCATGTTCGATACTTTTTCTAAGAAATTCGATTCAAAATCATCAGAAATGTAATTTATACATTTAATTTTGTTTTTTATTAAGAGGTGATCTGGTATAGGGTCTGAGGTTGTTATCTCCACAGATTTGTTTTCAATCAAAGAAGCAAGTTTATCGGCATCATAAAACTTATCCATTCTTACATTTATATTGTTAAATGGTATATTGTAAGAAAAATCGCAATTCGGAACAAACTCTAAAACACTCATATTGTATGAGCCGCCGAATGACAATGACTTAAAGTTGCTTTTCTTTTTTAATTTAAGTAATTCAAATACTGAGTCGGCTATCTCTTCTGGTTTTATTTCTTTTATCCTATTCGAATTATTTCTTTTAGACAGAATAGGTTTTTCTTTGGAAAAGTTCGGGGAAATCAATTTTAAGTTCTCCTTGTCAGACCAGTAGGGTTTTGTACAGTTTTGATAAGAGTTGCCTGATATTGTTAATGTCTTTTTGTTATAACAGGAAGCTATGTGTGAAGATAGGTTGTTCAAACCAATATGAAGAATCGATTTGCTAATAATATAAGCTCTGTTTTTATAAGAAATTTTATTTAAAAATAAATCTGATGATCTTAATTTTTTTGATTTCTCTCCTCCTAATTGCAATATTTTTACGCCTTGATCCAGCAATTCTTGTTTTATTATGTGTAGTGTTATATCCCAGTGAGGATAATTTTCTGAAAAATTATCAGAATCTATATCTATTGATATAAATTTATCACAATTTATTGGATAAAAATGTTTGTTTAAGGTTGGTTTGCCTATTTTTACACCGCAACATTTAGCGTATTGTTCTAATATGTGACTCATTTTTAAAAGAATTGTATTTTTTCTTTTCCATTATGGCAATAATATCCTTCTCTGCCGTCTTCCAAGTTTGGCATAAATGCTATGTCGAAATATCCAATATGTTTTCCTTGACCCTCAAGAAAAGACGGATTATCAAAACCATTGTGATAAGGTAAGATTTTATGTACATTTGCATTGTCTTCTACCAACTGCTTTAGTTTAGGGTTTATAGCTAAATATATTTTTTTATCTATGTAGTTTTTTTGTATGTTTTTTAATAAGCTATTTATCATTAATGTGCCAGATTCTGTTGCTGGGGACACCACAAGTATTCTGTTTTCTGCGCCTTCATCGTCCAACATATCTGAAAAATGCTTTTCTTCAACTTGCTCTTCGTCTTCCTTCTTATCTTCTTGTATTTTTTCAATTCTTTTAGATTTTTTAGAATGAATATCTAGTATCGTTTTTTTAAGTTTGAATACCGTTTCTTCTACAGAGAACTCTTTTCTTATGTTTTCTTGACCCTTTCTTATTAGTTCATTCTTCTCGGTTTGAGTCATTTTAAATACGTTGTCCAGTTCTTCGCATATGCTTTCAGGATCTGTTGACGCTTTGATAAATTGTGTAGAAGGCTCCCTATACTCATGCCAAGACAAGGGGATTCCTCCTTGGTGATTGTGACAAGAATCTTCTCCACATGAATAGTTTGTGACTAGGGTAATTAATCCAGCGGCTTTAGCTTCTTGTATAGGTAACTCTTGACCACCACTTGTAAATGGGTGGCAGTAAACATCCATTATGTTGTAGATTTCATTTAGTTGTTCTTCGCTTACACCCTTAGCGCTAGTTTTTGTTTTAACGGATTTTTCTGAAACACAATTTGGGCAATTTAAGTCTTCGCCTTGGTAGGGTGAAAGATAGTATGAACTGCATTCGTGACATAAATAAGTAGACAATACATCCTCTTTATTGATTTGTTTTTCATCCAAGTAACGGGGTATGTCCCAGCCGCTTTTGTTTTCTGACCAATCAGTGTGCAGCAAAAGCTTTGCTTTGATTTCTGGGTTTTTTTGCTTAAACAGTTTGAATCCTTCCAAGAGGTTGGGTACGGATTTCCTGAGTTGGTTTTTGAAAACAAACCCAATGATAAATTCATCGTTTATTCTGTGAGAATTTCTTACTTCTTTTCTGTTTTTCAGTGGTCTAAAGTTTTGGTAACTAACAGCTCCGTGTATAGTTTCTGTATTTTTACAACCAAGGTCTTTCATTTCTCTTTCCGCAAAAGAAGCCCAAACAAGCATCTTGTCGCATTTTGAATACATGTCTTTTGCTGTATGCAAAATTGGAGAACTGTCTAGCGTTGTCCACAGGATAGTTTTGGTTTTTTTCCACCATTCTTTGTTTTCAAATTCTCTAAAAGCCCATATATCTTCTATTCCAAGGTAAATGTCTGGCTTTACTTTTTCAATTATTGAGTCTATTGTATAATACCCGTATTGAGCTACTCTTTTTTTTGCTGGGTCATTATGTATTTTGTTCAATATGACACTATCTGACGGATAAGTACCGTAACTTTCCCAAGGTGTTTGCAAATCTAAACCAAAAGAAACTCCATTTGCGGCTTCCACAACCTCCATTTCTGGATCTTCATGGAGAGCCATGAGAATATTTCTCATGTTCTTTCCAAAGCCAGTTACTAATCTAGAATAATTAGAGTGTATTAAAACTTTTATTTTAGAACGGGACATCGTCTGAAAAAGAATCTTTTGATTTGTTTTCCTGCTCTGGTTTTTTGTATTCTTTTTGTGGAGATTTATATTCTTTTTGTGGAGAATTTTTATTATATTCGTTCGTATTTGCCTCCAAGCATTTACGTATATATGATTTTAAAAGTTCTTCTATAACAACTGATTCTCCAGCTTCAATAGGTAGTTTGAATGTTTGAGCTGAATTTCTGATTACAGATAAACCCCAAGCTGGGGTTTCGTGCCACTCATCTCCTTCTTGCCCCACAATTTTTCTCTTTTTATCCCAAGGGGTTAATTTTATAATGGTGGTTTCTTCTTTGTTTCTATGAAATGCTACAAAAGGCTTTCTTGATCTAAAGCTAGATATGAACTCTCCAGCCTCCACAAAAGACAACTTGATGGTTGCTGACTTATCTTGGTTTTTTGCATTTTCCTTGAAGGACCCATTTTTTCTTTTGTCATCCCAGCTGTGTTGTTGTATCATGGAAACAAAAAGTACATTTCTGCCTTCTTTGTCTTTAACTGAATCAAAACTAAAGGCTGAACCAGTATTTTTAGAATTTGGTTTGTATAATGTATGTTTCATATTTATCTGTGTAACTCTTATAGATAACATATTGTATGATGGAATTAACAAAAATTCAAATCAATCAAGTAGAATTTCCTGTTTTTTTGAGTAGTAGTGGCGATTTTTCTATTTCGCAAGGTAAAAATGTGGACATTGAACTTGTGGAGTCGATTACTGGTGATTTTGAGATCACGGGAAGCCTGAGCCTAAATGGAGATATTGTCGACGGGTCTTCATTGGGTATTAATGACAACTATTACTTATTTGAAGATTTTGATAATGATTTATTAAACTCTTCTGGAAACGTTTTTCTTGATACCAAACATTCTTTGCCATCGAAAAATACAAATAACAATCTGCTTTGTAACGTTTCGAGCGTTTCTTTTAGGGAAAACTCGAGCAATAACACTATAATTGGGTTAAATTCATTTTACAACTTAAATATTAATGACTCTGTATTGTTTTTTGCTAAAGAGAATGGTTCGGAAGCATCTAGATTGCACAGCAACTCAATAGTTATTGATTGTGATAACGGCAATTACTTTGATGGAGATTCTTTTTTCTTATCCAAAACAACTTTAAATAATGCAGTGTTTAAATCTGCTAATATTGGTGATTTAAGCTGCTCTTCTTTTGTGGTTAGCGGTTATTTTGAAGCTGATAGTCTAGTGTCAGAGTCCGCTTCTTTCCAGAATGGCGCTTGGGGAGGCTTAATTGAATTAAATGGCAACTCTAAAATCAGTAATGATTTTACAGATTCTAGTATAGTAACAGAAAAATGGGTTAACGAGCAAAACTTTGCGTCTTCATCCAATCATTCTTTATCTGGAGTTGACGACTTAACATCTTCTGGTTATATTTTGATAGAGGGTTCTGAGTCACCTGTATCAAAAGTTGGAAATTTATTTTTTGACACTGGTGATATTAACGTTCCGTCAACAAGAATTAATCAATCACAAAACAAGGAAACTTTTATTGAGGGTCTGTTTTCTGGTAATACGATCGTTTACATAGAAGATGGTTTTTTTGTTTCTGGGTTTGGGGGGGAAGAAATTAGATCAGGCGATTTTAATGTAGCGACTGAAAGTTGGGTTACGGGTCAAGGTTTTTTGACTGGACTTTTTGAGTTAAACAATAGAAATTTAATATTAAGTTCTTTAGAATTACAATCAGATATTAAATCTGAATCTTTATTCGTAAGCGGATATTATAACAACTTAAATACAGGGAGTAATAGTTTAGTAACAAATGATGTAGATATCGAAACAAACCAAGAGGTCAGCTTCGAAAATCTAGAGGTTAGCGGGTCCTTATACGTCACTAAAAACATAAATATAGGCAGTTTAAGTGATCTGGATTTTGGAGGGGGATTTTATGTAAAAGATTTAACATCTTCAAGTGCGAGCAATATAAACCTATCAAACTCGGCGCAGTTAACTGGATCTGATTTAGCTACAGAATCTTGGTTTGATACTTATCCATCAGAACTATCATCCAACAAGGAGATTGTAGACCTAACATCAACTGGAAATGTCGGTCTTTTTGACAGCTCTATCATAGAAACTTTAACGCTTCCTTATTTAGCTGGTCCAAACCCAGATAATTATCCTTCTATAAATATAAATTCTAATTCTGTTTATTTTAATAATGTTGCAATCCCTACAAACACCCAAGTTTTAGCGCCTGATCAAAACTTTCCAAAAATAAAATCTACTGGATATAGTCCACATAATTTTATAAAAATACAAAAATCTTCTAGTCTTAATATAGGTAGTGGCAATCTTTGGAATACTTCTATAGACTCAGGTCAGGCTCTGACAAAGATATCTAATAAGGGCTATATAACAATACCCAAAACGAATGTTGAGAGTTTGCATCAGCCTAGCGGTTTTAGGTTGGAAAAAATATCTGTTGATAATTTCAAAGTTAGCCCAGACCCAACAGCTGTAAAGCTCAATATTATATCTGGGACAAAACAAACAGATGATTATGATCCTTCTTATTTGAGGGTTTCTGATCTTAATGAAAAGTTATCAAATTGGGCTTTTGATTCACCGTTTACAGAAGTTATCCATAGAGATAAGTACATGCAAATATGGTTAGATATATTAAATAGAGATAACCCTTATTTGAGTTGGACTTTTTTCAATAGGGTATTGCCAACAGCAAAAAATGTAAACTTATTTTGGAAACTATTTACTTATTGGTATGGTTGGGTGAATGGTCTTCAAAATACCAAACCAAATGTAAAACCTTATGTCGAGAACTTTCTGAACCTTGTTTATAATTCAAAAACAAAGGCTAATGCAGCTGGTCAATCTGGGCAAGATTGCATTGTTGGAGTTTGGCAAGATTATATACAAAATCAGGGTTTATTAGCTAATGAGGATACTAATGTAGTAGATTGGGATGATAGTGATTTAGAAGTTTACAGTAATCTTTTTTATTCCGTGTATCAAAAAACAATGTGGGACGATTTGTTGAATTACAAAAACCAATATGCAGCTTACGATACTCCAACTTATGATAATTTTGGTTTATCTGATATATTAAAAGGTAAATTTGAAGGCGAAGAAATATATTATATGAGCTTCCCTTCTGCTTGGATTCCTCAGTCGGATTCTGATGTTAATATAGACTCTTCTAAAGAAAACAAATTCAAACATAATTTGGTTCTTTCTAAAATAGATGATTTCTCAGATTACAGGTATGATTCAAGAAAAACCGTAAGACCTTATTTTAGAACCTTCAACCCCAATGAAACATTCAACCCTCTAAATAGATATGAAACAATAAACACTGATTGCTGGTCCGACTTTTATACTGTAGATTCATTATTGTATAAATCATCTAAAATGTTTATGAGTAAATTTCCTAACGTTTTGGATAACGGATCTAGTTGGCAAGATCAAATACCTGATTCGCACCAATATGATGGAGGCGGATGGAAAAATGGTTCTGTTCATAATAGAGTCTTTCCAGATTTAGATTTAATTCCAAGTAACTTGTCAGAAATGACTTACAGTTCATAATATATAATGGCTTACAATAAAATAAAAATAAATCAAATAGATATGCCAGAGGTTATATCTAACGACCTAACTGTATCAGAAACAAGTTCTGGTTATCATTTCGGTCTTGGTTTTCCCATAAATCATGACATAAATATAAGTGGATCACTTACAGTCAACGGTGTTGAAATATATGGAAATAAATCGTATTATGATCCATATGTTAACTCTGTATTATGTGGTTATGAAAATATTATATCTGGCGGAAATAATTCTGTAATAAGAGGTAATGAAAATTTAATATCTGGCGAAAAAAATATTATTTTAAACGGGGATAACAATTCTTTCTATTATTCTGATTTCAACGCTGTTATTGCTGGGTCTAATGTAACTTTTTCAAATTCAAAAGGAAGTGTTGTTATAGCATCTAACAATGAAGAGATTAAAGAAGTAAAAGAGAGTAGTTCTCTATACCTTTACCACGAAAACATATATGTTTACGGAGATACTCATTTTGAAAAAAGTGTTTCTTTTAATGAAAAGACAGAACTATCAAAGCTAGTTGTTTCAAATTCTTTAGTTGCTAGTTCAATAAAATCATCAAACTCGTCTATTTTTTATGATAAATCAAAATTCACTTCAAACTCTCAAATTAATGGAGAAACTTTTTTTGGTGAATATACTCTAAGGGATCTTACAAGAAAGAATCAATCTAATAAATTTAGTGAAGTAAAAATAAGTGGCGAAAACGTAGCTACAAAGCAGTGGATTGAAGATAAAAACTTTACGACTGGACTCATTGTAATGCGTTTTGACGAGGTTGATGTGTCTGGAGATTTTGTTTTGGATCATGGAAACTTAATTGAATACAATTCTGTTTTAAACGTCACGGGAGACGTTATAGCTTATGGTAGTACTGGAGAAGAAACTTTTTTGCTTAATGATTCGACACTAACAGCAAATAATTTTTCTTGTGTATCTGGATATGTTTTAGATAAAGACTCAAGCGAATATATTAATATTGCTTCTGCTGACTGGTTATCTGGTCAAGGTTACTCTAGTTCAGATGAGGGTATATCAGCTGGCTTTTATACAGAAGGTAATATAAATATATCTAAAGATTTGTATTTAACTGGTCAATTAAATGTTAATTCTGGGTTTGATTTGCATGGAAATTATACAAATAGCGGCGCAAGCTTTATTGGTGGCAATTTAAATGTATCTGGAGATTCTTATATTAAAAATATTTATATAACTGGTAGCTTAAGTGGACAAAGCTTATATAATGAAAGTTCATTATATAATATAAGTGGCGTTTCATTAACTGGTGAGTCTATGGATTTAAAAGATTCTACGTTCATGGTTACTGGAAGTGAGGTTATAAGAGAATCTTATTTGTTAGAAAACTATCTTTTATATTCAGGCATTTCAAACTTTAAAAATTGCAAGTTTAATGGGGTAAGTTTAATTTCTGGGGTTTTAAACTTTTATGGTAATACCAAGGTCAGCGATTTTTATCTTAATGGTCACTGCGAGTTTAGTTCAGATCAAGTAGAATTAAATAATATATCTGGAGATTTTCATGTTGAAGATGTTCTTGGAGAATTGAATTTCAATGTAGAACAATGTAATCTCGCAGATTTGCAAGGGGTTGTAGACGTAACCATTAAAGAAAGTTTTGTGGATACTGGAATTAATTCATACTACAAGCAGAATGATATCATAGATATTAATCTATATTTAACTGGAAAAAACGAAATAAAAAAAGTTTGGGAAAGGTCTAGCTCATACTCACCATATAATCAAACATTTAACTATTTAGAAGATTCTGGAGATTGGTGGAAGTCAATGTATCACGGATTGACTGGCTATGAAACTGAAAAGTTTGAAAACAAGATAAAAGAAATTAGCCCGTCTTTGTACAAATACGATGAAGCTTGTCTCGAAGGTTGGATCGAGTGGTTGGCAATAAATGAACCATTAAAAAATAATGATGTTACTGGCTATATGACTACAGAAAGCCAAGTAAAATGTGCTATAGATCAGGAGCTTGAGAGTTTGTCTTTAATTGGCTTGGAATTAGAAAATCTTGTTTTACTTGAGTCAAATCAAGATGTTCAAGAACAGGCTGACTGGCTTGTTTCTGGTTGCGATATAGAACTTAAAAATAAGCAAGTTGTTGAATATAGAGTGGATTGGTTTAACAACCCATCAGCCAATAATATCAATAATAATTTTGGAGGAAGAAATTACTATCCAAGAATAAGAATAAAATAACATGAGTTATCAAAAAATAAAATCAAATCAATTTGAAAACATAATTTTAGGTTCTAACAGCCAAAATTTATTATTATCTAATAATAACAATTCCGAATTAGATATAAGTTTAAATCGTTTTTTATCGGGAGACATTTCTGTCAGCGGCTCCATATCTGTAAATGACAAAGAGGTTGTAGTTGAAAAACAACAAACCGACAATTCCTCTTACTTTGTTTTCCAAGGGGAAAAAAATATTATTAATGGAGAGAACGTTTTTATACAAGGCTATTCAAATAATGTAAATTCAAATTCTGTATTTTTATTTGGAAGTGAATCAATGACAATGGAAAAAGGTGCTGACAATATCTTTTCTGTAGGTTCAATGAGTGCAAATGCCACAAGTAATAACATAATATCTGTCTCTAATCTTCTTGGCAGTAAGAGTATTGTAGACAAATCTTTTGTTTCTTTGTTTTCATTTAGTAATAATTTCTTCAATGGAGAATCGTATTTTGATAATATAAACGGGGATACAGTTTTTGCTGACGAAACTTTGTCTTGTTCTGATTTGAAATTGCAAAAAGCGAATGTTAGTGGGGCTTTTATATCTGATTACAGGAGCGAATTTAACGGTAAAGTAGATTTTGATTCTGATTTAAGAATAATGGGTAATAGTTCTTTTTATGACTTATATAAGGGTGAGAGTCAAGTAGCGGATGAACTTTGGGTTGAATCTAAAAATTATACAACTGGATTAATAACGGGGGATTCAGAATTATCTGATGGGTTTTCATCTTTGGATTTCAATGTATCTGGTGATGCCATCATGAGTGGTCAATCGTTAGTGCTGTTAAACGAAGATTTTTTTGTTGATGGAGATTTTATTATAGACCAAAACTTGGATGTAGGGGATAGGTTTTTTAAAAAAATAACCATAACTGGAGATATAGCAAAAACTTCTAACTCAGATATTTTAAATAGAGCTTCTATTTTTAATTTAAATTATATTATTACAGGTGATTCTTATGTTCAGGTTTTTGGAGAAAGTTATATAACGGGAGAAATTACTGGGCAAGATTCCAGTATACAAAATATATTGCACTACTCTGGGGATATGTTTTCAGATAATTTATCTTGCAAGGAGGGTTCTTTTCACAGTAATGATTTAAAGGTAGGAGGTGACTCTCATTTTACAGGTTCGGTTAATTTTTTGGATCAGACGAATACTGGTTTCGATGTTGTTGGCGCGGTTAACCTGAGTAGTCTTGATGCAAGCATACTTAATGTGAATGCTGAAGATCTAAACTTTACCAATTTTATTAAGTTGGGTGGGTCGAACTTAGCTACAGAAAGTTGGATTCAAAATAATTTAATGACTGGTTTTGATCAAAACAGATTAAATGGTGGCTTCAATTCTAGTGATTCTTACTTCAATAAAATTGATTGTTTTAGTGGAGTCAATATTGAAGGTTATGGTCTTGATGTCGAAAACCTATATATAGATACTGGAGCTGGTTCAGGAGAATACAGGACAAGAATAAAATCAAATAAGAGGGTCGATATAAACAATTCATATGGGAATATATCTTACGGTAATGGAAGCTTTTCTGATCTTATTGGTTATTGTGATAATTTGCAAATTGAAAATGCTGATCAGATTAATTTAAGTTTTATTAATGGAGCTTCAGAAAAAAACTGGGTTTTTGGGACTAACATTATATTAGACATAGATGATTCACAATTAAGTGGCATATTAGTTGATAGTGGTGTTATGAATCAACTTTTTGAAAATCAAAATTTAGGCGAGATTGCTCAATTTGCAAATAGGGAAGTTATACAGAGAAAAACTCGTAACACAATGATACCAAAGCAAAATAATAAAAGCATTAACGTCGAGATATCTTTGAAAAACGATCTTTCTTCTAATACTTCTAAGTATATAAATTCCTCTTCAGTTGGTCTTTCTAAAGGATGTTTGAGGTTTTCCAACATACAAAACAAATATAGAGCATCAGAAGAAAAGAATGTTGACTTTGCCACTTCTTTGAGGGATAACCTAGTAAAATGGTATGAGTTTGGTTACGATACAAACAAATATAGTATTGTCGATGGCGATATAACAGGTTCAAGCAGCTTCCAAAAAGTTACTTTCGAAAGTATTAATGGTCATTGGGATGATAATAAAATTGCATTTTGGGAAAGTGATACGTCATCTTCTTCGGAATACTTTTCCCTAAGAGACTCTACATCATCAGAACAAGATGTTTTTAATAACAACAGTACTGTTGCCGCTTCTTATATAAGAAGAAATGCAAACTTATCTAATTCTGGTCTTTCTCAGCTTATTGCTCCATCAAATGGAGGAACCCCTTCTTATGAGGAGGGTTGTTATTTTATTTACGAAAGTGGTAGTTGGCATTTCCAGCCTAGATTTTGGGGCGTAGATAATACAATATCATCTACTAGCACATTAGATATTGGTTGGGAATTTGAACAATTTCCAGAGTTTGTGACTGTAGTTGGAACGTCGCAATTTTATGCAAACCAAGACATAGGGCAAGGATTTAAAAATTATTATACTTATAAGACATATCTGAATGGGGGTTTAGTTCATGAAGAGGTTGATACAACCGACACAAACTATAATCAAGTTATGTTTATAAATGAACACAATAACCCAAGACAAGCCATGGCTGTGCAAAATGCTGTGATATCATCAAGACCTTGGGGTCAGTCGGAGATAGATGCTTACTCTAACTCTGGTCAAAGCATTCCTTATTGGAATATTTACCAATAAGAAATTAATCTATGTCTATTCTGACGTTGGAGTTCTCAAAGGTTTTCTTTTGATCTCTGAGGTGCTTTTTACCCGTTTTCTTTTTGTAATCTTTAAAAAGCTTCTTCTTAACAGGATCTTCTCCGTCTGATGATTTAGAAGCTCTTTCTTCAGAAAGTTCTGCAGAATAGTCCATCATATCGCCCACTGTACCCTTCATATTACCTGTTTTTTCTATGAATCCAGCCCTGTTGTCTGCATCTAGCTTACTATCAATTGATGCGTTAGGCTTGGTAAAGACTCTTTCCCATTTTAATCCGTCCTCTTCATAAATATGTTCGTCATTCATTTTTTGAATAACTTCTTTAGAGACTCCAGTTTTAGGATTTTTGTATAAGTAAATAGGCATATTAAAATATTTTGTTTAGGATTTTATTGGCTGTGTTTGAATATAAAAACTCATCCTGAAGTTTTAGTCCTTCTTTATTTTCTGTTTTCGATAATTTCAAAGCTCTGTCAATACCATCATTTACACTATTTATATCAATTTTGGAATATTGACCCTGATTAAATGGAAGACCTTCTTTAAAAAACATATTATCATAGCATGGTTGTTTTCCCGTAGGGTTTACAATTACAGAGTTTTTCTCATTTGCCCAGTCTTTGTGAGATGAACAGTTAGTAACAATTGACCACTTACCCAAGGAGGTTGCATTAAATGCGGGAAGATTCCAGCCTTCTCCATTAGAGAGTCCAGATAAATCAATATCTACAGCATTCATTAATTCATTAACCTCTTCATTTGTTTTTAATCTTGGCAGAAAATTAACATTGGACCAAGACTTTCCTCCAAGAGATTCTTGTATTAATGAATTGAGTTGTTTTTCTTCAAAAAATGGATTGTGAACTAGACATGTAAGCTGATATTTTGGATTATCCCCAAACCTTCTTACCCAAAGGTTTATTAATGCTGCTGTGTTTTTTCTTTTTTCAAATTTTCCTATAAGACCAAAATGAGTTATATCTTCGTCCATATATTTTTTACCTGTTCTATGAAAGTCTGAATCAAAACCCAATGGTATGTAAGATACATTTTCGCAACCTTTATCAGCGAAAAACTTGGCAGATTCAGATGATGAAAAGAAAACATGCTCTTGAGATTTAACTATATTAATTTCTTCTTCTGTGGGTGAATCAACCTCGTAGAAAGTATAAAGGTATTGTTTGTCGCCAATTTTTCTTTCCGAACCATTTATGTGCCAAACTTTTAAAGTTGGTGTGTTTTTGTTAAGGTTTTTAAGAGCATTCCTTTGTGAATTTTTTAACCATTCTACAAAATCATCATCTACATTATTAAATGCGGATAATTCAATAGAATTTCCTGTAGGGAATAGGTTTACTTTTACGCCTTGCTTATAAAGCTCCCTTAATATATTTAGTGATACGTTACCAAAACTCAAAGAGTTTAATGGACCGTCAAAGTTTAATTCTTTCATTGCTTACTTTTTTTCTAAAATTTTCTATTGTTCTGTTGTGTATATTTATACATCCTTGGTGTGAAAGATTAGTTTTCTCTGCAACTTTGTTCCAAGGTTTTAGTTTGTTTGATTCACCACCAAAATATCTTTCATTGAATATCAGCCTGACCCTTTCGTCTTCGTGATCTGATATCATATTTAGTATTCTGTTTAATGTCTCTTCGTAGATACATGTCTCTTCAGGAGTATTATCAGGAGTCTCAATGAAAAAATCAACATAATCGTAATTAATTGAAGAGTTTTTTTTGTTTTTTGTCTTTTCAGTTAAGCAAATATACTTAGCTTTGTTGGCTATGTGTGTGGAAAACTTTGCTCTTGATTCATCATAGTCTAGTGCGGCTTCATATATATTATAATCTTTTTCATCTAAAATTTGCCCCATTTGCGTATAAGATAGGCTTTTAGATCCAAACTTTCTGACCATATTTACATATATACCAGAATGTCTGCTTATCAATTCAATTAAAGCCACCTCGTCTCCGAATTCCTTAACCTTTTCTGTTAATTGAGTATCGCTAAAAGTGTTCATTATTTAATAAAATACCAGAGACAGGCAGTAAAGTCAATCTTTATTTTTTTGTTGACATGCCCGTATAAAGTTATTATAATAATTCATAACGAAACGGTTCCGCCTCACAAGAGTTTCGCCCTTGAAGGTTTCGCTTTAGTGAAGGTTACGTATTATTAATACTCTCTACGTTCGTATTAATAATGGTTTTTTTTAGAAAAAAACATTAATTTGGGGAAGTTTTATTTCGATATTTTTTATGCGTTTTATTCTTGATTTATTAGAATAATTCCGTATGCTCAGTGTAAATTAAGTCAGCGAACACCCTTGAGAGCATTTTTAGCTATATTCGCTTTATTAACCTACAAATTAAATATTAAAACATGAGCATATTCGAAGAGCAAGTATCAAGAAAACCTAATAATTACCCGTGGGCTGAAGAATTTATTGAAGTTATGCATAATGGCTTCTGGACTGACAAAGAATTCAGTTTTTCTTCTGATGTTCAAGACTTCCATATAACAATGGACGATCAACAAAGGGAAATAATTATAAGAACTCTTTCTGCTATTGGTCAAATCGAAGTTGCTGTTAAAAAATTCTGGGCTAAACTGGGAGATAATTTACCACACCCATCTCTTACTGACCTTGGTTATGTGATGGCTAACACGGAGGTTATTCATAACAATGCTTATGAAAGACTGCTTAAGGTTCTTGGTTTGGAAGATGTTTTCGAAGAAAACTTAAAGTTGGATTTTATTGAGGGTCGTGTTAATTATTTGCGTAAATATACACATAGGTTCTACAAGGATTCTAAGAAGCAGTATTTGTATGCGCTTATTTTGTTTACGTTGTTCGTGGAGAATGTTTCTTTAATGAGCCAGTTTTACGTTATTAATTGGTTCTCCAGAAACAAAAACGTACTCAAGGATACAGAACAGCAGGTAAGATATACAAGAAACGAAGAAAACATTCATGCTCAAGTAGGAATTAAGATCATTAATACCATAAGAGAAGAGCATCCAGAGCTTTTCGACGAGGAGCTTGAAGAGCGTATTATGCAAGAGGCTGAACAAGCTTATGTTGCAGAAGCTAAAATTATTGATTGGATGGTTAACGGAATTAATGAAGAAGGATTAAGCGCTCCACTACTAAAAGAGTTTATTAAATCTAGGATTAATGATTCACTTGAACAAATTTCATTTAAGAAGGCTTTTGATGTTGACAATAATGTGATTAAAGATACAATGTGGTTTGAAGAGGAGTTAATGGGAAACAATTCCACAGACTTTTTCCACTCTCGTCCTGTAGAGTATTCAAAGAAATCACAAACATTCGATCTAGAAAGCGTATTTGCATGAAAAAATATTATTGGAACAACAAAACATCACAACAAATTTTAAACAGAGGTTATCTTGACGGCGAAAGCTTAATTAGTCGGGTATTGAGCGTCGGGGAATCATTTCAGAAAGACTTCCAGTCTAGAGCTCCCGCCGAACACAAAGGTAAGTTTTCCGACCTGTGTGAAAAGTTTGAGCATTACATGTCTCTTGGATTCTTTTCTTTATCTAGCCCTGTTTGGGCTAATTATGGAAGAGATAGGGGTTTGCCTGTTTCTTGTAATGGCGTTTTTGTGCCTGATACAATGGAGGGAATTTTGACAAAGCAGTCCGAAGTCGGTATGCAAACTAAGCATGGTGCTGGAACTTCTGGTTATTTTGGTGATCTCAGAGGCAGGGGTAAGTCAATTAGCACAGGAGGAAGCTCATCTGGCTCGGTTCACTTCATGGAGTTGTTTGACAAGGTGACTTCAGTGGTATCTCAGAGTAGTGTGCGAAGAGGTTCTTTCGCTGCCTATCTCCCTGTCGATCACCCAGATATCGAAGAGTTTCTCCGTATTAGATCTGATGGACATCCTATTCAGGATTTATCGTTTGCTGTCACCATTACAGACGAATGGATGGAGGATATGAAAGGCGGAGACATTGATAAGCGAAAGATCTGGGCTAAGATTGTTCAGAAGAAGTTTGAATCAGGCTACCCCTATTTATTTTTCCAAGATACCGCGAACAAGAACGCTCCTCAAGTCTATAAAGATAAAAACATGAAGATTTATGCTTCTAATCTTTGTAACGAAATTGCGCTACCTTCCTCACCAGAAGAGTCGTTTGTCTGTTGTTTATCTTCTCTTAATTTGGAGAGGTGGGATGAGATTGTTAAGACCGATGCTATTGAAACAATGGTTTACTTTCTTGATTCGGTAATGGAGGAGTATATCAATAAGACTGAGGATATTCCTTATATGGAATTTGACCACAACTTTGCAAAACGCCATAGGGCTTTGGGAATGGGTGTTCTTGGTTGGCATTCTTATTTGCAAGACAATATGGTTTCTTTTGAAAGCATGGAAGCAAAGATGAAAAATGCTGAAATTTTTAGAACAATCAGAGAAAGAGCGGACAAAGCCACCGAAGAACTAGCCAAGGTCTTTGGAGAACCAGAAGTATTGAAAGGTTATGGTCGCAGAAATACAACAACAATGGCTGTTGCTCCTACAACTACAAGTTCACTTATACTAGGTCAAGTATCTCAAGGGATTGAGCCTACTGTCAATTATTATACAAAGAATTCTGCAAAAGGAAAATTTACAATTAGAAGTCCTCACCTAGAGAGATTACTTGAATCTAAAGGTAAAAATACGGAAGCTGTATGGAAATCTATTCTTGTTAAGGACGGTTCAGTTCAACACTTGGGCTTTCTCGACGAACACGAAAAAGATGTATTTAAAACATTTTCAGAAGTATCCCAGAAAGAGATTGTAATACAAGCCTCCCAACGCCAGAAATATATTGATCAAGGACAGTCGTTGAACTTAATGGTTCACCCTAAAGCTTCTCCAAAGGAAGTTAGTGATCTTATGATTTTAGGTTGGGAGATGGGTCTTAAAGGGTTTTATTATCAAAGAAGCACAAATCCAAGTCAGGCTCTCGCTCAATCCATCATGGAATGTCAGTCCTGCGAGGGTTGATTCCCTAAACAAATCAATCAGTGTATAAGAATTTTGCAATCCAATTGGATGCATATTATAAAAATAACTAACTAAAAAGTAGATATGACAACATTAATAAAAAAACAGTGGCCTAAAAACCGACCTCATATATTTGAGGGTGATATATTCAACAGAATGTTTGACTTCATTGACGATGGATCTATTCACAATGCGTGGAGTTCTGATCCTTGCAATGTTTATACAACAAAAGAAGGTAAAACCATCCTTGAATTTGCTCTTGTCGGAGCAGATAAAGAAGATATTAGCATTACTATTTCTGGTCAAAGCTTGAAAATAGAAGCTTCTCCAAAAAGTTTGAGAGAAGAAGATAACGAGTTTTACCAAAAGAAAATTGCTCAGAGAACACTCAAGAAGATATATACTCTTCATGAAAGAGTTGACAAAGAAGGAATAACTTCTTTTTATAAAAACGGTTTGTTAAAAATAACAATTCCAGTTGAAAAAGAAGAAGTTAGAGATATAGTAGTTCACATAGAATAACTTTTCTTGAGAAAATTTAACCTCTCTAAGTTTTATTCTTAGAGGGGTTTTTTATTATGTATTTATATCTTTGAATATTAATTAATATACAACATGTCGCTGCTAGATCAGTTTACAGATTACAAAAAAAACAACACAAAAACAAAATGCTTAATTTTGAGTTGTGGTCCATCTTTAAATGGAATAACAAAAGAAAAAGTCAAAGAACTATCTAAAGATCACGTTATAGTAACAATAAAACAATCTTATATAGAGTTTGGCGACTATAGTGATTTCCAATTTTTTAACTGCAACAATATAATTAAATACGAAAGAAATAAGGCAAAGTTTATTTATTGCTCTCCATCTATGTCATCCAATCTTAAAAATCAAAACATAGATATGTACTTTCCAATGTCAGAGTATAACCTTAAAAAAAGACTCTGCCATTTTGAAAATTTAGAAGAATATTTTTCAATGAATAACATTGGTAAATTTTTTGGGGCTGGTATTATGTTTGAAATAGTACTTCCTTTTGTTTATAATCTTGGAGTGAATGAGATACTAACAGTAGGATGGGATTATCACAAAAAAGATGGTAAATACAGTCATTTTTATAAAAATTCTGATAGTAATTCTTTTTTAAATCCAGCTAATCCTCTATTTCTGGGAGAAAATGAAGAGTCAATCAACAACAGCAGCAGAGTAAATTCATTTTTTTTATTAAATGGAGTTAATTTATCTTGTGTTGAAAGCAAAGAATGTTTTTTGCATGAATCTATAACTAGAGTTTCTTTATGAGTGATAATAAATTTAATATACAAGACACAATCAAACGTCTGTTTCATAAAAACCTAATTGGAATCAAACAATCATTTGAAGATGAAGGTGGTCTCCTAGAAGATATAAGGGAAATCAGAAAAGTAACTCAGGTAAATGAATTAAAACTAAGTGTCAAAATAGGTGGCTGCGAGGCAAAATCTGACATATATCAATGTAAACTAATGGGTGTCGACGGAATTGTTGCTCCTATGATTGAAACAGAATTTGCATTACAAAAATTCACAGAAGCCGTATCAAACATTGCCAATATTAAATTTTATATAAACATTGAGAGTAAGACTGGCTATGAAAACATAGATAAAATATTAGATTCTCCATCATCAAAAATGTTGTCAGGCGTAGTGGTTGGAAGATCCGATCTAGTTAAATCATACGGACATGATAAATCATTTGTTAATTCAGATTTTATCTTTGATAAAACTCATGAGATAATGAAAAAAGCAAAGTCTTACGGACTGGAAACCCTAATGGGAGGTAACCTATCACCTGACAGTTTTGATTTTATTTCTAAGCTTAAAAAAGAAGAATTGATTGATTACGTAGAAACAAGAAATACAATTATTAAGGTTGATAACATTTCTGAATTAAAGGATGACATAATTTCAGCGCTTGAATTTGAATCTATTTTGTTGGATTTCAAATACAGAAAATACAAAGAAATTTCAGAAGAGTATTATTCCCGTTCTGAGACTCTAAAACAAAGACTGTAAATTAAACAATTGCCATGAGTAGAAAAAAAATAACTGCAGTAATACCCATCAGGAAAGGTTCCCAAAGAGTTCCTTACAAAAATTTTAAAAACTTTCACAAAGGTAAGTCTTTATTGCAGATCAAAATAGAATTTTTAAAAGAAATAGATTTAATCGACAATATTACTGTTAATACAGATTCAGATGTAGCAATCGATATAGCAAAAAACCTCGGCGTTTCATATTTTCTCAGAGATGATTATTATGCAAGTTCAGAATGCTCTCAATCAGAATTTTTTAGTAACCTAGCGGAGACAACAGATACAGACATTATAATTCATGCGCCTTGTACTTCTCCTATGATTAAAAAACAAACAATTATAGATGCTATTAATAGATTCAATATTTCAAAAAATGATTCTTGTAATTCTGTAGGCTTGGTAAAAGAGTATTTATGGAGAGATGGTAAACCTCTAAACTATAATATAGAAAAAGGTCAAGTTCCAAATAGTCAAAATTTACCTGACATTAAAAAACTTACTTTTGGGTTTGGTATTATTGGGAAAGAAACTATGCTTGATAGGCAGAACGTTGTCGGTGAAAACCCCCTTCTGTATATATTAGATGAAGACGAGCAAATTGATATTGATACTAAAATTGATTTTGAGTTTGCTAAATTTTTATATAAAAAGTAATGACCTTAAAAGAATATACAAAGCTGCAAGAGATTGAAAACAATAATCAGATAGCTATAGATTTTGATGGAGTAATACACAAAAATTCCAAAGGTTTTTTCGACGGTACTGTATATGATAATCCCATTGAAGGTTCTCTTGATGCAATCAAAGAGATAAGCAAAAGGTTTGATATAATTATATTTACAGCCAAGGCTTCCAAAGACAGACCTTTAATCAATGGAAAGACGGGTAAAGAGCATGTTGTTGATTGGCTAAAGGAAAATGGTTTTTATAAATATATTAAAGATGTAGTTGTAGAAAAACCTAGAGCTGTTTTGTATATAGATGACAAAGCTTTTAGATTTGAAAATTGGGTTAAAACCAATGATTTTGTTTCTAGTATAAATACTTGAAAAACACATCATACATTCTTATATTATAAGTAGTACAATGGAAACAATAGTATCAGTATTTTGCATTTGGAGGGACAGCGAAGAAAATATATTAAGAACCCTAAAACAGTTAGAAGACTTAGAAAAATTAAGCACTTTTTCTTTTTCTTACTTTTTTTATGAGAATGATTCTAAAGATAAAACTAGAGAAATTTTAGAGAACTGGATGAAAAAAAGGTCAGGTGTTTTTTTATCTGAAGATTTAAATGAAGTAAAATTTGGCAGCACAACAGATCCACAAAGAATGAAACTTCTTTGTGAATGTAGGAACAAGTGCAAAAATTTAGCGGGAGAAAATAATTCTAATATCTCATTAATTATAGATTCAGACATAAAGTTTGATACTGATAATTTTCTCATGCAAATTTCGGATTTAAACAAACTTGATTCTGCAGTAATGATTACAGCAAATGTTAGGCAAAACATAAAAGACTTAGTTTTTAATGAGTCAGAAGACTCTTATTATGATGTTTATGCATTCAGAGATGAGCACGGCACTAATGGTATGTATTTCTCCGACTGTCCATCTTATAAAAGTTCAGATCAAAAATCTTGGAGTGAAGGTCGTCCAATCATTACAATGTCTTCATTCGGCGGTTTTGCTGTTTTAAAATCAGAAGTTTTTAATAAAGTACGTTGGTACTCTGACATACATTGCGATCACGTTAACATGTGTTTTGATATATCTAAACATGGCAGAATATATTGCGAACCCAAAAGCAAGGTGTATGTAGAAATTGATTTGTCTAATCTAAACCTAGATTCGTGTAAACAAATAGGTATACAACAAAGACAAAAATATGAACAGTTTTTTAAAACCTAAGTTGGTTATAGTCACTTCAGTAATAGATCCAGTATTGTCAAATCTTCGCAGTAGCAATAGAAGCCTTTTTAAAAAAGAGAAGCGCTTTGAGCAAACAAAAGTTACCTTGGGTAGTTTATCGGCAATTAAAAACAAAAAAATTTTATTTATAGAAGCCACTGATATAGATGAGTACATGGAAGAATATATATTAGATCATGTAGATTACTATGTAAACACAAAAAATGTAGACTGGGTCACAGGCGGTGTTAACTCTCCGTGGAAATGTATTGGCGAAGCTAGAATGATAGAACACGGGTTAAAGTTTCATAGTTTAACTGAATATAATTCTGTTTTCAAAATAAGCGGAAGATATTATATTAGTAAGGACTTTCAAGCCGAGAGGCAAAACGTACAAAATTCGGTATTTTCACACCAAAATAAAGGAGCACATTGGAATTCAACTTTTTTTTATAAAATTTGTGAAGAACATTTTGAGGTTTACCAACAATGCCTTGCTCATTGTTCTAATGCGAGAGGTGTAATGGAAAGGCGTTTTTTCAATTTTTTTAGAGACACTGATTGTATATATGTCCCAAAATTTGGTGTTTGCGGTTGGGCAGGACCAACAGGAGGATTTTACTGTTGGTAAAGTATTTTTTGATTTTTGTTACTTTAATACTTATGATATAAATAAATAAGCCACTCATTAAATGAAGAAAGTAATAATCACAGGAGTAACAGGTCAAGATGGAAGTCACATGGCGGACTATTTGCTGGCGAACACCGACATCGAGATCATTGCGGGTGTACGACGACTTTCTGTAAAGAACCACGAAAATATTGAGCACCTAGAAGAGAACCCAAGATTCAAACTAATTGATCTTGATGTTACAGATCAGCATAATGTAAACAGGGTAATCTTGCAAGAAAAACCAGATTACTTTATCAACTTCGCCGCCAATTCATTTGTTGGTACTAGCTGGAAAATGCCAGTCAACCACATGGAAACAAACTGCATGGCGGTTTTATATCAACTTTGTGCTATTGCTGAACATGCTCCTAATTGCCGTTACTACAATGCTGGAAGCTCGGAAGAGTTTGGTGACGTTGTTACTTCTCCGCAGGATGAGACGCATCCACTGCGCCCCAGAAGCCCTTACGGAGCATCTAAGGCTGCAGCTAGACACTTAGTAAAAGTGTGGCGTGAAAGTTACAATTTATACGCCATTCAGGGATGGTTATTTAATCACGAAGGCGTTCGTCGTGGAGAAGAGTTTCTTACCCGCAAAGTAACAAAAGGAGTCGCAGATATTTTTTGTAAAGACAGTATCGGAGATAAATTCAAACCCCTTCAACTTGGAAACCTTGAAGCAAAGCGAGACTGGTCTGATGCGGAGGACTTTATTGATGGTATTTGGAAAATGTTAAATAAAGAAGAACCAAAAGAATACGTTCTAGCTTCTGGCAAAACACATACCATTCGAGAATTTGTAGAAGCAGCTTTTGCTTGCGCTGGCTATGGAGCAGAGGAGTGTCATTGGGAAGGCGAGTCAGTCCATGAAGAATATCTTCATGGCGACAAAATACTCGTTCAAGTAAATTCAGAATTTTACAGACCTGCAGAGGTTGAACTTTTACTCGGTGACCCTACCTTGGCAGAAAGAGAGCTTGGCTGGGAAAGGAAAACAGATTTCTACGGCTTAGTCAAAAAGATGGTTGACAACGATATCAATTTATGATATTGTTATTACATGCCCAGAGGTAAAAAGAAGTGTGGAAACTGCGGTGAGTTTGTTGGCTCCAGAGTTCAGGAGTGCTCTTGTGGTTTTGTGTTCGGTAAGCCTAAGCCTAAAAAGAAGGCGAAGCCCTTCTTTAAAGAGAGAAAGGACTTTGTAAAAAGAATGCTTGGAGGTGAAAAGTCCGACTCCATGCAGCTAGACATGATGACATCTACCAAAGTTTTTGAATTGTTCGACAATGACATAAACTTTTTGTCAAAAGTAAAACCTCCTTTTAAACTAAAGGGTAGCATTCGTTATTTTCTTACAGAAGATGGTAAAAAATATCTAAACAAGAAAAAACTAGAGTTTGACTTCGTGCCAGATTTTTCTGAGAAAATTGTTGACTATAATGACAAAGTAGGTGATGATATACTTAAATCAGATACAAAACCCAAAACAATTAGAAACTTTTTAAACAATGAGTAATACAGAAACACAAGAGTTCACAAAGAGCTTCTTAAAAACACACAAAGAATTCCACTACAATCTAGACCAACAAGCTGAAGATTATGTGGTGTCTAGCGGGTCTATGATTTTAGACTCTTATCTTGACGGTGGATTTTCAGCAGGAGTACACCGTTTCGTTGGAGCTAACGAAGGTGGGAAAACCAACGAAGCCCTTCATGTTATGCTTAACATGATGAAAACAGTAGATAATTCGAAGGGAATTTATATCAAAGCAGAGGGTCGTCTATCTAAATCAATCAAAGAGAGGTCGGGTCTTACTTTTGTAACAGATGCTGATGAGTGGGTTGCTGGCACATGCCTTGTTTTTGAGTGCAACGTATTTGATGTTGTTTTCGACTTTTTAAGGGGTCTTCTTAAAAACAATCCAAACAGGGAAAGGTTTGGCATAGTAATTGATAGTATGGACGGATTACTTCCTCAATCAGAACTTGAGAAAAGAACGAGCGATGCTGCTAAGGTAGCCGCAGGTGCATTGATGACTTCCGACTTTTTGAAGAGGGTTAGCCTCGGAATGTCTAAGTTTGGACACTTGCTTATTCTAATCTCCCAGATAAGAGCGAAGGTTGATATTAACCCTTATGCGAAGGGAGACCCAAATAATCAAACTAATTCAAGTGGAGGCAATGCAGCCTTGCACTACCCCGATTGGATTTTGGAGTTTCAAAAACAATTTAAATCAGATAAAATTCTAGAAAAACCCAAGGAACAAATAGGACCAAATAACAAACCTTATGGTCACATGGCTAAAGTTTTAATTTGCAAATCAACAAATGAGAACACAGGAAACGTAGTAAAGTATCCGATTAGATATGGTCGTATTAATGGCAAGTCTGTTTGGGTAGAAAGAGAAATTGTAGACCTTCTTCTTATGTGGGATTACATGGATAAAAAAGGATCATGGTTTACTTGCGACGAAGAGGTTATAGATTTTTTGAAGAAGGACGGTATTGAATGCCAATCTAAATTTCAAGGTATAGCTTCAATACAAGAATACCTAGAAGAAAACTCAGATGTTGCCGAAAGCCTGAAAAACTTTGTAAAAGAAAAAATTCTTTCACAGTGATATTTACATCAATAAATGGAAGAACTCAAAAAATGAGGAACCCAACCAAGTATTTAATTAAGTGGGATAAAAAATGCAGAAGCAAAATACAAAAAAGAGTAAAAGATTTATTATTTGATCATTGGAGTGGGGATGTTGTTTTCGAAGAATTTCCTGTATTAGGATCTAGAATGACCATTGACTTTTTTAACGCAAATAAAAGATTGGCAATAGAGGTTGATGGAGGTCAACACTATAAATACAATAAATTTTTTCACTCAAACAACAGACTCAATTTTCTAGAACAACTAAAACGAGATGAAAAAAAAGAAAACTTTTGCGAAATGAATAAAATAACTTTAGTTAGAATAATAGAATCTGACGAGTTAAATTGCGAACTATTAAAAAAACTTAAAATAATATGATTAACCCTCAAAAAACTGCAGAAGGGCTACCAACAAGCTTAGTGACTAGACTTTATGATTGCACTGGATCATGTTCAGACGGAACTAAGGGTTTTCTTTTATTTTTTATAAACGAAGATGGAAACCCATCAATACATACCCAAACAAGCAATGGTTGTGTTGATATGGCTCTTCATAAATTAATTGAAGTATACATATCTCAACCGACACAAAAAACAAAAACAGACCAATGAAAAAAATAGTATTTATAATTTATTTAATAACATCTTCAAGTTTATTCGCATCAGATGATATGTATAAAAAAATAGGCAAAGTTGTTAGTTCGACTGTCGATTCTCATGGCTATAAACATGAGACAAGAATAGCTTCGGTTTATGTTGACAAATACGGCAAAAAGAGGTATAACTACCAAAGCTTCAAAACTGACAGGATAACAATACCCAAAAAACAGAGATGGAGATACAACAAATGTTCGGACAAAGCTCGAATAATTAGCTACTACCATAAAGGTAAGAGATACTATACATACTATAACAAATAATGATTTTTTCATACGAAATAGAAAAGAAGGTTTTAAGTGGTTTACTTCAACATCCAAACAAGTGGGGTGAAATATCCTGTTTCCTGTGTGACAGGGATTTTTACAGCGAAGATTCAAAGGTTAATATATCAATATTTAAGCTGATAAGAAACGCTTTAGATAATGCTGAAGTTATTGACGAGACAATTCTCATACAAAGACTGGATCAACTAAAAGTATCTTTTCCAGACAGCATTGACGTTTCAGAATACATTTTCTCTTTAGCTTTCTTTAAGGTTTCTGAAGACATATTCTTATCTTCAATTAGAGAGCTTAAAAAATTTACAGCTAGGAGAGAAATTTATGAATCATGCAAAGACGTTGCTTCTTTTGTTAAGAAAGCTGACCCAAGCTTGAAGTATAGCGAGATAGTCGATCGTGCTGATAAATTATATAACGACAGCATTCAAAATTTTGAGATATCAGACTCTGGACCAGTAAACTTATTCGAGATCATGGAAGATGTGATTGAAGAAAGGGGCAACAATCCAGTGGAAGAGTTTGGTTTAATGGGTCCTCATCAGAGGGTTAATGACCTTTATGGTTCCTTACTTCTTGCTGGTAACATTTCTGTTATAGTAGCTCGTTCTGGTGTCGGAAAAACTCAATTTGTTATGGACTACACGACAAGAGTTTCTGCAGAGACTGGAGTCCCAGTTCTTCATTTTGATAATGGGGAAATGAGTGAGGAGGAACTTATATTTAGGCAATGTTCTGCTATGACAGGTATACCTATGTGGTTACTCCAAACAGGAAAGTGGAGGACATCTAGCTATAAGGATTTTTCTCCAGAGCAAGTAGTCGCAAAAGTTAGGTCAGCTTGGGATAAAATAAAAAACATGGAATTTTATTACGAGAATGTCGCTGGCATGTCTCCAGAAGAAATGTGTTCATTCTTAAAAAGATTTTATTATTCTAAAATAGGCAGAGGCAACCCACTTATTTTTAGCTTTGATTATATTAAAAGTGATTATGGTAATCTAGGTAAAGCAGATGGTTGGCAACAAGTCGGTAAAATGGTGGATCAATTCAAGCAGACAATCCATAAAGAATTAAAATTCGATGGAAAGTCAGTCGTTTCAATGATGACATCAGTCCAATCTAACAGGCTGGGGATAACAAACAATAGACAACCAGAAAACATTGTCGACGATGAAAGCGTTGTTTCTCTATCCGATAACATAACACAATTTTGTTCTCATCTCTTCTTATTACGCAAGAAAGTAGCAGAAGAAATTCACGAAGAAGGAGAGAGATTTGGCACCCACAAGTTGGTAAATTTAAAATCAAGACACTTGGGCAAGAATGCACTTAGGGCTATAAATCCAGTTCAAATGCCTGATGGTTCAAACAAGAATAATTTTATTAACCTTAATATAGAAAACTTTAGAATTGAAGAAAGAGGTGATTTGCAAGACTTGGTTGACTCAATTAACCATCGAGATGTTAGGGTTGAACAAAGCGGTGAAATAAATGACTCCAGCGATATACCAGCAATTCTCTCAACATGATTGAATATAAGAAAATTTTAGAAGAGCTTGGATATCGCTTAAAAGATCATGGATTATACTGGCGTACAAATGCTGTGTATAGATCTGGTAATAATGGTTCAGCTTTACAGATTTACAAAGACACTGGTGTATGGAAGGATTATGTCGAAGATAGCTTATTTTTACCTTTCGAAGCTCTAGTTGAAAAAACATTAGGTACAAAGGATGGATCAGTAATTAAATCTTATTTAAATAATAATGACCCATCAGAAACATACAAACCAGCATCAAGAAAATTATTGAAAGAAGAAAAAACATATTCGCAAGACTCTTTGTCTAGGCTACTACCTCATTACGATTTTTACCTTGACAAAGGCATATCTAAATCCACTATAGAGGAATTTAAATGCGGTCTAGCAATGTCGAACAAAATGTATCAACGTTTAGTTTTTCCAATACTTAGAGAAGATGGGAAGATACACGGCTTTTCTGGAAGAAAGGTTACAGAAGATGAGAAGCCAAAGTGGCTTCATTCTGGGAGGTGTTCAGATTGGTTTTATCCATATCACACAACATCAGGCACAAAAAAAGCCATAGAAGAATCTAATTCTGTTCATATTGTAGAGTCAATTGGTGATTGTATATCTTTATATGACAACGGAGTAAAAAATGTTTTGGTATCCTTTGGCTTAAACGTTTCACCTAAGTTTATATCTAGACTGAGTAGCCTTAGGGTTGATAAGATATTTGTTTCGTTTAACAATGATTTCAACTCAGAAAAGAATAGGGGTTTTGAGGGCGCAATTAAATCTGTATTTAAGTTGATTCAAAGCTTAGATTTCAAGAAAATATATTTCTCCCCGCCTTCGACTAATGACTTTGGAGACATGACAGAAAAAGATATTAAAACTTACATGACTCATTGTAAAAATATGGAGCACAAATCTTCTTCTTCTGATATCTTATCTATAGCTACAGAAATGGAAGCTAAAGGCGTAAACAAGTCTTTTACTGCAAGTTTAAAAAAATACAAAAAAACATACGATTTTAATTATGGAAACATCTAACAAACCATTATCAGCCTCAAGAATAAAAACGTTACAAACTTGTTCTTGGCAGTATTGGAGCAAATATCATCTACGCTTGCCTGATAAATCTAACCACGGATCTTTACGTGGTACTATATGTCACGCAGTCTTTGAGTTGCTCGGAGATCCCAAGCATAGGCATCACTATACAAAAATTGTCAAGAAGCAAAACATACAGGCATCTCCAGCTATTGACAGGATGGTTTTAGCTTATGCTAAAAAATACGAAATTGATGATTTTGAAAACCTAGACCTTGTAAACGAAATGATACTTGAAGGTTTAAATTACGATTTTTTTGGCGATAAAGATGGGAAACCTACCAAAAGTATCTCGGAAGAAAAGTTTGATATATGTGTAGAAGAGGACGAAAAATCTTATAGGATTCTTGGCTTTATTGATAAATTGTATTTGTTTAAAAGAAAGAAGACGGCTCTTATAAGAGACTTCAAAACTTCAAAAGCTATTTTCTCAGGCAAAGAGTATGATGATAATATACAGGACTTAATGTATTGTTTGGCTATTAAACACCTTTACCCTGAATATATAAAAAGAAAAATGGAGTTTCTTTTTCTTAAATTTGATTGTAATAACGAGGGTTTGTTACAGATGGAAGAGATTGATACAGATGAGCTTGAAGGCTTCGAGTACTTTCTAACAGAAGTTCAAAAAACGATAAACAACTTTAACGAAGAGACGGCAAAAAGTAATCTTGCAAAAGATATGGGCTTTCCCAAAAAAGAAGATGGATTTGCTGGAAAGATTGTTTGCGGTTTTGCTGATTATGCTGGTAAACTAAAAAAAGATGGAACCCCAATGTGGCATTGTCCTTTTAAGTTTGCTTTTGATTATTACCACCTTCTTGATGAGGATGGAAACTACTTATCTTCTGCTTACGACAAAGAAACTCTTGAAGAACGTTTAGAAGATGGGTTTGGGTCTAAGATTAAAAAACTCAGGTATAAAGGTTGCCCAGCTTTTAGGGTTGACAACGTCAGCAACTTATTATAAGATGGTGAATCATGATACCATTATTTAAAACTCATTACAGTATAGGTAAGTCAATACTTACGGCTGAATCTATTTTGAACATAGCTAAAGATAATAACTTAAAAGAAGTTGTTGTTGTTGAGGATTCTTTCTATGGATTTAGATCTTTAAACAAGACATTTAAAGAAGAAAATATAAAATTCATTTTTGGGATTAGACTGCCCGTTGTTCAGAATCATAACGATTCTGAATCCAGACCAAGTAAGCTTATATTTTTTGCTAAAAACAACAACGGTGTCAAAAAAATAAAAAAGCTCTATACAGACGCTTTTACAAGCGATTATAAATCAGTGTCTATTTCAGATTATGATATTGATTTTTTTAAAGACGTTAAAGTTTCTGTTCCTTTTTATGATTCTTACATTTATGAAAACCTATTTCATTTTGGTATGTCTTCTATAGATTTGTCTTCAATAGATCATTCATTTTTCGTAGAAGATAACGACCACCCGTTTGACTTTCAAATAAAAAGAGCTATAGAAGGCTTAAGTGAGAATACCTTAAAGGTTAAGAGTATTTACTATGAGAAAAAAGAGGATTTCCATGCCTTTCAGATGTACAAGTCAGTTTGTTCTCGCAAGCAAGGTAGACCACCCACTTTTAGTAATCCAAATATAAATCACTTTTGTTCAGAAGAGTTTTGTTGGGAGTCTTACTTAGAAAGAAATTAAAATGAAGAAAGTAGCTTTTGTTGGTCACTGCCATTGCTTTGGTTTTGCTTACTATTTTAGTAAGCTATTTCCAGATGTTGAGGTTGCTTGCATCTTACCTAAAATTTACAGAAAAGATAAATGGTATAGCTTTGTGCCAAAATCTTTGCTAATAGAAAATTTAATAATAGAAGATTTTCATGAAGCAACTCGCTATTTAAAAGATTGTGACCATGTATTTACTGCGAATATAGGAGAGCCAGAATGTTCTCTTTACACAACTGATATAATTAGAGATTACTTAAATAAAAATGCAAAACTAATAATAATTACTGGCATTATGTGGAATAAATCTGACACAATTAGGAAACTACGTCTTTTGGAACACTCTGCTAAATTTAAAAATAGAAATATTCACATGTCAGAACAAATCGATTTTGATTCTTTTTTTGGTTTGTGGAACATTGTTAATAAATTTCCAAGAAGTAAGATTATGCAGGACTATGACGAAAGTTTAAACCCAACCTCAAGTTGGTGTACGCCCTTGTTTTATTTAGAATCATTGAGAGAGTTTTGTCAAGTCTACAACAAGCCGTTTTTTGACCAAGAGACTTATAATTCCTTGGTTGACAATATCTTTCCATACAACCATAAGTGTTTAAATTAGTAAAAAACCGTGGTTAATTTTTATACATAATGTCTCTTGACTTAATGTATTTTCTTGCTATTATTTGGTTAGCAAGATGCTTAAATACAATCAAAAATATATAGTATTCGATACTGAAACAGAAGGTCTAAACTTACACTCTTCCAAGCCTTGGCAGGTCGCTTGGATAGTATGTCAAGGTGAAAGGGTAATCGAAACACACAACAGGTTTGTTGATTTTCCAGATTTAGATGTTCCAGATATAGTAAAAAAACTAACAGGTTTTTCTTGGTCGACTTATAATGAAAAAAAGGAACCGCTGGAAGATGTTTGGTCTGATTTTAAAAGCTACCTTTATGATCCTCAATATAAGATAGTTGGTCAGAACTTATTAGGTTTTGATGTCTACATGGTCTCTGAAATGCAAAGAATACTGGGTGAAAAACCAGATTACTCTTATATGGAAAGAATTTATGACACTCGTCCTTTAGGTAAGGCTTATAGAGAAAACATAGACAAACCTAAAGGAGACATGCTTAGTTGGCAATATAAAATGATGCATGATAGAAGCTTAAAAGCCAAAGTTTCACAACTACAATTACTCAAGTTTTTCGACATCGATTTTGATGAAGCGAAGCTTCATGACGCTCTTTATGATATACAAATGTGCTACAAGGTTTTTTCTTCAATAAAGAAAGGAATGAATTTATGATTTTTGATGATTTTTCTGATTATGACGACTGTGAGCCAGCTGGGGTTGAACTCCCGCACACTCCAGTAGATAGCAAGGTTTTAGCTGGTTTGGGATTAAGTGATGACAGCTCAAACAAAGAAATAATGTTCGAACTTGCTCGCAAAGGTCTTCGTGATAAAGGTATTAGTAAATTCGATAATAAAAAGGTTTACTACGATAGAACTAAAAAGGAGTTAGAGACCCTTGATGAATTAGGATTTACAGACTACATACTTTTAAATTGGGACATCTTAAATTATTGCCATGATAATGACATACCAGTTGGTGCTGGTAGGGGTAGTGCTGCTGGTTCCTTAGTTTTATTCTTATTGGGTGTAACCAACATCGACCCAATACCTCATGATTTATTTTTTGAAAGATTTGTTTCCAAAAGTAGAGCAAAGAAAGTTTTTGACAAGCGTGGCAAAGAATTTCTAGTGGGTAGTTTGCTTCCAGATGTTGACTCAGATATATCTTACGAAAAAAGACAACAGGTAATTAACTATATCGAAAAAGTTCACAAAGGTAAAACGGCAAAAATATTAACATTCAATACATTCAGTTCTAAGCTCTGTATAAGAGAATGCGTAAAATATTTTAATAACGCCAAAGAAGAGGAGGCTGGTAGAATCAGCGACATGATTCCGAAGATGCACGGCAAAGTTTCACTCCTTAAGGATGCCAGAGAGGAGAACCAAAAGTTTATGGAGTGGTCTGTTGACCACCGAGAAACTTTCGAAAACGCTTTAAAGATTCAAGGTTTAAATAAAAACTCTGGAGTTCATCCGTCTGGTATTGCCATATGTTCTCAAAGCATAGGCGATGTTGTTCCCCTACAGAAAACAAAAGACGGAGATTTAGTTACAGCTTATGACATGAACGATGTAGCGGACCTGATGGTAAAGTTTGATATTTTAGGACTAAGAACTTTGACAATTGCTCATAAAGCTTGCGAAAAAATAGGTATAAATTTTGAAGACGTAGATGAGAATGATAGCTCAATTTATGAAACACTTCAAAATTTCAATTATCCAGTTGGTCTTTTTCAAATTTCTGCAGAAACTAACTTCAGGGTTTGTCAGCAAGTCAAGCCCTGCAACTTAGACGAATTATCTGATGTTGTAGCTCTTGCAAGACCAGGGGCCTTACAATTCACTGATGATTATATTAACCAAAAACATTCGCCAACAGAGCTAAACCTACACGACGAACTAGACAAGATATTATCTTGGTCTAAAAATGTTATACTTTATCAGGAGCAGTTGATGCAAATCGCCAACAAAGTGTTTGGTTTGACTTTAGATGAGGCTGAAACTCTTCGCAGGATAGTCGGAAAAAAGAAAGCTGACCAAATGGCTGAGTGGAAAGATAGGGTTTACGAGTCTGGTGCTAATAATGGTATTAGCGATGCTATTTGTGATTTTTATTGGGGAGCCTTACAGGCTTCGGCTGATTATTCTTTTAATAAGTCTCATAGTTTTGCTTATGCTAACTTAGCTGCTAAAACAGTTTATTTAAAATATAATTATCCAAAAGAGTTTTTCTTGAGTGTTCTTGAGTGCTCTGAGTTCGAACCCGAACCCCTTAATACAATAAATGATGTTAACGAAGAACTATCTTCATTTGGTATTAAATTACTTCCACCAAGTTTATTTAAGTCTGGTATAAATTTTCAAATTGAAGGTAAAAATATCCGTTATGGTTTGAATAGCATAAAGGGGATATCTCAAAAAGCTTTAGAAAGCCTTGTTGACTTTAGAGGTTGTGAATTTAATAATAAGTATGAAGTTTTTTCTGCTGCCAAACAATGTAAAATAAACATATCAGTATTGTCAGCCCTAATTCAAGCTGGAACAATGGAAGAAGAACGAAGTAGTCGGAGTAGATTAGTTCTTGAAGCTCAGGCTTTTAATTTACTTACAGACAGAGAGAAAAGAAATTTTGTTAAAATAGGTGATCGATTTGGTTACGATATTTTAAATTCAATATCAGAAGTGGTTACTAAATTAGTTGTTGGAGATGACAATAGACCAATAATGTCCGAGAAAAGATTTGGGACATTTAAAAGCAAGTTTTTAAAATATAGAGTTATATATAATGAAAACACAAAACATGAAAAGTTTACAAACTGGTGGTATGAAAATAGCTTGTTGGGTTATTCTTATTCTTATTCTTTAAGAGAATGCTTTGAAGACGATTACGGCATGCTTAATTCCTTGAGAGATGCTTCTGATTTATCAAATACAGATAATTTTAAATGTGTATGTCAGGTTAAAGATTTTTTTGTTAGGATATCATTGAGTGGTAATAAATACATGATAGTTGATGTTTCTGACAACACAGCATCAACAAAACTTTTATTGATGGATAATTCCAGAGAAGATAAGTTGACAAACTTTTTAGAACATAGTAAGCTCAAGAAAGACGATATTGTAGTTGTTAACGCCACCAAAAGCGATGGAGATTCTAGCTTCATAAACACAATTAAAATAATTGACACTAAAATACTAATGAAACTTAGAGACATAAAAAAGAAATGAATATAAACGCCTTTACTCCTCAGATACAATCCGTTCTGCAAGAAGCTGAGAATACCGCAATAAAAATGCATCGTCACTGTGTTGATATGGACTTATTTTTTGATAACTTCTTAGACAATTTAAGTTTGTCTTGTCAGAATATACTCGAAGACAACAATTTAAAACAATCTTTATATAATGCAAGTGATGAGGTCATTTCCAAGAAAAAGAAAACAAAGAATTGTTCATCTAATCACTGCAAAGACTTGGTACAATTTTTTAACAACTGTTGCGAATCAGCAAGTGAAATGTTTGGTCTTGACTATGTTCCCCCAGAAATTGTTTTTCTTAATTTTTTAGATATAGACTTAGCCCCCAAAGCTGTAAGTTCTGTAATATTAAAAGATAAAGATTTAGTTGATAAATTAATAACAGAAATAACATTTTCTTTAAGCGATGTTGATATATCTATGCTCTCATTACTTGAAGAGGAGATAAGTAATAGTTTGCTAACTGCAAATAACGAATCGAAAAAACTAGAAATGTTTAAAGATAATGAAGTGCTTTCTCAATTTGCAGAAAACTTAAACATAAAAGCTTCCAATAATAAATTTGATAAAATTGTTGATTTTGATGATAAAATTTCAGAAATAGCTACTATATTATGTAGGAAAAAGAAGCCTAATGTAATTTTAGTTGGCACCGCTGGAACTGGTAAAACATCTTTAGTGGAGGGTCTTGTAAATAAAATAGTTAATGGAGAAGCCCCAGAGCTTCTTTCTGATAAAGTTATTTATTCCGTAAGTTTGTCTAGCATGGTTGCAGGAACAACCTATAGAGGGCAGTTCGAGCAACGTCTAGAAGAATTCGTCAATGAAGCTAAAAAATATGATAACGTTGTATTATTTATAGACGAGATTCATACCCTTGTTGGTGCAGGTGGTTCTGGGGGCTCTAACGAGTCTCTCGAGGCTTCTAACATATTAAAGCCAGAATTAGCAAGGGGTACTATTAGTTGCATTGGAGCTACTACAATAAAAGAGTATAACGCTACTATTAAAAAGGATAGCGCCTTAGACAGGAGATTTGAAAGAGTTATAGTGAGAGAACCTTCTAAATTTCAAATGAAAAAAATATTACCAACAATAATGTCTCACTACGAAGATTTCCATAATGTTAAGTACTCTACCGAGTTTACTGAAAATGTTATAGAATATTGTGAAAAATTCAGCCCCAACAAGCACTATCCAGATAAAGCTGTTGATGTTGTTGACCACTGTGGAGCTCAAGCTAAGGTTTCTTATTTTGGATTAATCTCGGAAAAAAATAACGATGTTCCTTTGGTCGAGCTTAATCATCTATCATCTTTCTTCTCTAGAAAAGAAAGCCCTTTATCAGATATTTCGCGTTTAGACGAAATGTTTTTTGATTTAGGTAAAAAATTTGCTGGTCACAATAAATTAATAAACCAATTAAAAGAAAAAATAATAATTTCAAATTACAATATAAGTTCAAATGGTCTTAGCCCTAGCGTTTTTTGTATTAACGGAGGAGCGAAAAGAGGAAAAACACATCTTATGTCGACTTTCAAAGAAAACTTTGAGCGTTCTGGGGCTAACGTATTAAAATATAATGGAATTCATTTTTCAGACCCCTATTCAATTAATAAAATAGTATCAGTCGAAAATGGAGCTTCTTCATTGTGTCAAAAAATATTAATGTATCCTAATAGTATTATCATTATTGATGACTTTGATTGTATACACCAATCATCTTTGGCTTTGTTTGCTCAGATATTTAAAGATGGCAAACTAGAACTCGAAAACGGAGATTGTGCAGACTTTTCTCATTGCCGTTTCTTTATAACAAGCAAAATACTTTCTGAGAACAAACTTGGCTTTGGTAGTTCCGAAGAAAACCAAAAGTCAGCCATAATACCAGAGCTTGCATCCAAGTTCAGCGCCAACCTCTTTCTTCATGGTTTGAATGAGAAAGCTCTTCGCAGAGTCTTGTGGAACAAACTCAACAGAATAAAAAGTGGTCTATCAGTAAAGAGTGTTGACCTTGATTTTAATTTTGATTTTATTAAAAAATTTACAAGAGCCCAATCTAAAAGCAAACCAAAAATTGAGAGCTTGTCTGAATCCTTTGATTCCAAGATTAACAAATATGTTCAAAACAGGCTAATTAAGGGTGACAAAAAAATAAAGCTAAAAAACATCAAATAAGTCATTGACAAATATACCATTTCAGACTATAATGACATTTATGAAAGCAACAACAAAACAACAACGTTCCGCCCTCAAATCAATCACCAATTCAAAAGGTCGTTTTTTCGGGCTGTATACAAACCAAGGTAGTGTTCATAACGCCCAGTTTATTGGGCAAACGGATAACTACATTACAGTTTATGATCGCAACCTAGGTCGTAATATCAAGCTAGCTAAGACTAGTGTTAAGTCTGTTAATATTGGGTAGACATGAGCGGCAGAAGATCTAAATATCTAAGAAAAATTCTTGGCATTGAAATCAATGACACTAACTCAATTTCTAGACGAGTTTATCGTAGAGTTAAAAAGAAATATACAAAACTAAACAAAAACGAAAAATCAAAATTCAAAATTAAAGATTATGTTTGACGAAGAAACAACAACACAACCAGCTGAAAAAAAAGCTGAAAACAAATGGACCGAGCGTGAGCTTGGAGCGCTTTGGCGAGTAGACGGAAAAAACCAGTCTTTTTATTCTGGCAATATCAAGGTAAACGGAGATGAGTACAAGATTGTATGCTTCCCTAATAAACACAAGGAGGAGGGTTCTAATCAGCCAGATATTCGGATCTACAAAAGTGAAGAACAATAAAACGAGTTATGTCAGAAGAAAAAGATATTGAAAACGAAAAAGTCGAAGAGCTTAAAGCTAAGATACACGAAGGTTTAGTAGCTTCTCTTTCTTTTGCTGAAGTCGTTCAAGTAATGAATGGTATGCTGGTAAAGGAATCTCAACAAAGGGTTGAGAACATGTCTGAAGATGAATTGAGCCAAGCTATTAGCGAGCTCGAACAGACTGCATCAGAAAATACTACTGCTTAATTAAACAAAAAGCCCCCAAGCAACAATTCTTGGGGGCTTTTTTAAAAAACAGGTGTAATAATTTCAAATGGAATACGATTTTTCAAAACAAGCAAGAGATTTTTTAGAAACTCAATCAGCTAAAAGATCTGGTCCTAAAAGCTCATCACAAACTGCTTCTAAACCTAGCGAGAAAAAAAGTGGCTCAGATAAAAACGAAAAAGGAAGCGCTGGTAAAAAAGGCGAGAAGATAACTTTTTCTGAAAAAGTCGAACAGTCTTTGAAAAACAAAGTCAAAGAGCATAACGATAAGCAATCTAAAAAAGTAACCCTATCTCAATTAAAAAAGATTTACAGAAGAGGTGCTGGGGCATTTAGTTCTAGTCACAGACCAAATAAAACTAGAGGTCAGTGGGCTATGGCTAGGGTTAATATGTTTTTGAAAATGATGAAAGGAGATAAGGTTAAAGACTCTTATCGTAAAGCAGATCAAGATGTGGCTAAAGCTAGTGAAGACTATTATGTTGAGAAGGAGGGCGAGGCATTTATCTTCTTTGAAGAGATAGATTTTGCTCTTGCTCGTTTAGACTTAGTTAGAGTTGATGCTTTGGAAGAATCAAACTCAGAAGCAGAGGACTTAGAATATTCTGAAGCTGAAAAGAAAACTTTAAACAAACCTTTCAGACTTAAAGGTGGAAAGAAAAAGTTTGGAGTTTATGTTAAAAATCCTAAAACAGGTAATATAATAATGGTTAAATTTGGCGACCCAAATATGGAAATCAAAAGAGACAACCCTGATCGTCGTCGCAGCTTTAGGGCTAGACATAAGTGTGATACAGCTAAGGATAAAACATCTCCTCGTTATTGGTCTTGTAAAATGTGGAGCAAAAAGCCCGTGAATAAATCTGTATCTTCTGAAGCTCTTGAGTGGGATGAAGAAGAGGTGTTAAGTGAGTGGGGCTGGGATGAGTCATCTGTTATAGAAAACGAAGACTATTTCAAAGGCTACGATCACTTAAAAGACTGTAAGGTAGTTGAAGACCTAGAATTTTAATTTTTCATGAGTAAATTTGTAAAACCAAAGATTAGTTCTCACATTAAAGAGGGTAAGCCTTGCTATAAAGCTTCTTATTCAGATGATAATGGTGATGTATATGAACTTTATTCTAATTCAGCCGATAACGCAATAAGAGATTGGTTTTCTAAGTTTGGAAGACTGCTCAACGTTGAAAAACAAAAGGGCTGATGTTAATTTTATTTTAAACCCGTGCGGTTTATTTTGTTGACAATTCTAAAAATTCTTCATATAATACCAATATGATGAATTCATACGAGACCATTAATATTAAAATAAGCATTGATGATATTTTCGAATATGCAGTTGGCAATTCCGTTTTTTGCCCTATAGAGAGACAAATAGATTCTGAGAGGTACGCCACTTACGACCCTTTTATTTACGACTCTATTGAAAAGAGAATGATAGATCAGGACCCTTTTTATAAATATTTTTCTGAGCAAGTTTCCAAACTAAGGAGCTTATCTAGCGATATGAGTGCAGAGGAAGTTTATAGAGTCTGCGAAGAACTAGAGGAAATCGCACCGAGAACAATAAAACTTTAATTTCTTTATTGAACCTGCGGATCTATTATAACCTTAAGGAGAGTGACCTATGTCCATTCTTAGTGCTGGCACACCATGACCTATAACAGCTAAGTTCCTGAAGGAGGATGGACCCCCCAAAGTTATTATAAAGTTCGATTTTGTCAGGATCATCATGTCTATGGCTGCATCTTCTTGGGATATTAAATCTCTATTCATATAGTCTCCATTTGACTTCGGTCTTGACGAATGCCATATTTTAAATTTAGAATTTTCAATTAAATAATTAAACACTTCTTTGTTGTCTGTAGACAGGAAAACATCTTCAATTTTAAAATTGACTATCTGATTTATCATCTCGGGAGCTGGAGCTCTTGTTTGCCAATTACCTCTTACGTGTATAGATGTAAAATTATTTCTCTTCGGCATTCTATCCTCTAAAGATTGTTTTAGTTTTATTTTTTGAGCACACTCCTTGTAAAGCTGCCAATATTCGTCGGTGAAGCCTTTATCTAACCATTTCAAATGTTTCTGTAGACATCGTTTAACGCTAAAATCCCAACCAGTGAAAGTCTCATCTTCATCAATATTTCTTGCATAGCTTGGGTCGATTAAATCCAAACCTTCTATAGGCTTATATAATTGTTCAAAACTTGCTCTACATCCAAAAGTAGGTTCCCAAAGCAAAAGTGGTTTCATATTATTTATTTTAGATATAGCATATCCAGAACAAATTGTTGTCAACCTATTACCTAATCCATTTTTTTTAATTCCGCAATTTAAAATAATTTCTTTCATTTTTTATTTCAATGCATAAAGATACCTTCCATTTAAACAGTTAATTTCTTTATAGTTGTTTTTTTCTAACCATAAATCTATTTCTTTTTCATGTTTAGTTTTTTTTGTTTGTATTATTTTTGGCTTACTTATTAAACTCTCCAATACATTAAACTCTTGACCTTCGGAGTTTATACTTAGTAAGTCGATTTTTTCATTGTCAAAAACCACAAAAGGAAAACATTTTATGTATTGATTATCTTTCGTCAACTTTCTATCTATTTTTTTTGCATTCTTAGTTAAACTCATTTTAACCAAATCATTATCTAAGCTGGACTCATTTTTTTTGTTTTTCAAAAAGAACCCGTCAGTCTCATATAAACCTATCGCTGCATTGCACAAGCTTCCCTCGAACCTTTTTTGAGTCATGCCAAAAACCTCTATATTTGGTTCTATATAAATTTTATTTTTTGCTTTTATATTTTGTATCTCTGAATTCAACCCAACGCCTACCTCGCAAGCCGTATCTATATCTAAATTATATTCTTCACAATATTTTGATATTTGATCTTTTACTATATTGGTATCATATTTTAAGCCTATAAAGTCTTTACCATTGTCTTTCTCAAATCTTGTAGCTACTTCAAATCTGTTGTTTAAATACTTTATAGTTTCTTTTGTGAAGTTCCCATCACTATAGTTTATATAATATAGGTGATCTTTATCTTTTTCAGCTATGTTGACTGCAGAATTAGCTATTACTTTTCTTAAATGATCAACACAATTCATTCTTCTTGGCCAGTCTAATTTACTTAATATCCAAGTTTCAAATGGCTTCTTATTTGTCATTTCTCCACGTATATCTCCAAGATCATTTCTGGACTCTTGTATAATATCATAATTATACCAGTAAGGTCCATGAGGGGTAGAATAATCCCAAGCTTTTATACCTTCAACGGAGAGATTTGCTCCTATTTCTTTTAACCATCTACCCCAAACAGAATCAGGAGTATGGTTGAAACTTTTGCATGGAGTTATTTTCATCTCCTCTTCGCTGTTTTTTCTTGTTAGACAGCAATCATCATAAAACCAAAAAAATCCCTTAGGGTTCTTTTTAGAAGCTAGATAAACACATTCCTTTAAATCAGCATTTGTTTCTATTAACTCAACACCATGTAACCAATCTGGTATTTTTCTTCCAATTATTTGTACTTTGTATTTTCCTTTAAAATATTTATTTATACTCCTCAAGGCATACCTTAACTCAGTATCGTTGCCATCTTTTCCTCCGCCATGATGAAGTGGTATTACTATTTTAGTAATATTCATTTTTAATAAATTTAAGAAGAAACCGTTACCGTTAAATTTGCCCCAGAATATATTCCTCTGACATCGCACGGATCATCACTACCAAAAAACTCTTCTGCTTGACTCCACGTATTTGAGGCTCCCATGAAATACCACAAACCCTTATCGTTATCCCAATCTAAAATAAACTGGAAGTATTCTTCTTCTGGATCACTTTCATTAACGCTTGTTTTGGAATAGCTGCAGTCTTGCCTTATTTCGTGCCAGCCATCCCAAGGTTGCCCAGAAGAAATTAATATTCGCTGTTGGTTGCAACAGGCGACTTGTGATAAGCTAACGCTAGGCAGTGAAAACATATTCATATAAACAGAAGAAGAAGAAGGAGTATAGCTCGAAGAGGAACTGGAAGCAGAACTGGAAGCAGAACTAGAAGCAGAGCTAGAAGCAGAGCTAGAAGCAGAACTAGAAGCGGAGCTAGAACCAGAGCTAGAACTAGAGCTAGAGAGGCTACTAGAGCTTTTTGATGATCCGTGATGATTTGCCATATCTGAAACTCTATTATTTGTCTCTCAAATATTCATCTTCCTCTTTAAAGTGGTCCATGAAGTTTAGCATTCTCTCATTTGCTAAAAAGTCATCTTCCGATTTTTGTTCGAACTTTAAATCTAGAAATCCTTTTCTTATACCAGTTATTTTGACTACTATTCTATTTGGTCTATTCCAAGGGAATAATGAAGAATTGACTTTAATACTTGCGTTGTCATCTATACTTAAACCTACAGCACAAGGTTTATCTGTTGAATAACCTATTATTTCCAATGTACCTTTTTCACAAACCGATCTGAATTTTTGGCAAGTTTCCACACTCCAGTTTTTCTTATATTTTGGTCTTTCTATAATAACAACATCTTCAAACCTAACATCTGGAGCTTCCATACAGTAAAGCGCGGCAAACCCACTCTTGTACCAGTTGACGGGGACTATACATGATTTAGAGCTGGAAGAAGAACCACCACTTGATGATGATGATGATGGACATTCTTCTACACTAAGCACAATTTCGGAATCACCATCTTCTACTAAAACTCTATATTTCATTTCCCCACTACATTCACCCCCAGCAATAGCCTTGATCCCTAGAACAGGATTGTCGCCAGTATAACTCGCATAATCTAATATGGCAGCATTATTATCCCCCTGACTCGACAGTTGTTTGAATTTTCTACCCCAAAATTGTATATTATCTCTTATGTAAAATTCGTCAATACTCGCCCCCTTCATCTTTAAAACCTTAAAGCCGAATTCTGTCATTCCATCTGCACTACTCTCCCATTCTCCTCCGCAAGAAAATTCTGCTTTATCATTTGTTGGCTCCTCCTCTTCTTCTAATTTAGCGCTTTCTATTTTGCCGTATTCATCTTCTGTTTTAATTAGAACACAAAATGTTTTTTCTTCTGTTTTGGCAATAGTGTATACCTCACCCTCCATATTTTCGATTGCAATCGGCTGGTTTCTTGATTCAACAGACCTACAGTCAAGGACATAAGCTTGAGTAAGACCAAATGTTATTTCTGTTCCGTCATTACTAATTATATAAGGCTCGAACGGGAAAGCTAATGTTATTGGATCGTTTGATCCTCTTAGATTGCTGATGTTGTTAACAGATAATTCCATATTATATTTCCTTTATATTTATAATTTCTCCTCTTTCGTCATAAAAATACAAATTATCAAAATCAGAGAAATTTATATAATTTACTTGCTTTATTCTTTTCTCTACAGCAGTTGAAGCTAAACTATAAAAATATTTTCTACCACCAGATCTTATGGTGCCATCTGGGTATAAAAATTCTTTTTCTGCAAAATAACAATCTTTCATTTTGGTACCAGACCATACTTCTATGTAAGCAAATTCGTTATCAAAATCATGCTTTTTGGTTTCTAATTTTATTGTTTTTTTAAGTACAGTTTTCATTTTCTTTTCTTTTCTGTATAAACATAGCTTTTGCTAGTATCATGTAGTTAACTACATCTTCACATGCATCATACACACTTTCATCGCTAACTTTTAATTCGCCGTCTTCTGTAAAGCTTCTTATCCTTTGTATCTTATCCATGACTCGCATCATTATCCCTAAAATTGGGTCTACACCTAATATTTTAGAGCTTTTGAAGTTGGCAAATATATCACTGCTCTTTTCTCCACCAGTATAGTCGGAGTTTTTCTTGAGCATGATTTCTAGACATTTTTTTGAAGTTTCTTCGTGTATTTTTTTTAGTTCTTTTAAATCCATATAACAATTATAACATAAAAATAACTGTATTCAACAATAATATACACTGATTTTTAATTTCCAGTTCTCCAAATATAATACCTCATATTTCTTCTGATGCATTGTTTAAAGAGCGAATTTTAGTTTGATTAATTGCAAATTATTTTTTAAACAAAAACAATAAAATATATTAAATGCCAGCGTCGTTTATGTTCCCATATAGTATGTGGCTGTGTATAAGATTTATATGACAGATTCATCTACACAGACAAGCCTATTAAAGACTATAGGAGCCCTTGGAGCTATAAGAGTTTCCAGCGCTGATGAAACAATAACTGGAAGCTTTATGGCTATCCATGCACTTGCAGATACAACAATTTTAACTAATACAGAGGGTAATATAGATAACTTTGTAGGCACTGTTATTTCTACTGGAGACGTTATAGTCGGTGAATGGACTACTTTGAGGATTTCAGGAGAAGCCATCATATACAAGGGGTAAAAAATGAGATTTTTAAATTTATCTCTCAATTGCATACAAAGGCACATAAGATCAACAGTTTCTGTTATTTGCTGCGACTACCTTTGGCAGGATAATATATTATGGAAAGATAATTGCTCTTGGAGCGAATCATAAACAACAACACTAAATAAAAACAAATTTTTAAAAAATGTCTCAACAAAACTTTACACCAACTGGGGGCTCCACTCACTTAGACGCAAGAACCATTTATAACGCCAATGCTGATGATGCAGAATCTAGGTTGGCTATCTTGGAATCATCAACAGTTATAGCCTCTGACATAGACTCAGAGACAGCCCCAGACAATTATGTTTTAACAGCAGATGGAGCTGGTAACACAGCTTGGGAAGCTGGTGGAGGTGGAGGAGCGCTTTTTAATGTTGCTCTTGTTACTGGAGTTACACACACACAAGTAAACACCGATAGTCACCACTTATACGATGACACTCTTTTGGGAGATGACAATGGTGGCAGTGGTAGCGGTAGTGGTAGCGGTAGTGGCAGCGGTGGAAGTAGCGGACCCTGTATAGTTGTAGATCTATTACCTACAGCTCAACATATTGGAGTTACACATCATAAAAAAATAGGCGACTCCTGCGACATTCTACTTTTACCACCAAGTGGAGTTTTGTTCGATGGCTTGGAAAGTGATGGTCTTGTTAGCGGTTATTCTTTAACTTCGCAACATGAGTCAATATCAATATTTACTGACGGCACAGATTACTTTATACAATAATGAGTCACACACCAAAAGTTCCACCTATAGCAAAATCAACAGCAGAATTACCTTTAAATGCTGATGATGGAACTATTGCTTTTGATACATCCAAAGAAAAAACTGTAGTAATCAAGAACAATAGCGTAGAAGACATCTCTGGTGGAGATCCTAGTGTTGTAGGGACGCCATCAATTGTGTTTTTTCAAGGTGGTCGTGTAGAAACAGTACAAGGAGACTTTGTCGGACTGGACAAAATATATAATAATCCAACATTAGGAGACAAGGTTAATTATTTGGTTATAGGATCATCTTGCACAGAGATACAAAATCAATGTTTTTTATTTAACGCATTTGGAGAAGGAACTACAGGAGACTTTACACTGACTATACCACCAAATTTAAAGAAGATTGGAAATGGTTCTTTTAACAATATCGATGATGTGGCAACTACTTGCGGGATAAAATTAAAATTTACCGAAGGCTTAGAATATATTGGCTTATCTGGATTTTCTAATAATGAGAGAATAACAGGAGAAATAAAATTACCAGATAGTTTAACTTTTATTGGTGCTTTTGCTTTTTCACAAATAGGAAATGCTACAAACCCTATTAATAAATTTACATTTGGCTCTGGTCTTACGGCAATAAGCTGGAGATGTCTTGCATCTTCGTATATAACTGATATAGTAATACCAAACGGAGTAAAGACGCTCGAAAATTCATGCTTCATGAATATTACTGTATTAGCAAACCTTACAATACCTTCTAGTGTTGATAATATTGAAAACGAATTCATAGCTTATAGCTCCTCTCTTACATCACTGAACTGTTATGCCGTGAAAGAGGCTTTTGAAAGCCAATCTCTTTTAAACTCTTCTATCATAACTATTCACGCTAGAATAAACGATAGCTCATGGACTGCTGGCTCTGGTCAAACAATTGGTGGTAAATCAGGAATTGAAGTAATTAAAGATTTAACTTAAAAATAAAAAATAAAAAATGAAATATGCAATTTTATATAGATCTGGGTACATCTTAGAAATAAGAGATACAGAACCCACCGAAGAAGATCTTGCACCAGAATATTTAACATTTGAAGAAATTTCAGATGAGGATGCGGTAACATTTGAATCTTCAAGTGAATCAATGCATTATATCAATGGTTCTTTGATGGATGAAAAATCATACAGAGACTACATTGAAGTCAGAGCTTTAAATGAAAAAATAGACAAGGATTTTCCCGAAGATCTTGAAGGTGCAAAAAAAGTTTCAAGAAAGTATTTTGCGAATAAAAGGTATCAATTTGAAGTTGGTGGTATTGATGTGGGTGGTCTTGAAGTTAGAACTGACAGACTTACAGTTTCAAGAATTTATCAAGCAGACCATCTTGCTTCAGCTGATCCAACTTTTGCTACAGAGTGGAAGCTTGGTGATGGTTCGTTTATTACTGTAGATGCAACTTTAATTGGTCAGCTTTCAGCATCAATAACTTCGCACATTCAAAACTCTTTTTCTAGAGAGAGAATCGCAAATCAAGGTGTAGATGCCGCCACAACAATCGAAGAACTAAAAGCTGTAGAGTGGTAAAATGAGTCACACTTCACAAAGTCCCGTATCAAAATATTCAACCGCAAATCTTCCGACTACTGCGGATATTGGAGCTATTGCTTACGACACTGATAAAGAGCAACTTGTTTTTTTTGAGTCTGGCGGCTTCTGGAATAGTCTTGGAGGTGCTGGCGTCGATGCGCTTACTGATACGTATATTATAAACGCCACTACAAATGAAATAAAATCAATATCTGGAGATGTACCCCAAGATTGGGGTGTTAGCAGTATAGATTTTAGGAGTTTAATAGTTGGAAGTAGCGCTGAAACTATTGGCAGAGATGCTTTTAACAGGCAATCATGGTATGGATATGAATTTACAGGTAATTTAAATATACCGATTGGGGTAAAGTATATTAAACAAGGTGCGTTTTTTTCAAATGACTTTACTGGTAAGCTTATTTTGCCAGAAGGTCTTATAGAGATAGAAAGTTATGGTTTAGGGCTTTTGCAGGATATGGATGCTGGATCACTAGACGAAGCGGGTATGGTTATACCTTCTAGCGTTACCAGTATTGATTCATGGGCTTTTGCAAGTAACCCTATAGTGAGAATTGATTGTTATGCACCAAAATACGCGTTTAAAGTAAATTCCTTGAGTACCAATACCGTTTTGCAAACTATTCATGTTCCAATTAATGATACTACATTCACAGCAGGACCAAATCAAACAGTTGGCGATAAAACAGGACTAGAAATAATTAAAGATTTATAATAATGTCTCACACAACTAAAAATCCAGCACTAAAATATACAACAAGTGATTTACCTTTAGACTCACCTGTCGGGACTTTAGCTTACGATACAACCGAAAATGTTTACAAATCCTTTGGAGGTTCTTCATGGAGTAAGCTACAGGGAGGTGCTGGAAGCTCTTCTTATTCTATTCATAGTGACGGTAAGATTGATACTATTTACGGAGATATTCCACAACAATATTATAGAATTTCAAATGATATCGACTCTATGATAATAGGATCATCATGCACTAGCATATCTAAGCAAGCTTTTGATAGTTCTAGTCTTTCTAAAATAATTATACCTAGTACTGTAACTACAATAGGTGAGGAGAGCTTTTCATATTGTTCCTTTGATAGCAATGGTCTTAATCTCACAGAAGGTTTATTAACAATTGAAACATTCGCGTTTTTTCAGGTTACTTACCCAGACCAATCCATAGATATACCAAGTACTGTTATTGAAATAGGTAGTAGCGCGTTTTCCTCCTCTAATATTACGAATTTAAATTGTTATGTTGAGTTTGATGTTATAAATTCATCAAATAGCTTAAGCGCCTCAAATGTAACAGCCATCCACGTTCGCTCAACCGACTCAACTTGGACGGCTGGGGGTGGTCAAACCATTGGAGGTAAGACAGGTATTACCGTAATTAAAGATTTATAAGTTGAGAAGCTACGCTTTCTTGGTTATAATTAGTAATGAATAAAGCTAGAAAGATACCTGTATTTTTCCATATTCCAAAAAACGCTGGTACTTTTGTGTTGAATAGGCTTTTTGCCTACGGCATGGCTTTAAATAAAAAGGACCATGAAAGAACTTCTAATAAAAGAATACATATATTAAATGATGGCGATATAGCTTACAGGTTAATTGTTTTTGACCTGAATGACACATGCAATACAGACGATAGATTTAATCAAGTCTCAGAGCGTCTTTTCGAAATAGACATAAAAAAAATAACACAAGAACTAATAGAAAGTTTTTGTGTTTTTGCTTTAGTTGTTACTGATATAAGTTTTAATAAATACGAAGAAGAGATTTTTCCATTTATGCCCAAAGAAGCTGAACTTTATAAGCTTATTCCTTTAAGAGATGCTTTTTCTAGAGCTGTATCTATTTTCAATTATTCCAACAGCAAGAAATCTTCTCACGAAAAAATACACGGCTTATATAAAGACTATTCCCTTGAAGAGTATTTGCGTTCAGGAGAAGTCGAAGAATCTTGGCTAATAAGAAAGTTATTAGGATTATCTGATGATCATTACATAAGCCAGAAAAACTTTAACGAGGCTTGCAAAATACTTGATGATTTTGAGGTTTTTGATTACAAGGACTCACAGAAACTTATCGAAAACTTCTTTTTAAATTTTTATAACTTCAAACAAGAAAATATGCAGTGGATATTTGACTTGTGGTGTCCAATTTATAATAAAAACAAAAAAAAATCTACTTGCTCGATAGAAGATTTTAGTGATGAGGTTAAAGAATTGTTTCTTGAGAAAACCTTCTGGGATAATAAATTATATAAAAAATACAAATACATAGAAAAGCAATCAAAAAACGGCAAGATTGTAAACTGTTTTTATAATGGTTCCACAAGCGGGTTTGGAGATTTTTTAAGAGGCTCGATCCATTTATATAATCATTGCAAAAGTAAAAACTTAGATTTTGATGTAGATATAAGTAACCACCCAATAAAAAGATATTTCAATTTTAATAATGACCAGAAGATACCATACTTCATGATAAATGACTACCAAGCTTTGGCTTTGAACTCAGCTAATTTTTTACACTCTCTTAAATCACAAGTGACAAGCTGCCTTAATTCAACAAAAAAAGGAGAAGTAAAATATATATTCTCGAACCTTCATCAGTGTGTTTTAAGTGGCAACAACATAATTAAATATCAAAACAAGATGCCTAAACTTAACAAAAAATGTTCAGAGTGGTTTCAAAATAAATTTACTTTTTGCAAGGAGGTTGAGGATTCTTCTTCGTTGATAATGAATCAAAACAATATAAAAAAGGGGGGATTTGATATTTTACACTTTAGGTTAGGTGATATAGAATCCTTTTCAGAAGATTTTGATAAAGAGGAATTGCTACCTAGATACAAAGAATTACTTAAGAAATGCTTGGATTACAAAAAGGAAAACAAAAAACCGACTATGATAATTTCTGATTCAAATCACTTCAAAGAATACATAAAAAATAAAACTGACGATTTTATTATACCTCATTTAAAAAGTAATCACACCCAACAATCTCCGTGTGGGTTCAATGGATCAACAAACTTTAACGAAGAAAGTCTTTTCCATACTGCTTTAGATATGAAACTACTTAGTTCCGCCAGAAACGTAGAATCAAGAAGTATATACTATCATGGTTCTGGTTTCGCATTTTGGATTTGCAAAATTCATAACGTGCCTTTTAAAATGAAAATAATAAAATGAATAACGACATACATGAAAATGATTATTCAGAATTTATTTATGATTATATAAATAAAGATGTCGGATTTTATGTTGATATTGGAGCTTTTGACGGGATCAAAAACAGCAAAACTCTTTTGTTTGAAAAAAAGGGATGGGGTGGTTTATGTATAGAGCCTCAACCAACAAGCTTTAAAAAACTGGAGAAAAATAGATCTTGTGAAAAGAAAAACTTACTGATAAGTTATTACAATGGTTATAGCGATTTTTTCTATTCAGAAAAAGCTCCAATGACAAGTAGGGTTAGTCTTGAGGGAGTTACAAAAAGAATACACCGCATGGATGATGTTAAAAAATTAAATATTAAGTGTTGTAAATTAAATTGTTTGTGCAAAGAACTAAAAATATCAACAATAGATTTTTTGAAGTTAGACACAGAAGGGCATGATGCTAAAATAATTAATTCTTTAGACTTTGCCGAACTTAATATTTCTGTGATAATGTACGAACAGTGGGTTAGACAAGAAGAAAAGGAATATAAAAACGCCGAAATAAAACTTGCAAGAAGTGGGTATAAATTAATTCATTATAACCAAGAGAATAAAATATGGAGCAAGATTTAAAAACATCTATAGTAATTATAACTTACGACAAGGATCTGGAATTTCTTAAGTATAGCTTGAAATCAATAGCTAAATTTTGTCGCTTTTACAATGAAGTTGTTGTCGTTATAGATCAACACGAAAATGATTGTTTGCAAACTCAGAAATACCTTGAATCTATTGGGCAGAAATACTTCATAAACAATGACGCAAAGCATATACCCATAGGTTACATAAGGCAGCAGCATATGAAATATTTTATGGAAGAATACTTAGATGATGCTGATTATGTTTGTTCTGTTGATAGTGATAATATTTTTTATGGCGACAATAAACCGTCTTGTTTTTTTAAAAATGGGTTACCAATAATTGGCATGCAAAAATGGTCTGATATGCCAAATAAGTCTTTTAAACAATGCACAAACGAAACTCTTGGTTTTAATTCTGATTATAACTTCATGAGAAGAATGCCTCTTGTTTACCCTTTATGGCTTTTTAAAGAGGTTAGAGATTACATTGAAGCTAAACATAGTCAAGGTTTTTTAAGTTATTTTAAAAACCTAAAATATACATCAGAATACAATATATTAGGAGCTTATGCTTATAGATTCCATAGAGACTCTTTTTATTGGGTAGATGTAATTAAGAATAAAGAGGAGTGGACAGGGCTTTCGGTGCCATGCACTCAATACAGTAATAGAGAAAAAGCTCAACCGAATCGTTATGTAGACTTGTCTAAAAAAGGCAATGTAATAGAAAAAATATTTTAAAAAATGTTAATATCACATAAAAATAATTTTGTTACCATAGACATACCCAAGACAGGAACAAGAAGTTTAAGGCAGTCTTTAGAGCCATTGGGAGTAGTTGATATTACAGGATCTCCAACTGGAGAATTTAAACAACATGGGGATATAAGATCCTGCGAACAAGCTTTTAAAAGAAACAACTGGGATTTAGATAAATACCTTAAATTTTCGGTAGTTAGAAACCCTTGGAAAAGATACGTCTCCTATTTAAATTATTATTTTGATGATATAAATGATCTTAAAAAGAAAACACCTGAGTCAAAGGATTGGAGCGATGAAAGGACCCAGCAAGCATACAAACAAACAGACATATTTAATAGTCTAAATGGTTGCAAAACTTCTTATTTAGAGTATATAATTAACTCTAAAGATTCGCAAGATTTTTATATTTTGGACTCTAACGGATGTTTAGCAGTAGATTTTTTAGGAAAAACAGAGTCACTAAATAAATATTTTAATCTTTTTTGTAAAAGAGTTGGTATAAAGGAATCTGCAGAGTTGGTTATCGGAAACAAAAGCAAATACTACAGAGATTACACAGACTATTATTCAGAAGAATTAGTTAAAATCGTAGAAGACAAGGAAGAGTGGGTTTTAAGCAATTTTGATTACAAGTTTGAATAATAAGTTGTGATTGCAAGTGTAATATATAATATACTATGTCTATTTTTAATGAGGTGAACAGCACTGAAGAACAATCAAGAAAAAAAGCTGAAAGAATCAAATTTTTAGCCCAGAATTTTTCTAAACAAGCTGTAAGATGTTGGGAAGAAATACATGAAACTTTTTATATGAGCAAAAACTGCGACCATATACTTGATTTTCTTGGCGAAGATGCATCTTCAGTAATAGAGTTCAACGAACAGCTGTTTGCTTTTATTCATGAATCTTTGTCAGGTAAACAACAATCATTGATTGACAAACTATTACTAAAGCGTACAGAAGAGCCAGATTTCGAAGTTAGTGATGACGGAAATGTATCAAGATCACAGTAATCATCTAAAGGGGTGTTTTTTGTGTATTATCTTGTAATATCTTATGCAGAATCAAGAGATGGAAAACAAGTTCGAAAATTTTTTTTACAAAGTCAAAAAAAAATGCTCAATGCACAAACATAAACATTTTTTTGATATATATGAAACACACTTCAATCAATTTTTAGGTAAAAACCCAAAAATTCTAGAAATAGGAGTTGGGCAAGGAGGCTCTCTTGAAATGTGGAATTATTACTTTGATGGGGAATGTGAAATATATGGTATTGATATAGATCCAGATTGTTTAAAGCATCAAGATACTCTTGGATTGAAAAACGTAGATATAACTATTGGGGATCAAGAAAGCAATGAATTTTGGGATAATTATCTTTTTGACAAGCCGAAATTTGACATAATCATAGATGACGGTGGACATACAATGAATCAACAAATCGTTACTTTCGAAAACACTTATGAAAAAATGTCAGAATCTGGAGTTTATTTATGCGAAGACGTTCAAACAAGTTATTTCCATGCTTTTGGAGGAGGATATAAATCAGAAGGTACGTTTTTAGAATATAGTAAGAACCTCATCGACGGTCTAAACAGCAACTATAGTGATCATTCTGGTGGAAATTTCATACCTTATAATGAAGATCGCTTAACGGCTATACACAAGTCTACAAAATCCCTTACATATTATAATGCCGTTTTGGTTTTTCAGCGGCAAAAGTACACAGAATATAAAGATGTTTTTTCAGTTTGAATAAATATTGAAATAAAACAGTAAGGTTGTTTCTTTTTTTAAATAGTATTCCCTGAATCACAAGAATGTGTATACATAAATATGGGCATGAAGCTTTTGACTATATTCGGGAACACTATAAGGGGCGGTCACGTTACATCCACAACTATCGGTTGCTGTTACGAACTTTGGAAAGATACTCAGGTTTGGCTTGATAATTGTAAATGGAAAGAGCCTGATGAAGTCGTTGGGGATTGTGTTGTTTGGTCAGAATCAGAACTCTGGGTTGAATCAGACCCCTTCTTAGTACAAGGAGTTTGGAATGCATCTGAAATTTGGGATCAAAGTTCAAACTGGTGTAATTGATTTTTCTTACTTTGCACTCAAGAACTTATTGATATTTTTGCGTAAAAAGAAAAATGGGTGATAGATAAGTTTGGTTGTGATTTCAATTTACATAGAACATTTCTTAAAGAAACGATTTATCGGAAATGTATCTTTTGATAATGTTGAATTTGTTGATTCAAAAGATGAGGCGGATTTCTGCATAAAAAAAGTTTTTTTTGATGATATAAATTCTGAGTTTTTTAAGAATAATTCAAAAACAATTTGTCTTATGCAAAGTATACCACATAAAAAAAGAGTTGATATCAGAAAAGGTTATTGCGTCGACAACAGAGTAGATATACCAACTATCAAGAACTTTTGCTTTAGTACTAATGATTTTTGTAATATACCATATCTCATCCCAACCCCAAGTGGTCCGATACGAAGCGGGTTTATATCACAAAAACCAAAATACTGGTTAGATTATAATATTAAAAATACAGATTTTTATAATAAAGTTTATTGGTGTGGTAGTAATTCTACACACGCAACACGAAAAGAGTTCTATGATTTTTACAATACTTTTGATGACGATAGATTTAATATAATTAAGTTTACGTCAAATGTCTATCAAACCGAAACATCACCAAGTATATATACAGATTACATTGAAGAGTTATCTAAATCTGATATATCCTTTGTTCTAAGAGGAGACAAAACTTTTGCAAACAGTTTTTTCGATGTTATTATGGCGGGATGCATACCAGTTATGATTTCGTCTATGAATTATTTTGGCTGGGAAAACATATTTGAGAATGTAGATGATTACATGTTGAGGTTTGATTTAAGAGAACATTCTATGGAATATATTCATGAGCAAGTGGTGCTTCTCTTAGAGGATAAGGAACGAGTTCTTCGCATGAAAGCAAATATTGCAAACTTTTATAATAAATTCTTCAAACATTCTGCAAATTTTGGATTTGCGGAATTCCTTATAGCAAAGTGTATAGAGATATACAAAAACGATTTTGATATTGAGAAGATAGATAATGAGTTTATTTGTTCAGAGTTCTTAAAGCTTAAGGGCATAGATGGCAAGTTATAATTATAGAAGTAAAGTATAGAGGTCCTTTGAATAAATTCTGTGTATTATACTATAAGATGTCATGTGATACAGAAAAAACTATAACAGAAATCAAAAGAGGCTCCACTTTTGAGCAATCTTTGAGTTTTCTAGATGAAAACGAAGACGCAGTTAGCATAAGTGGTTGGACAGCAGAGAGTGATCTAAAAGTTTCTGTAGATCAAGATCCCTTATTATCTTTTGACATAGATGATTCTCTTTTTGTTAGTGGTTTGATTACAATATCAGCGGATTCATCTGAAACACTATCTTTACCAGCTAACTTTAATTTAGAGTATGATGTAAAATTAACTGACCCAAGTGGTTCTGTTTATTATACCGACACAATGTATCTTAAAACAAGCAGACATATAACAGACTAATGTCAGAGCCAATTAAAGTAAAAATTCAAAACTTAAATGGTTCGATTAAGACTGTTAAAGTTCAAAATAAATTAGCAGAAAGCGCAGTCACCTCTGTTGCGGGTAGAATTGGTGACGTTATTCTTAGTCGTAATGATGTCGGTCTTAGCAATGTCAACAACACATCTGACTTAAACAAGCCTGTAAGTACAGCTACTCAAGACGCTATAGACGCAATAACTTTAACTGGTGATTACGCAGAAGTTGATCATCAACACTTTTTGGCTGACATTACCAACGCTGGCACTGCCGCTGCTGCCGATACGGGAGACTTCGCTACCGCCTCCCACACGCATTTTTTGGGTGATATAAATGATGCTGGCACAGCGGCAGGATCAGACATTACTGACTTTGCCCCAGCCATACACACTCATTTGATGAGTGATGTCACTGACCTTACTGATGGTCCTATTGCGTTCACGAATAAAACACTAACAGATGCAAGTAACCTAATACATGCCGACCAGTTACATTTCAGGATTAAAGCAGACGAAAATTTACTTAAAGGTCAGCCAGTTAAATATGACAGCTTCAACGTAGGACAAAATGCTATTAATGTCAGCCTTTCTAATCAACTGACAGACGTTTCAATAGGTTTGGCTGAAGAGGATATACCTCAAGGGTCTTTTGGTAATATAATTACAGCTGGTGTTTTAGATCATGTAGATACTAGAGATTTCAACGAAGGCGAGATACTTTATGTTGATGGTCTTGGGCAACTTACTGGAGTCGAGCCTACAGGTGGATATTCTCAACCAATAGCTATATGCTTAAAAAGCCAACAAAACAATGGAGCTTTACAGGTTTTAGCTTCTTATCCCAAACAGCCATCTACGGATGTAAGAAACGATTCTACTGTTTCAGGTTTAAATGTCACAGAAGCTCTTAATAATTTAAACACATCAATACAAAGCATCGATATTGATAGCTTTTCCATAACAGGACACGAACACTTTGTATCAGATATAACTGATTTATTTACGGGAGAGTTTTCGCAAACTGGTCACGACCACGTTGTCGCAGACATCACGGATCTCAATACGGGAGCGTTTGCTCTCAGCGGTCACAATCATGTTGTTGGTGATGTTAGCGGAATTAAAGATAGTATTGGATTTGCCTGTAGTGATGAAACATCACCCTTATCTGTCGGGCAAGCTATAGCTACAGACATGCCTTATGACATGCTTGTAAGCAGAGTTTATGCAAGTTTAACTGCTACTGGATCATTAAGTGCTACCACTATAGATATTAAACAAGAAGGCTCTTCCATATTGAATTCAACGCTATCTATAAGTGCTGGAGCTAACAATGGAGAAACCAACCTATTTAGCGGCGCTGCTTCTACATTTTCTTTATCTAAAGGTGATCTACTCACCATAGATATAACAGCTATAGATGCAGCAGGAACAGATGCAGGATTAAAAGTTTACCTAGAAGGGGAAATTAATTAAAATGAATTTATATACAATATATGACTCCAACAATCAAAAAGCTATAGCCAAGGATCGACCTTGGCCTACTGCTGACGGAGTTACTGTCCCAGATATGGAAGAGGGTATTTATATACTATTTCAGGTCACAGAGGTTAGACCTTTACATGATCCTGCTACGCAAAAACTTAAAAGACTTCCTGTTAGTTATGATATAGCAAACAAAACAGCGACAATAAAAAGCTGGGAGGTTGTCGATCTAACACAAGATGAAATTGATGCTAAAATTCCTGCTCATGTTGACATTGGAGGTATCAAGTATGATGTCTCAGAGCAAGCTCAGAACGCCTTTACTCGTATGACTAGTCTGATAGATCATGCAGGGATGGATTTAACGGACGAGGTTTCTGTTAAAGATGTATTTGGTGTTAGTCATACAATCACCGTCGAGGTGTATAATTCAGATATGATTCAATATGGTCTTCATTGCTATTCCTTGTTTTTTGTAGAGCCAGAGCCAGTTGATCCAGACATTATTTAATGGACATAATCAATCCATATATTCACGGAGGCGAGTCTGTAGCATTTGACGGCTTTGGTAATAGAAGCCGTAGCTTGGATGGTTCTAGCGATTATATTTCTATCCCAGATATTAATGAAAGCACTACTAATTTAAGTGTAGCTCTTTGGTTAAAAACTACGGATTTAAATTGGACAACATCTCATCTCGCTCATTGGAAAAATGCAGGTAACAATAGGGCTTGGAATATAGGTCCTTCTAAAACATCAGACACAAATGGCAAAAAACTGATGATTTATTTGTCGGCTGATGGTGACGGATTAAACCCAATTAAAAGATATTACGGCACTACTGATGTTAGTGATGGGACATGGCATCATGTAGCGTTTACTTGGGATAACGGAACTCTTAAATTATTTGTTGATGGTTCAGAGGAAACAACCATAAAGGAAGTAGATCATTCTATGACAACAATCCTCAACAGTGATGGACTTATAACAGTTGGATGCACATTTGCAAATGGTGTCCCTGCAAACTTTGGAAGTGGTGGTAGAGCAGATATAAGAATCTATAACTCCACATTAACCGCTACTGATATCTCAGATATCTACAACGGCACAAACATTACAACAAATCTTGTAGGACACTGGCTAACAGATGCGGATAACTTGCTAGATGCTGCGGGAACAAATCACGGCACTAACTACGGCACAAAATATTCTTATGATAACCCATCACCACCTGTAGAGTTTGGAAGGGCTTCTAGAAGCTTTGATGGTGTTGATGATACTATAAATTTAGGACAGACAGCAGATAATGCCATATTCAGCGTATCCTCATGGTTCAAATTAAATACAGTTAATTCAAATGGTTCTGGTATTATTGGTAAGTGGCATAATAATACAAGTGCTTCATGGCTTTTATATGTAAGATCTGCCTCGTCATCAGGTAATATGACTTTTATTGTGAGAAATGGAGCAGATAATGGGCATTCCATACTTGACAGCGGCGTTTCTGCATCTTCACTTATAGGTGAATGGACTTACATCGTCGGAGTTGCGGACGGTAATAATTTAACCATGTATATCAATGGCGTAAGTGTAGCATCTAGATCATATGACGGAACTATAAATAACCCTGCATCAGATGCTCACATTGGATCTTATAATGCCGATATAAATAATAACCATCGCACGAACGGCAAGATTGCAGATGTTAGAATCTACGATGCAGAACTAACAGCATCCCAAATCTCTGACCTATACGCTGGCACAGATGTTCAAACCAACCTTATTGGACATTGGCTAACAGATAACGATGACGTAGAAGATAAAGCTGGAACTAATGATGGAACTAACTTTGGCTCTGTTTACTCATATGATAACCCTCCTATGGATTTGATTCCATTTGGTCAGAGATCCAGAACTTTTACTGGTGATTACATTAACACAAACACAGGATTTCAAAGTGTTTTTCAATCATCTTTCAGTATATCCACTTGGGTTAGATTTGATGAGGGTAATCCATCAGCAGCACAGGCTATTTTTGGTAATCAAAGTGCTACCCCAGTTAGCAGAGTTTTAATCTTTCTAGATACTTCTGGTGGCTTAACCTTTAGTTACTTCGCTAACGGAATCCAAGCAAGAGCAGAAATAGATCAGAATTTTGCTAACGGAGACACAGGATGGTTTCATTATACAGCGGTAGTTGAGCCTACAGGAATTACAATTTACAAAGATGGATTTGTTCAGACTTTAGATGCTACTGATGACGGGGATATGTCGGCTGTAACTATGGGTGATTATGGCACTGACATAGATTGTTATATTGGAGCAAGAAACTTTAATGGAAGCACCGATCTAAAAATGAATGGTAACATTGCAGACTTTAGAATTTACGATAGCGCACTAAGCGCAAGCGATGTTACAAAGATCTATAATAGAACAGATGATAAATCTAACATTCACGCTTGGTATTTAACTAACAGCGATGACGTTCTAGATCATGCGGGAACTAACGATGGAACTAACAATGGTTCTACTTACTCAAGTGATAGCCCTTCTTAAAAGAATCACCAATTTTGATTCTCACCTCTTGTGTCTATATGTATGAATGAACTATAGAGACCTACGCCGCCTTTAAATATTTTTTTGTTATCTCTGTAATTTTTTACTACCTTGGATGCTTTCCAAGAGGACAGGTTGTTGAACCTTAGGTCTATTGCTTGGTTTTGCATATGAAAAGAGCCTCTATTACCACGAACAGCTCTGTTATACTTGGGTGATCTGTATGCAGATAGAATTTCTTTGACGCTTATGCCTGTTTCTTTACAGATTTTGTCTATAGCTTTGAGCGTGGGTGCTATATTTTTCCACATTTTCTTAGGTGGTAATTCGTTCACAACTCCTCTTCTAGATTTAAAATGAGGGGCTAGAACCATTCTTGGGGTAATGTTTCTTAAATTTAATCCCTGAATAAACAAAGCATAATCTAAAACCTCATCACCTTTGAGTTTTATCCAAGATTGAGGAATAGATTTCACCTCTTGTTTTGTTTTGAATATAAAATTTGCATTTGCGATGTTTTCTGAAAGGTGAATAAATGATCCTACAATTGAACCAATGAAATGTCTTTTAGTCATTTTTTTATTATAGGGTATTGTTATTGTATATTACACTTTATTCCATCACAAAATCAGAAACCAGTGTAATCTTTAAAAACAATACATATTAATATGGCACAGACTAATTTTTCTCCTACACCAAATGTTTCTACTCATGCAGATGCTACAGCCGTTATTAATGATAACGCGAACGACGCTGAATCAAGATTAGTTTCAATAGAAGCCAAATTCACACAGCAAACAATTACTTCTTCCTCTGGGATTCTTGGGTTAAATACTGATGATGGTAATCACGCAATAGTTACTTTAACCGAAAACATATCTGATTTCGCTATTTCAAACGCTTCAGCTGGAGATAACGGCTTGATTGTTGTTAGGCAAGATGGAACAGGAGGTTGGACTTTTGCAACATCTCATGAAGTAGCTGGAGGCTTTATTTCTGATATAAGTACTGTAACAATTAATAGCGTTGGCTACATAACTATTAGTTGGTATTTTGATGGATCTAATTACTACTTGTTTATATCAGAACCAAAATAAAAAAAAATGATAATACAATCATTTAGAAGCGATAATGATTTAACTTTATTATATTCATCGCAAACTCAACTATACCCTTTTCTAACAGGTTCTGGATTTGATACAGTATCTTATCAAAAAGATTCTATAGATGGTGATATACCATCAAGCGGATACAACAACACTGGAATTAATTCTGTTAGAGTTGGGGCATCTTGTGGTTTTATAGGAGATGAGGCTTTTGAATCTTGTAGTATTTCAGAATTGAACTTCCAAGAAGGTGTCACAGGGATTGGTGCTTTTTCCTTTGCAGATAACAGAATAAGTTATTTAAAAATGCCAGAATCATTAGTCGAAATTGATTCTGGTTGTTTTTCAAATGCTCTTTCTCAAGCTTCTGTCGAATTTAACTCAACTTTAACTTCTATTCCAGAACGTGCTTTTTTCAATTGTTCTTTTTCAACATTGTTGGATATACCTTCTAATATAACTAGTCTATCTGAAGAAAGTTTTGGCTATTGTTTTTTTGGGAGTGGTTTTAATATTCCTTCTAGTATAGATAAACTACCTCTGCGTTGCTTTATAGAATGCAATATAACCGACAATGATTTAAATATAGACACTCAAATAATAGGGTCTGGAGCTTTTTTAGGTTTTGTTTCAGATGGAGCAGATATAACAGTTTCAACTGGGGTGACTTCTATTGAAGATTTTGCATTTTCTAACGTCTATATAGAAAATGGGCAGCTAAACTTCAATCCAAGTAATAACTATATACCAAAAGACTGTTTTAACAGTTCTTACATAGACAAGCTTGTTATAGGTGATAATATAACAAACATAAAACCTTCTGCTTTTTATAAATTCAATCCATCTGCAGAATTTCTTTCTGGTAATGAAAGAACCGAATATATAACAGACGAATCTAAAATTGTTTTAGGTAATTCTATCACAGGAATTGAAAGCGGAGCTTTTGAAGATTGTTTTGCTGGTCAACTTTATATTTACAACATTCCAGCTTCTGGATTCCACGATAATTGTTTTGATCCTGAAATTATGCCCAACTGCTTTACTGCAAGCTCTATTTCAATACCTTCACTTCAATACTCTACTGGTATAATACCAACTGGAGAAAGGTTAGGTTGCTATAAATATGAAACAAATTATACAGGAACTTCTGATTTTTCAAACTTAGACGCTTACTCTATAAGTATTGATTGGTGGGATGGTTGTAAAATCACACAATACTGTGTTGAAAATAATTTAGATTCACCATTTTCTGGAAATGTAATTCTGCAAGAGGATTGTCAATATTGGCCTAACTCTGGGAATCATCCTTGGACAGGTTATGCTTGGACTGGACTAATTAATGAAACAGATAATGATTACGCACTAGGTGGCTGGGTTCTTAATGCTTCTGGTGATAGTTTATCAGAATCCCACCCTTGGATTTTACCGAAGACAACTAAAGAAAAAGATATATTTAATGAGTATAGTGAAACATTAAAACCTAAATTTTATGATAGAATTAATGGAGAAATTTTTTGGGTTGGCGATGTATCAGGAAACTACATAAACTTAGATAGTGGAGCCTCCAATCTAAACATAGAAGTAATGCAATCTGGAGAAACTCTCGCAGAAACAGATTGGTTTTCGCCTTATGGAATAATTTTTGCTCATCCCGATATTGTAAATCAATATGATGACGATTGGGTTAGTAGGGTTAAATATGCAGGTAGAGTCTTAGAGTGGGAAACAGGAACTTATCCAGAAACTTACTAAAAAATGATAAACAACAGTTACAGAAGAGGCTATAGTTATGGTCCATTAGGGTTGCATTATAATGAAAATGTATATCCAAATACAATTAAAACAAATCTTGTAGAATCAGAAGGAGACGACCCACTATCTATTCCAGATAATTGGCATAGTTTACTAAACCCACCATATGACCCTAATTATATTGAAAATGGAAGCGGGTTTATTGGTTATAATTATTTAAACACTGCTAGAGTTTACGGAGAAAGGTGCTTCCTAAATGTTCCTAACTTTCTTGTTAGAGATCGTGTTGATTTTAATTTGCTTAATGCTGTTACAGTTGAAGATTATGCATTTGCTGGTTTTGCTACTTCAAATAATAGATTATTAAATTTCAGTGATAAAATAGAATACATTGGAGATTATGCTTTTGCGCAAGCTGGTTTTAGTTTTGCTAATGAATTTGTTTTGGAAAATATTCCAGAATTAACTTATATAGGCAAGAACGCATTTATGCGTATTGAACCCGCTTCCATTATATATGATAGTGGTAATTCTAAATTTGATTATCTTCCATTAAATTTAGTTTTAGACAACCCAGACTTGACAATTGAAGAGTCACCTTTCGATCAAGCTTTTGGATTTAGACAGGCTTCTTCTTACCCTTTTTTGTTAGAACAAGATGGCTCTTACAGCATGAGATTGCCTGAGTCAAAAAAGGATGAGCTTAAAGCTATTAAATTAGGTTCTTTTGAATATATGGCAGGTGGTCTATTTAAGAATTTAGAATACAAAGGATCAACCTTTAGATTTTTAGAAAGCTATCCTAAAAATACCATATTTAAAAGTATGTTTGAATCGTACGAAGGTCTTGCAACAGTAACTGTTGAAAACTCTGGTATACAAACAATTGAAGATTATGCTTTTAAAAATTTCGGCAGTTATAAATACAATAGATTTGACAAATATTTTGGTGTTCAAGAAATTGCAATTACAAATCCACAAAACCCCACATTCACAAGTGGCGCTCACCATTACAAAGATCTTATAAGAAATCTATCATCTCAAAATCAAATAGATGATATACCTTATCACAAAGAAACTAATATTTCCAGAATTGATTTTCATCCAGAAACAATATTGACAGAAATAAGTCCCAGAGCATTTGAAAATTCTGATTTTTTATATTTGAATGTAGGTAAGACTCCACCAACATCATTTCCTAGAGGATCTTTTGGACCAAAAACAGCATCAAATATGAGGTGTGCTTTTCCTTGGATCTCTCTTTCTGCTAGAACTGCTCCAAAGATAGAGGTTGGAGTTGATTGGTCAGATTCTCATAAAAGAAAACTAGAACAAGAAGATAGAAATAATGGTCTTTATCATTATGTAACTAATGAGTTAGACCAATTTACAATGGATCTTGCAGACCAAATTAACGAAAATACTGATGGTCAGATTTTCTCAGAAGATTCTGGTAACGTTTCCTTTGAATATTGTAACATAGAGGAATTAGAATTCACGCCATTTTACGATAATAGTCCAGTGCCTGATGGTCTTGCAGGTTATGTTACTTTTGATTTTGCAGGTACAGAATATGAACAAGAGTCTGGAACTAATACTGCTGTATATAGTTTTGATATGCCTTCTGCCTTCGATACAAGAGATATTTGCAGTAATGGTATATTGTCTTATTCCACAGGTTCGGGTTGGGGGGTAGAAGGTACAGAATCCGAAGGAGGTTGGGATGTATCAATTTCTCTTGACCAATCTGGCAATGAAACTTCTTCTGTCGGTTATTATTACGATAATGCTGGAAGTGCAATAGATGGTGATGTTACAATTAATCTAACACGTTTTTCATCAAAAACACAGCCTCCGAGTTTTACTGGTATCGCAAGAACAACAGCAACTCTTGCGCTAGAAAGTTTTGAGAAACAATCTTTTCCATTAGAAGAGTTTACCTATTATGATGAAGTATTCAATGGTTTTGACCCAGAAGGTAATCCAACTTTTCTTACTGGCGATGTTTTCGTAGAAGGACCATCGTTCGAACTACCAGAAGGTTTTGAAGAAGTAGAATTTCAATATGACACAAAGCTTTGGCGCTGGAAATTAAATGTTGAATGCGATGTTGATTTTGATGAAGTTTTTAACAGCCAAGGTGGTGCGGGAACTGGTTACTTTAGCGGTTTAAGCACTAGTTGCTGGACAGATCAAATAAATCCATTAAAAGCTTGTTATGTATCAGATTTCTTGGACTCAAAATATTATTCACCCCCTCAAAATGCAAGAAACTTACCAGAAAAATTATGGTTCCAAGAAGGTATTCAAGAATTACTGTCTCCATTTTCTAATACGAATAGCAAAGACCCAAAATTTGATTGGTTCGCCAATATGCATAATGAGAGCGGTTATGTTTATGACTATACGGTAGGTGATAGTAGTCGAGTTTATTATGACGTAATTATAGGTCCAAATGATTTTGGACCAGCCGAAAACTATGAGTTGGAAACTGCCACTGACTTAGCAACAGAAAATAAATATAGGCAAAGTGTACCTTGTGGTGGAGATCGTGGTCACGCTTGGTTATGGGAAGTTGATCTAAGAGATAAATTTTCATATTTATTTAATGATGAAAAATCTAGAAATAGAAGATTCCGTTATGGTCATGTTAATCAACTTTTTCAACAATCAATCTTTGGCGAAATAGCAAATTCTAAATTAATTACAGGAAGAGAATTTGACCAAAACTTCTCGCCGATTTCATTAGCAGATCAGCAAAAAACGAGTCAAATATTCAGAGAGACGCTACCAATGCTAGGAAGTTCTACAAAAGCTCCAGAAATGGGCATGGAATACTCGCAATACTTTGCTAAACATAATAGATTGTTTGAAAGAGATTATAATATTAATCAAGATAAGCTTTCTGAAAATCTTGTTGAAGTTATAGAAGCTCAAAATCATAATATTGAAGAATGCAATAGTGGACATTTAGTAAAGAACTCTGTTACTTGCGAATATCTTCACTATAACGAAATGACTGATTTCTTTTTAAATCGTTTTAATTATTCAGAACTAGATAGCTTGCAATTTGTTCCAGAAAGTGGTGAATTAGGAGTTAACAACCAACTACTTCAAAACAGAGTTTACAATAACGATTATCTTATAGAAAGATTAAGATTAAAACTTGACGAACCCCATTTTAACGACCTAATAGAAACAGATGGGAAAAATTCTTATGGATCAAGTTGCTTAGGAAGAGCTGGATCAAAACAAGTTCCTTATACGATTGGTGGAGCATGGGTTCTAAGATTTCATCATACTCATCCAGATAATTATGAAGTTGATGATTCTGGGGAATTTACCACAGGAGCTACGCCAGATCTTCACGCACACCAAGAGTTAGACGGTATATATATTAAATGGGATTATGTAAGAGATGGTTTTGGTCCTGCGGAATACATTATAGATGTAGAAAATGATGAAGCTATAGATATATTACAGGGTAGATTAGATGTTAGTGGTACTTTTAGCAATCTCGCTCGATTCGAGAATTCTTCAATTGGAGATTACACTTACCAAGATCGCACGGGATTCCGTAGTGAGAGTGGTTTTAATCCTCTGTATGAAAGTAAGGGGGTTTTTGGCACAGGTGAAGATTTCTTATCTTTTGAAAGACCATTGATTTATCAATCACAAGACCTTACAGGGGTAGTTGGAGAAACTACAGGGGTAGATTTATTTAATCCAAGTAAAAATATTGGTATAGAACATCTTAAAAAAGTTTATAGAGGTCAGCCTATTAGTCGTTATTACAATCCTGATAGAAAACACGCTGACGGAGATTACCTTCCTTTCTTTAATTCTTTGGGTATTCCAAGCCCAAATGTTATTGGAGTAAGAGATCTTGATACCCAAATTACAACAACAGGAGAGTTTCATCTAAATTCTAAAATGACTCAATATCTTTACGCTACAAAGTCAATTTGTGAAACTACAGGCAGAAAGAAGCTAAGTGGATCAGCTAGAACAGCAGAAGAGCTTTATGGCACAAGGGATATATCAGGTAGCAAATACGGCTATAGAACAAGAGGTGTTTTATACGTTCATCCAGAGGTATGGCCTGATTATGTCGGTAGAGACTTTAATAGATATACTGGTTGGAAGGGTAGAATTCTTCCTCTTGAAGTAGGTTTTTCTCAATTTGGTTGTAGAGAAAAAGATGATTCTTGGTCTAATTTTTCAGATTTTTCTTTTGAATACAGAGTGTTTAGATATGTCCAAAACACAGCCAAAGTTCTTTGGCACTTAAATGTCGCTGATCCTTGTGAACAATAAATATATTATATATTTAAAAAATTAATTTTCAGTGTAAAACTTTGTTACAGGAGGTAAATTTATGAAAAATATTATATCAATCATATCAATCTTTTCTGTTTTTCTTTTTTTAGGTTGTTCGTGTGCGAACAAAACCAGCAAAAAGATTATCAGAAGCGTTTCAGCAAAGGAAAGTGTGATACCCAAGCTTGACAAATCAAACGAAGCTCTCAAGAAAATCTCTAAGGCATCAACATATGGTGGTGAGCAGATACTAAAGCTTCAAATTAGAACCACAAATGCTCTTTTGCTTGCTGAAAAACAAAAAGCAGAAGAACTTAAAGCCAAGCTTCAGGTCATCAGTGACGAGTTAGATATGCTTGGGCGTTGGAACAGAAACCAAACAAACGACCTTAGAGCGCTTGAAAGTAGCCTTACCGATGTAGAGATTGCGCTGAACTTAAAAGAGAACGAGGCTGCAGAGCTTAGAAAAGCTAATAACCAGCTCAGAACTCAGACAATTCAGGCTCAAAAAGAAGTCAGGGAGGTGGAAGAGAAGATTTTAAAGGTGAAAGCTGAAAGCGATGTCAAAATTGCTGAGATCCAAAAGAAAATGGACGCCTTAAAGAAGTATAGAAACATTTGTTTCGCTGTAGGTGGTCTTCTTGGTGCTGGTATTTTGTTCAAACTGTTCGGTCCTAGACTATTCTAAAAAAGTGGAACAAGAACAAAAAAAACTTTCTTTTAAGGAAAATTTCCTTTTAAGAATTACGCAAGAAAGCACATGGAGAGGGATCATAACGATAATTGCTCTTTTTGGAGTTCAGGTTTTACCTAATCAAGCAGAACATATTATTTCTGGCGCTGTATCTTTAGTTGCTTCGATAAATATTTTAAAAACTGATTAGTCATGACTGTTTTATCTGAAGATGACATTAAGCGTGTTATATCTGCAACTGTTAGTGAGCTTCATGAAGCTCAGGCTGTTAGGTTTACAAAGCCGAGTACTTTACAGGGTTGGTTGTATGTTGTTGGCATTTTAGCTGGTTTCGTAGCTTTCATATATACTTCTATTATTTTCTTAAATGATGTTTCAAATCACCACAAACAACCTTATCATGAGGGAGCAGAGGCATTGGTTGTGGCTGTTGAAGAAAGAGTTGTTACGCATCAAGATAATGCAAGTGAGCATAAAAACGAAGCAGAGCTTCAACTTCAAATACTTGCAGAAACAAGACCCATCAAAGAAAGCATTTATAAAATAAAAGAAGACGTAGGCACAATTAAAACCAAGCTAGACATATTGCTAGATAGATACGAAAATAATAGATAATTTTACAAGAATGGGGTACGAAGAAATAAGGAGTTATGTAGAACTGGGATCGTTAGCTTTAACGATCCCTCTTCTTGTTTTATGTTCTGTGGTCGTTTACGAGTGTTATCCTTTGATGTATAGGTGTTTTAAATTCTACAAAGACGATAAAAAAATATGTTGGATTATTGCTGGTATATTCTTTGGTTTTGGTGGTCATATAGTAGATAATTTTTATTGGGCTATTCCTTGGACTTCTCACTTCCTTGGGCTTGGATATACAGAGGCTTTAATTAAGTTCGGAGTATTTCCTAATATAATTTTTAGACAATTTCTGACAGCTTTATCTGCTTACTGTCACATAAGGGCTTTTATAGCCCCAGAAAATTTTAGAGATGCTAAATGGTTAAATGTCTTGCTTGGGGTCACTGTAATGGTTGGCTTTATGTATGCAGGTTGTCTATTACTTCTTAAAAACACACCATAATAAAAAAATGGAAGATAATAAAGTAGTCATACAAGTCATAATAGATTCTATTCATGCTAAAAGCTACTTAGAAATTGGTGTCGATCATGGGCTTTGCATAAACAACATTGTTTGTGAGAAAAAAGTAGGCGTAGATCCCGATGCTAAATGTGATGTATCTTTTAATATTGGTTCAGATGAATTTTTTAAAAAAAATAAAGAAAAATTTGATGTTATTTTTATAGACGGTCTGCATAAAGCTAAACAATTCGGAAGAGATATTAAAAATGCTTTAAATATTTTGAATGACGGAGGTTATATTATTTGCCATGACGTAAACCCTCATAATGAAATTATGCAAAAAGTACCCAGATTGGCTCAAGAATGGACTGGGGATGTTTGGAAAACTTTCGTTATGCTAAGAAACAAACCCTTTTTAAAAATATCAACTGTTGATTCAAATTATGGTTATGGTATAATTCAAAAAGGTAGACAAAAACCAATAAGAATAATAGAAAAAGATTTAAATTATTTAAATTTTGTGAAAAATAAAAAAAAATGGCTTAATTTAGTTTCATTTAGATCTTTTTATGACCAATTTTTCAAATTTCACAATTACTCCTTAGTTTGCGCTTCGCATAACGAAGCTTTGCTTTCTAAAAATCTACTCAGCTCTAGCCTCTTGGAAAAATTTGATTTACAAATAATTAGAGGTTATGATAATGTTCCCCGTGCATACAACAAAGCTTTTGATTCTACAAAAAATAAACTTATTATATATCTTCATGAGGATATGTTTTTGCCAGATGGTTTTTTTCCTTCATTAAATAAGACGCTTTACGAGTTAGAAAAACATGATCCTAACTGGGGCGTTGTTGGTGTTGCTGGTGCTAGTGCTAAATACGGTCACATCAATAGAGGTTATCAAGGTACTGTAGGAACTTTGGGCAAAAAGTGGCATAAATGGATCCCCATGTCTGAAAAAGATGGACCTTTTTTTCAAGAAGCTGAAACTCTAGATGAGTGTTTACTTATAGTCAAGAAAGATTGCAAATTCATTTTTGATGAAGAAATACCCTCTTCTCACCACATGTTCGGAGCAGATTTGTGTTTGCAATCTAGGTCTAGAGGAATGAAAAATTACTGTTTAAATGCTCATGCACATCATAACTCTCCCCGTAAGGGTGTACAACAAGGTCTTACAGAAAGTTGTGAATATATAAAGAAAAAATGGCATAAAATGCTACCCATACTAACAACCTGTGCCTTTTTAGATAAAGATTAAATATATTTTAGTGTAAATACTATCAAACAAATAAACAGTAAAATGAAATTTCCTAAAATCAAACTACCATCATCCAAATTACCTATTATTGGTTACATCAAAAGATACTGGATTCTCTTGGTTGTTATTGCTATCCTCATTTGGGCTTACACATCTGGAGCTTTGGCTCTTACGATGCGTGGAGCGCTTCTGATCCCAATCTTCACACTTATTGCTGGCGCTTCTGCGCTATTGCTTAGAAACGTTTACAATCGAAAGACTACAGATAAATACGTGGACGAAAAAGATCTCATTAAAAATGATTGGGAAAATCTTACTCCATTTCAGAGAATAGCAATCACAAAAGCAGAATTTCTTATTTACTTTTTCGGCGGAGCTATCATAGCTGCTGGCTTAGTTATAATTATTAATGTTTAAATTTGCGGCATTTTTAGGGTTTTTAGCTCTCGTTGGATCTGGATTAAAATGCGATTCAGATGGCGGTGAGCCTTCTCCTACCCTTCCGTTTCGCCACAACCCACTAGAACATCACGAAAAACTTTGGGATTCTGCCGAAATAAACGCTTCTCAGGTATTCAGGATAGATAAATCCATCTCTATTTACCTAGAAAACAAGAAAAAGTATCAAGCTATAGAGAAAATGCGCACTGGGGGTGTTCCTTCTGCTGTGGTATTTGCTTTGCATGGTAGAGAATCTACATGGAATTTCAAAAAACATCTTCACGAAGGTTCTCCCTTGACAGGAAGAACTAAATGGGTACCAATTGGTAGACCATTAGCTTCTCCTAAAAATGGAAGTAGTTATACTTTCGAAGAAAGCGCAGAGGATGCTCTGTACAAGCTAAAAGACTTAGAAAATAAGGTTGACTGGTCTCAGTGCAATGATTCCCTCTATAATATAGAGAAATACAATGGTCTCGGTTACCTTAAATACCACAAAGATGTGCTTTCTCCTTATTTATGGTCAGGGACTCAGCATTATAAAATGGGCAAATACGTAGCAGACGGTAAGTTTTCTTCTACAGCAGTAGACAAGCAGCTTGGTACATGTGCCATACTAAAGAGAATGCAGTCAAGAGGTCTCAAGATTGGTTTCAACTAGTTTTATAAAATCGCTTAGGTTACTTCTATACTATCCTTTGTCAAAGGAAACTGATAACTAAAGTTAATAGTTGTGTCGCCTCCGACTTCGACACTTTCATTTACAGATGTTAAGGTACAATCCTTGATTTCATAGTATTTTCCACCACCCCCAAATTTACTTTCTAAATTAAAAAATAGAGAGCCCTTTTCGCAAACAATACTACTTAAATCAATTCCTTTTATGTCTTTTTTGAATGCAGAAAAATCTATGGAACCGTTTATTGGCAATGTCGGATATCTCATTCTTGGCAAGAACGAACCTATTCTGTTTACTGGCGTCCTATTTAAATCCAAAGAAATATTAACGCTTTGTAAACACACAGAACACTCCTCTATTTGGTCGCAAGATTTTATCCCTTCAGTATAATTTGAATCTCCATATACTTTTACTTCTTGAGGTCTGAAATATTGAACATTTTGATCTTCAGTTTGATCCTCGTAAGTTAAAGCTCCTTGTTCGTTATATGATATAGAGTCAGCATCATATGTTACAGAAAAATTAGGAATCTCCCCAACACTTATATTTAAAGAGTAAGATTGGAGATAACACCCTGTGGCGAGGGTTTCGGAAGTTAAATCTATTATTTTTATATCTATTGTATCTATGTTCAGAAGACCATCAAGTGTTTCAATCGGATCAAAACCGTTTTCTAAAACTAAAATACTAAAAGTCAAGTTTGAGGTCTGATTTGACGTTAATATTTTTTGCAGATTACTTAATTTTCCTAATGGGTTAACCTCTTGGAATTGTCTTTCGGCTTGTATATCTTTAGATTGAACGCCAAGAATTCTAGTCGAATCAAAGAAGACTTGAACATCGCTATAATTAACTCTTTTAGCTGCTGGCATAAACTATATTACACTTAATTATTAGAACAAATATATTTAGCAGCTTCGATTCTTTTCAATGTTTTTAATGATTCTTGGGTGGATTTAGAATGACTTGGAAAATTTCTATGAACGTGGGCTAATGGGTAATTTAAGGCATCTTCTGCTTTATTAGATATAATGATATTTTCAGTAGAATTTAGGAAACTTTTAATAAAAAACTCCACTTCGTCCACTTCGCCTTCTGAATGTATCCCGTTATTTTTTATATATAGATATGCTTTCAAATTCATGACAAAATCATGGTCCGTTAAGTAATTTTTTTTGCAGTTGCAAAGACCAATCAAAATATGTGGCATTTTTTTAAATATTTTTATACAATAATCACAAAACTCCTTAAAGTTCCTTTCATTTCCGTAAGCTACTGGCGAATGAATCCCATCACTTAACAAATCAAGTTTCTTTTGATTATGAAGAAGGTGGCGTTCTTTAAAAGATATGTTGAAAACATCATAATCAACAAGCATAGAATCTTCTCCTATAACATTTGCCATAGCTAAATATTTTTTAAAAGAAGCAAAGCAAAATTTATTTATTATATCTTCGTGTACAGTCGGTTCTAAGGAAATATTATTTTCAATATCTGTTTTTGCTGATGGGTGAGTTTTTAAAAAAGTTACATTATCTATTAAATCATACAAGCACTCTTTGAATTCTTTATAATAATCACCTTTTAGTTCAGCGTCTTTAGATGTTAAAACTATGGGTTCAAAACCTTTTGACTTCCAATTCTTCGACCATAAATCTAGTATTTTTAAAGATCCATCTCTTTTGTCTTGATGTATTTGCTCGTAGTATGTATATATTTTCATTAAAAATTATAATAGAAGTTTTTTATATCTCTTGCATAATATGTCTCTGCAATATCTCTGCATCTTATGTCGTAATAACCCCTATAATGATCTCTGTCACTTTTATTGTCATGCAATATTTCAGGTAATGGCATTGATATTTTTTCGCATATATAAGAAAAATCTTGCTTTATCATTTCTAACTTCCCAACAAAATCAACTGCAATTTCTTCACCTACGCAAAGATAAGTTGATTGCTCTTTTTGTATATTCCTTATGTGGAAATTTTTCTGAAAAAATTCTACTTGCTTTTGTTTGTTTTTAATTTTACTTTTTGATTGAATTTTAAGGTTATTGATTTCTTTAATAAGCACATCCCTTTTTTGTGTATTCCAAAAAAAACGAGAAACTTCTCTATCCCAAGGGTTCCTTACAAAAGAGAATTTAAAGTAATTTTTGCATTCAGGAATACTTTCAACAGCTTCTTTTATAGTATTATGCCTATGTAAAAGCGGGAATTTCCTAGAAGGGTAAGTAAAAATGGTAACGTCTTTTTTAAAATAATTTTCCAACATGTTTCTTATTGACGTTGAGCCTGTTTTTTCTATTTCTATAAAAACAAATTTATGTTTATGAGATATTAGCATAATAAAATTTACACCCTTATTTTTAGAATGTATAACCGAACTTTTCTATTTCTACTTTATTCATGTCTGCAACAATGTGTATTAACTTTTTTGTATAATATGATTTATAATTAACCTTAGGTCTATTAGAATTATAATCAATATGAGGCAATATTCCAGAATCTATATTTAAAATAGAACACAATTCATTAAAACCTTCTTGTAAGTTGTCGAATTTTATAACAAAATCAAATGGTTCAAAACTTGGTACTACAATAGAAGAAACCCAAGGATGTTTTTTATGAATTATTAATCCATTATAAATAAAAGCTTCAAAAGAAAGTTGTGAAATTGGTATTCTGTAATGATTTATATAATGATGGTAATTAGAAACGCTTTTGTCCCAAGGGTTTCTGGTTACTGTAAATTTCAAAAAGTCTTTTGGATCATAACCATCATAAATAATAACATTTTTCATCTGGTCAATCGTTTTGTGATAATTAACAAGCTTTGTGTGAACTTCTCTTTTTTTATGAAAGAACGTTTTTATTGATGTACCGCCAGATTTTCCATAATGGCGAAACATAAACTTATGTGAATAAGAAAGCATTATTTAACAAAACTTAAACGTGCAAACTCATCAAAAACATTTGCTGGATCATAGAATTGTTTGAGTTTGCTAATATCTAAAATATTATTAACCAAATAAAGACCTTGCTCCTGTCTTAGCTCTTCTCCGTTTAGAGTCGGTTTGTTTTCAATACCTATATGTTGACATATCTGTTCTATCGTTGCATAGCCTTCCTGAGCGACATTAAATACTCCGCTTTGCTTGTACCCTAATAATGCTTGAGTCGCCTCTACTATCGTTCTAGTGGAAGTATAGCTATTTATTTCTGTCAAATGCTTAGTAAACTTTGGAAGCTTTGTTAGAAGGTTGTTTTTGTCCTCTATATCACTAAAGTAAAGCCTTGGTCTAATAATCAAATCATCTTCGTTGCAGAAATTCTCAGCAGCTAATTTACTAACTACATATTTACAATGAGAAGAAACAAAATCTGTTTCTTTTTGAGGTGAATTATTTTGATCGTAAACACAACCAGTAGAAATATGCACAAACTTCTTTCCTTTTGATTTACAATAACCAGAAATACAATCAACTAAAGAAGCATTGACGGTCCAAACATGATTCCAATTTTCTTGTTTTTCACAATACCTTGTATCTGCGCAACCAATACAGTTGATGATTGTGTCAAATTCATCTAAGTCTTTTAAATTAGTTTCAGGGTAATTAAATTTACTCCTATCCCAAACTTGAAACCCATGTCTTTCGAATTCTTGTCCAAGAAAACCTCTACCTAATACTAATGTTTTTTCTTTCATTCTTCTAGTTCTTTCTTGAGGTTTTTAATGATAGCGGGAAGGTTTTGTGCATCATCTGGAGACATATCATTTGCTGGGTAACCACGATTAAATCCCTGCCATTCGATAGACTTAAGAGCCTCTTTAGGATCTGAGTATACAGTCCGCTCGTAATGATCTGGATCTGACTCGCAACAAACAGAAGCGACCAAAGGTTCGGGTTCGCAAAGAAGATCGTCATTATCTTCAAGCCATTCAGTTAATTCTTCATTATCCATCTCAAGAAGCTCTGGATACATTTCCTCTTCGGCAATCTTCTCTAGGTCAAGTTTGTAAAGTTTGCCGTAAGAAGAGCGAACGCATTCCCATCTTTCTACATATATTGTTTTCATAATTTTATTTGGTTTATTCTACTGAGACATCATCATAAGAACCCATATCCTTTGATTTGTCGTAAACAACTTCGCCATCGTATAAGTCTTCAATATAATCACTTGGGTCTTGCTCAATTGCTTGGATGAGATCTTCATCTGACATATCCATAATAGTAATCTCGTTGTTTTCCCTGATTTCTGATAATTCGATTTTGGTTCGATATGTTACTGATGTATGCTGCGATTCTGTTCTGTCCACTACAATCGTTTTCTTGTCAAGACCAAATCCATATTCAGAAACTTCATCGTCAGCAATTTCTTCTGCTACATCTCTATTTAAGATTGTTCGTGGTCCATCTAATTTGATTTCTTCTGGAAAGTTTTCAAAGTTCTCATTAATGAGGTCGTAAAGTTCATCATTATCCAATTGTTTAATCCATTCTTTTTTTGTCATAATATTTATTGATCGTTTTTCTTTTCTACTGGCGTCAAGACAAAGTCTTCTCCATGAATTTTTATTACATTAAATTCGGGCGCGGCAGTAAGTTCCTCTTTTTCTGACTTTTCTGGCAACGGTTCTTCTTCTGTTTTTTCTGGAATAAGCCCTTCCATCTCCTTAAAGTCATTGAATTCATCACGCATATACAAACTGCAGAACTTTTTTACCCCCATTGTTGTTTTAAGACCGTTATCCCCAAACTGCAACCAATCTCCCCTAACTTGCAGGATCTTTACAGGCGGTGCGCTTTCTTCGCCCATTACGGGCCAAGGACAGTTGAAAGAAACCCTGTGATACCATGTCTGACCAGCGTTTGGCTTTTCCATATGAGCTTCATATTTTACATCTTCTTCTTCGTCTTCATGTTCGTAATGCTCGGAGATTTCTTGTATTTTCTTTATTTGAATGGAGCTAAGAAGAGCCACAAATAACACGCTAAGGAATGTCAGCGGTCCTAATATTTCTGGGGTCATATACTGTTGTATGTTCATGATTGCGATCATACCCTGTTTTACAATAAGAGTCAACACTTATTGTAAAGAATTTGTTCGGAATGTGTATAACTATATAGAAGGTATTGAACCATGAGCATAAAACTAAAAAACAACCAACAAACAGAAGACGCCAAACTTGATAGAATTATTCAATTTGACGAAAAGAGCAGGGGACATTCTATTTCTGATCTAAGAAAAAGTAATAGGCTTCGTTCATATACATGGCGCTGCAATGATTGGTTCGACCAAGGCACTGAGGGCGCTTGTGTTGGCTTCGCTTTGGGGCATGAATTAGCTGCTAGACCAGCAGAAGTTAAAGGTCTTGATTACAAGTATCTTGTTGAGAAGATTTATTGGGAGGCTCAGAAGTCGGACCCTTGGGAGGGTGGATCTTATCCTAATGCTTCTCCTGTATATCATGGAACAAGTGTTTTGGCTGGAGTAAAGAGGGTCAAAGACCTTGGCTGGATAGAAGGATATAAGTGGGCATTTAATATTGATGATGTTTTATATGGCATTGGTCACAATGGACCTGCTGTTTTGGGTGTAGCTTGGTATGATAGTATGTACAATCCAGATGAAAATGGTTTTATTAAGCCAACTGGTAATTTGGTTGGTGGTCATGCTATACTTGCTAGAGCAGTAAATGTTAAAGAAGGCTATGTAACATTGAGAAATTCTTGGGGTAAGAATTGGGGCAAAGAAGGAGATTGTTATATTACCTTCGAAGATTTAGAATCTCTCTTGAAGCGACGAGGAGAATGTTGCTTTTTACTGAAAAGAAAAACAAGACTGCAAAGAGCCATTTCAAAACTTCTTAACTTCTTCAAGTTTAGAAAAGATTAAGCCTTAATTCGTTCGCCCTTTACTACCACTCAGGAGTTAAACAAATGGCAAAGAAACGTAATAAACCATTGGAAGATTCTTATTTCGACCTCGTCATAAAAACAATTCTCAACGAGGTTTATTTTCCTGGAGAGCATGTAAATGAAGGACGACCCTTGCCTAAGAATCCAGCTATGTCGATGATTGGTAGGTCTCGCCTAGAAAACGTGCTGAGTTTAGCCAAAGAAAAGATAGAGCAGGGGATTAAGGGAGACTTTATTGAGGCAGGAATATGGAAAGGCGGAGTCATTGCCCTTATGTCTGCCGTTTTGAATGTCTACGGCGATACTAGCAGACAAGTTTATGGAGCAGACTCATTCAAGGGCATTCCTCCTGCCAAGCCCTACTTATACCCTGCAGACAAGGCTCACGTTGGCTGTGATAAACTCGAAATTCTCTCAAGCAATTCTCGAGTCGAGGTCGAGAGCTTACTCCAACGTTTCGGACTTTTGTCTCCACAAGTAACACTTGTAGAAGGCTGGTTTAAGGACACATTAGACAATATCCCTAATGAGCAATTCGCACTGATCAGGCTGGATGGTGACAGCTATGAATCCACTATGCAGGGACTCCAAGCGCTCTATCCAAAGCTTAGTGATGGGGGATCTATTATCATCGATGATTATCGTAGTTGGCATGGGTGTAAGGTAGCAGTAGATGAGTGGCGTACTAAGCATCACATCAAAGATCCTCTCATCGATATAGACTGGACTGCAGTGTATTGGACTAAATTATCGAAGTCTGGTTCTTCGAAAATACAACTTCATCGAAGCATGATCGAAAATTTTCAAAACTCATTAACTTCTTGAAGTTTAAAAAATATTAATCCTTAATTCTATTTCGATAAAGTTGCAGAAATGAGTGTCCAACTCTGACTTTTTGTAGGATCTCTTATCACCGCCAACGAAAGAAATCAAAACCTCTTCTTTCGCCATTCTTACGGAAATAATTAGATCGACGTTAACGAACTCTTTATTAGTTATTTTGTAGAATTTTCTATTTGCCATTTTTATACTAGAAACATTTTTTATTTATTAAGTTGTACAACTTTGAATTTGGGTTTCTTAATTCTGAGATTTTAAAAAACCTGTCGTTCGGGCATAAATCTAATATATCTTTAAATCTAAATGGCGCTTTAATCAAGAACTTTTTTTGTTCCACCATATTTAAATAAGAAACATGGTAAGCATTGGATTCACTTATATAGTTTTCTAAGCCCTCTAAATGATAATGTTTTATATCTCTATATACCATTCGATCACACTCTTGCTCCATTAACTGTGTATCTAAAACATGTCTAGCAGAAAAATCTTCGAAGAAATCGAAATCTTCTACCGCAGTCCATAATTCAGTTTGATTAGACCATTGTTTAAAGTGGTTGTATTCGTGGATAAATATAGAAAACCAGTCCTTGTTCCATATAGCTACCTTTAAACATTTTGTTACTGGGCAAAAATAACCACCACAGTCATCGACTTTTTTTGTTCTTGAGAAATGTAAATCTATTTTTTTAGAAACGAGTTCTTCAACAGAATCTTTGAAATATAAGCTCTGATTACTCTTTAACTTCATAGTTAGAAATAATTTACTTTTTCTCTACTTCTTTTGTTTACGGGTGTTTCTTTAGCTATTATAATGCTTCTAACCAACTCAACTAACAAACCCAAAAAAGCCATAAAAAACGTTGTTTTAATAATCGTTTCTGAAAGCCCAAAAAAAACAGAAGCTACAAATAAAAAAACAAGTGGAGCACACCAGTATAGAAACTTAGGCATTATAAGAAATCCTTCTCCGTTAGTGTTTTCTGATCATTATTGGCTAAATTTGCAGCCATATCACTTATGTTATCCTCGTTATAATCGAATCTATAAGACTTACAACTTGGGCATATTAAGGTTGATTGCATGACAATACTGTCGCACCCTTCACAAACCTTGTATAACGAAGGACGCGTCATTATTTGAATCGCTGCTAAGATTCTTTCCTCATCCATGACTATTTAAATATAATATAAAATAAACCAAGAGCAACAAAAATCATAATAGTTTGTACAACTGCTTCCCAAAAGCTTTGAGAGAGCGGTTTGGTGATAGGGTTTTTGTAGAAATCCTCTAAATAAAAAAAACAAAAACAACAACAAAAGAAACCAATTGTGATTACTGTTAGCGCTGTTGTTATCATTTCTTTGAAGTTCCTTTATGTATTACACTTATTCTTTAAAATCCTTATAAATTAAGATAATTGCTATGATTAGGATAGTTAAAATTAATAGAAATATAAATTGAGGCGGGGGTGATTCATTCATGTTAGTCTACTATACACTTATAGACCAACCTCTGTCTTTAGGGTAATCAAAAGTTTTGTTTCTGTCAAGAAATATTTTCCTTAGTTTTTTTGTTTCTTTTTTGCTAGCCCCTAAAATGTAAGCGTATTTATGTTTACTAGGAAGCTCAACAAAATCACTTTCACTCTGCTTTTGCTTGGATTTAGCACGTAATTGAGCCTCAATACCATCTGGCATGTTTCCCCACAGCATACCAGTCTTGTGTTGCCAGTTCATATCCCATGTAATACCTATCTCTCCTGCGAATTTCCTATAAGCCGTCTTTTGTCTGAAATATCTGTCAGAAACCAATTTTCCATTATATGGGTTTGTATATTTTTTTGAACCTCCACTTTTTTGCCCTAAATAATAAAAGTTGCAAGCTTGATATATAGTCCCCAACTCTTTTGCCGTAGGGTCAGAATAAGCGGTAAACAATCTCCATTGAGTATTCTTAACCATCCAATTCAAGCACCACATTAGAAAACAGCTACCTAAATTCTTAGGACTCCATGAGATACATGCTCCTCGACTAATTAACCTCTCCATTTCTTTTGTATTATCACCAAGTAACTTACTAAAAGAATTTGGTACATTAAATAACATAACTCCAGCCAAAATACCCTTATGGTAACAGGCGAACCATTGTGTTGTGAACTGAGAAAGAGTCCCTAACCATTCATGCCTTTCAATAAATTGTTTTAGTTTTTTCTGTTCGTCTTTTGAATTTACATTTACAAAATCAAAATCAGAGGTTTTTAGTTTAGCAATATACTCATGTGTTAGCCCAGCATCATTTAGATCATGTTCTAGGTTTTGAATTCTAATATTGTACTGCCAGCAATGATCTTCTTTGTAAGACTTTAATTTTTCGTAAAAAGGATCTTTGCAAAAATTTGATTCATGTGCCATTGTTTTAGTTGTATTTTTTTTATTCAATAGATTTAAAGTTTTCGTTTTTTATCTCATTTATATTCATCAATTCCAATAATTCTGGATTTTGACACGCTGTCATAGCAGTAATCCTGTTTTTTAGTTTAGTGGTACTCCATTCGTGTGATCTTGTAGTATATATTGTTTCTACAGGAAGGTCGCTTCCAGTAAAATCTTTGCCTATGTAGTCTTCTCCCAGTATCCTTATGTCTGGCTTAAAGAAGTTAATCAAATCAATTAAGTCTTCTTCTGTTTGGTAACAATGAACTTCATCAATATAGCGAATAGACATTAATGTTTTATATCTTTCGTAATAAGGCATTACTGGTTTATATTTGGTCATTCTCGTCTGAGAAGGGTCTTTTTGCAAAAACACTATGAATTTATCACAATGTCTTTTCGCTTCTTCAAAGGTTACAGTATATCCATAATGAATAATATCGAAATTACCTGCTGTAAAGCCTATTACTAAATCCTTTTTTTTGTTTTTTATTTGATGGTACTGTATGCTTTTTGTGTTATTATACATAATTTATTTTCTCCAAGAAAGTTTACCCAACATCCTAACAAAAAGGTAAAAAAATGTAGCTAATATTTCGAAGAAAAAACTTTTACTTGATTGTCTAATCATATGTAATAAAAACCTTGTGTCTGCTTCCTCTCTTTCAAACTCTTTAGAATAATAATCTAAATCATGTATTTTGCAACTAGCATTAAACTTAATACTAAGAAACCTTCTTATAAATTTAGGCGTCCACCATGAACCACAATAGTACTTGGTTTTATTTTTTTCTAATTTCATAATTTTGATTATTTAACATACAATTAAGTTAAAGTTGTGTCAAGAAACAAGGAGTTCTTTCTCCCAAATAAGCCCCCATCTGGTTAAAATAAAACCATTCGACAGATTCTTCTTCGGACATTCCTTGTTTTTCAAGATTTTTTAGGACTTTGGTTTTGTCGTAACATACCAAAGGTTCTTTGCCAAATATTTCAACAGTTCCTATTATACAATCATCATAACCATCCATAACTAATGCTTCTGGATGGTTTTCTGAAATATAATTTACTATTGAGTCATTAACTACATTGTTGCTATTTTTATTCATTTTTTTGATTTACTAAGTACTTTAATATGATTTCTTTGTCTTGCTCTGAAGCCATTGATTCCAATAACCACTGCAAATAATCTTTTGGAATATATTCGCATGGGGTAAATGCATACTTGCCTATTGCTAAGGTAAATTTCTTAGAATTACCTATAACTTTATGTTCTATTGACATTATTCTTTAATTCAAGGATTTTTCATATATGCAGAGTTTACTCGCTCTCAGTGATTCTTTTTTGGGCTGTTCAAATTTAGCAAGTTTTGCCTTTTGTATGTAGAACCAATTATCACCGTTTTCATTCATTACCACTAAACAAAGGTAATCGTCACCAGCACTAGTTGTTAACTTATCTTTCTTTTGGAAGACCCAAGAAACAGGAAACCTTGGGTTTACAAAGTGGCTTTTAACGTGGAGATTAACTCCATCACTCATTAAATCCGAATCAAAACTCTTGTGGTATTTATCGTATATTTCTAAATCTGGCTTTGTAACGTTCTTGTCTTTAGACAGTATGTAATCATAAACCATAAACTCAGCCACCTTACCCCTATAGATATCTAGCTTTATTTTTTCGACATCATTCTGGTTGCGCCTAGCATATTCGTCTACTGAGGATTGTACGGAGAATTCTGCAAATATCTCGCATCTTTTCAATGTGTAAGCGTTTGGATTTTTTAATTTAATTTTTTTCATGTTTTTGTTAGTTATGGTACACTCGGCAGGATTCGAACCTGCGACCCACGCATTAGAAGTGCGTTGCTCTATCCAACTGAGCTACGAGTGCTTATTTAGGTTTGTTACTAGAACATATAACCATAGATTCATATTCTTGTCCATCATATTCGAAGTAAACTTTGTCTCTTCCATACAAATCTTCGCTAATATTTAAAAATTTAGCTTCTGTTAGATCTATCCACCCATGTTCATTAGCATACACCCAACTTTTGGGTTTCGCTTCTAACCAAGCGTCAAAGTCTCCTTCTTCGTATCCTATTGGTTTATAGTTTTTCATTGTATTCTTTTTCTAGTTCTTTGGTTGGTCTCCACTCTGAAATAGGTTTGATTTTCCAGACTTCACCTAGTTCGTTGTATGTTTTAGAAGCAATTAACCATTCAGAGCCGACACGCTTCCAAACACTCCAATCAGAGATACCTTTACCATGATATTCATAAGTTCTAGAAGCAAAACCAGCTAAAGGAGTATTGCGCAAGATATGATCTTCAGATAGTTCGTGCAATCTAACGAATTTCATTTTTAATTAAGTCCAAAGTTGATGGTGGTGTCTGACAATAATCCTCATGCATTCCTTATCTTTCTCAAGCTTTATATCCTCAAGTCTATTGACTTCTTTATAACACTCTATTCGTTCAGGAGAAACAGTAAGTTCATAATGCCCGTCTACTGTTTCACTCTCAGTGAATAGTTCGTCAAACGGTTCGGTTGGTGGGTATGCCCACTCAATTCTAGCCTGTATTACATCTCTACCTCTCTTGATATAATCATAAACCTTCATTAATTCTTCCTCTCTTAAGTTTACTGCGTCAACATAACTCTGATTTACAAAACCATCTTTAAGTTCTCCCGCCCAATCATAACCAATATCATGAACATATGGTTTCTTTTTCTCCACCTCAATGTAATCGACAAGACAAGCAAACAACACCTTGGGGATTAGTTCTACCTTATCGCAGTATGTATCGGGGACGACATTAGTCAACCATTCTTGTTTAGGGTAAAAGAAACATTTGATTTTGTAATATATATCATACCAAAAGTGCTTGTAAAATAATTCTTTAATTTTCATATTTAAAATCTGGGTGGTCTCCAATACCAAAAGCTATTGGAGCATATTTCTTTTTTATAAGTTTTTTGAGTGCATGTTCGCTTAATTCTTCTCCATTTAAGTACCAATATTCCTCTCCATTAACGCCTTCAATAGCTGGACCATCTTCCCTGCTGAGTTTGTCATTGACATACCATTCTCTGCGACCATTTTTATATACATCTACTCTGTATCTAATCATATTTTTATTTGCGATCTTTTAAATCTTTAATTTCTTTTGTTAATGAATGAACAGCATCGTTGTGGTGCTTGATCAGTTTATTATAGTCATCAATAAGTTTCCAGAAGTTTTCTTCTGTTAATTCTGGCACTTCTTGTTCTGCCCCATTGATATCCACTTTTTGTGTATTGGGAAAGTCCCACCATCCTAGATTATCTTTATTTTTTATGAGCATGTTTTACATTATAAAGTTAATTTACAGTAAGTCAAGAAACAAATGGTTAAAAATCGCAAGTTTTTTTTGATTTGTTGCAAATAAGGCGACCCCAAAAACCGCAAGTTTTTTCAATAAACCGCAAATAAGTGCGTGCGCGAGGGGAGTTTTTTGAAAAATCGTTTTTATTTTATTTTTTTCTGAAAATCGTTTTTATTTTCGCTTTTTGTAACCGAAGCAATCTTTTTGTATAGAAGAAAAGAATCTTTGCGTTATCCATTTTAAAAAGCGTTTTTGTTTTTATCTATATTTTCCAAAAACCACATTCTCGCATGGCGTAAAAAGCGTTTTTATTTTTTGTTATTAATCTCTGATATTAAATTGATTTTTAGTATTTTTAATTTGGTATTTAGTGAAGTTTTAATTTGACAATAACTCACCTTACTGTAAAATGTCGGCATGGAAACGAACAGCACATTCGATGAGTGTATCGGGCAAGAGTCGGTTAAACGAACTTTATCCCTTTACATAGACGCATATAAGCAAACTAACAGGCTTCCTTTTATTAACCTAACAACCCAAAAAGGTGGTGGTAAATCATTCTTTGTTAGAAAATTTAGAGAGGGTCTTAAAAAGAAGGATGGCACTACGCCTCCTATATTAGAAGTCAATGCTCAGACAATTAAAAATGCAGAATCTTTCTTTGAACAGATATATCCTGTATGGGTTACAAACAACGCTTTTCTTTTCTTAGATGAGGGTCACAATATACCCAAACCTTTACAGCAGATTTTTCTTTCTGTTTTTGATGTGAAGAAGAATCCTGTTAGGACAGTTGAATATGAAGGTGTGCCTTATGAATTTGACTTTTCCAAAATCTCATTTTGTATGGCAACTACTGACCAGCAAAAACTAGCCGAGCCATTGCGTGATCGTTTGCGTGACATTTCTTTTGAAGAATATAAAGAGGTTGACCTTTATGAGATATTCCAAAACAATATGGAGAATTGGCTTGACATTGATATACCAGCAAAAGAAAGAATCATTTCATTGTTTAGAGGTAATCCAAGAGATGCCGTTGTCAAGGCTAATGATATTACCCTGTTCGCATCAGCAAGAAAAATAAAAAAGATTACACTTGATGCCTGTGAAGATTTTTGCAGTATCATGGGTATAAATCCTCTTGGATTGAATCACTCCGAAATGACTATTTTAAAAGCGTTGGCTTTGAGAGGAAAGATGTCTCTAACAAACATTGCTTCGGTGACAGGATTTGAGAGGTCTGCTATTCAGAGAGACTATGAGCAGATGTTAGTCAAGAAAAATCTCATGCAAATTGATGGCAAAAGAGAGTTGACAGCAAATGGAATTAAGTTTGTGAGAGACTTGGGAATAGTTTAAAAAAGGTATTGACAAGTAGAATCAGCACTATATATATAGCGACATGGAAACGAAAACAAAAATTACATGGGAGCAATTCCTAATTAAAGCATCTGGTCACTTTTTGGTTAATCACCTGCTAGAAGGATTCATGGAATGGGATGAAGAGAAAATTGACAATTATATTGACGAACATAAAA